CGACAGTAAAAGTAACGAGGAATTCTATGATAGATTACATACTTTAGCACGTAAATTGTTCTTCTACGCAAGTTTAAAACCTATCACTGTTAACCTTGATGATTTGATGAAGGCGAGACGTAAAGTTAAGGAGTTACCTCATAATCCTATTGTAGGTAGTTATCTTGTTGAGATGATTACGGATCAAGCGTTGGAAAATATATCTGGAACCGATTTGGATATTCTGTACAAATCAGGATCACGTTTATCTCGTGAACAGTTTAGGAAAGCTTGTGTTATTGGTGGATATGTAGCAGATGTACACAATAAGGTGTTACCGAAACCTATTATGAATTCCGTAATTGAAGGGTTGCCTGAAAAAGATTTCTTTCTTGCTGCACAAGGTACACGTAAAGCGTTGATAGATAAGTCCATATGGACACCAAGGTCTGGTTATTTGGAGAGAACTTTGGTGTTAACATTGACTGCCGTAGAAATCAGTGAAGATGATTGTGGTGACGAGTTTGGTCTGAAGATTAAAATACCGAGTCAGTTCGTCAAGTACTTTAAAAACAGATATTGGAGATATCCCGGAGAAACAGAATGGAGACAAGGACAACCACCTGCAGAACAAGATATAGAGTTAAGGTCACCAATCACTTGTAAAGCTGAATGGCCGAGATTATGTGCAAAATGTGCTGGTAAATTTCCGCTGAAGCATATTGGAGTTATAGCGGCACAGTGTATTGCAGAACGTTTAACACAGTTAATTTTAAGAACCTTTCATACATCTGGAGCGGCAAGTTTAACAATTGATAAGGAAGTCTTACAACTCATTAAAGAAAATATTGTTGACTGGACTCAAAAATCTATCCTTTTGAAGAAGTGTAGTAAAATCCAGCGCATCATAGATGTCACTAACCCGATACATGTAGAATATAAAGATGATGTAGTCGAATTAATTTATAGTGAACAAGTATTAGATAACGCGGACATTATTGAAAGATTGAACACATTGAAATCGCTTTTCAGAGAGACAGAGAATCCAAATCCACCTCAAGATGTATTACTTTGGTTATTAAAAGAGTACACTAAGATTGGTGATATATTTGCGGTACTGATTGAAGTATTACTTTCTATGTTGTATTGGTACAAAGACGGAAATCGTTATGTGCCGTTTCGCAAGCCTGCTTTAGGCAAGTTGATTATACCTTCTTTGAGGCGTATACCCGGTTTAATTTCTACATGTTTAGGCATGTTATATATGCCAAATTACAAGACTTTCTTAGAGTATTTACAAAATCCAACTAGTGTAGGCAGTATTCATGAAATACTTTGGGAGCGCAATTTTGATTATCTGAAAGCTCTGCAAAATGAACGTACTAGAGTTTAGACAAAAAGATTACGACAGAATTTTCACAACATACATACCTACATTAGTAAAAATAAAATACCCGGATGCTACTAACATAAAGATTGAAAAAGAAGAAGTATGTACATATACAAGTTGGTGGTATCGGATAAAATGTACATTTGATTGTGTGAAAGGAACAGTTGAACAAACAGTTATGATTCCTATACTTGAAAACCAGCTAATGAAGTTGCGGGGTACATATTATATACCAAGATATTGGCTGGTTTCTGCACCTTTAGTTCGTCGTAAAAAGACAGTCGTAATATGGTCCTGGTTGAAACCAATAATAGTAGATATTATGAAGGATAGAGTTTATTTTCAAGTAGTTAGGGAAACAAAACCGAGCGTTAATATTGACGAGGACTTCAGTACCTTTATGAATACTATTGGTTGTTCTGATGAAGAATGTCCTTTGCGTAGTGAATGTAGATTGACAGCGAGAAATGAGTTCAAATATGATTTTAAGATGATTAACGACATTTTCTTCGATGATTGGACATTACGAGTATATACGGATTGGTTTCCGAATGTTGAAAAACACTGTGCCTTCCGTTACTTTGTTGAAACGGTTTTTACGGATAAGTGTACAGATTTAAATGATATGCGTCAGAAACGTTTATCCTGTTTTGAAAATTGGTTCAAAAGTTTAATACTGTTAAGCGATTGGAGTCGGACACATTTAGTAGATTTCGAGAATTTATTAGCAGTTCCAGAAGCTAATCCGTTGAGCATAATAATATTGTCTCTAAAATGTTATGAAGTTGGTTCCTCTTTGGAATCGATTAAGTTTAATGAAAGTTTTGAATACATAATTTGTCCAGTTTCGTTATCCGATCAGGAACCGTTGAAGTATTCTACACTTTTACCTGAAGTAGAAGTTAATGAGATTGGACGTTTCTTAAAATGATAGCATTAGGGCCACCTTTTACGGCACAAACGGATACAACACGTTTACAAATGGCTACGAAACAATTTGCTCAGACTTTAGTACATGAGACCTGTGAAATACCTTATGTGATAACACGTGAAATGCTTGGTTTATCTTTTCCTCCTTTAGTTATACGTGCTCATAAGGATTGTGAAGTTGAGAAATATGGCAGGTTATTGTTAGTCGATGATAAAGTATATTGGGTGGAAGATTTCCTCGCGGGTACACCCTTACGTTACGTGAAAACAGGTAAAGTACATGAAGGAGAAGTTATTTGTGAATATGTAGGGTTCAAAAACGGTATTGTTACTTCTGGTTGGAACAGTGTTGTTGCTTTTCTACCATTCTTTGGATATAATTATGAAGACGCTATTGTTGTGTCAGAACGTTTTGCTAAGAAAACTGTCCACACTACTGTTGAAGAATATTTGATACCAGTATACGAAGACACCACTATCTATGAAGCTCCAGATAAAATACATTGTGAAGGTAATATCAAATTTAGATGGTCTTCTAAGACAACTATAGATACCATTTCTGATTTAGTTGATTTTATATTCGGTAGAAGTGCAAATGATGAACTTGTAATTGAAAATGCTAAATGGATACAAATACGTACTTATAAGATAGCAAGAAAACCTAAATTGTTATCAAAAAGTACAGAAGAGATAGTTAGTAAACTGTATAAACAATATGTTGCTCAGTTAAGAGGTGAAGTAGAAGCTGTAAGTAAGGTTTTGCCTACATTTGTTCACGATTATTTGAACAGATTGATCATCACAATGGACGATGTCCGGATTAATGACTTGTTCCCTTATCGTAGTAAATTACAGTACATCATTCACGTAATCGCTAGATTCGACAAAGATTTAAAAGTTGGTGATAAGTTATGCAATAGGTATGCAAATAAAGGAGTTGTGTCTCTTATAATTCCAAATGAATTAACTCCAGAATATCAAGATACAGATGGATCTTGGAAGAAGATAGAAGTTTTATTAAACCCATTAGGACTTTTCGCGAGAATGAATATGGGCCAGGTCTGGGAGTTGTATATTGCTCGTATTGTTAAGAAGTTGTGGTCCGAAGGTGATGAGAAGAATTTCCAGAAACTGTGCGAGTTGCTGAAAGCACCAGAACAAGAGTTCAAACCATATTTAATAGTTGATAAAATTTCTTACTTCGATGTTGACCGTGTTTATGCATTTATCAACGAGCAATTAGGTGGAACCGTTACCAAAGTTCGATACAAGAGGGAGTTGTTGGAGTGGTTGAAAGATAATTATGGTGCTGATTTTGATTGGCCAATAACTGGTGACGTATACGTACAAGCAAGTGTTGGTATTCAGTATATACAGAAGTTAAAACAAACTGCAGAATCTAAAATCAATGTTAGAGACTTAGGCCCGTACAGAATAATAACAAAACAGCCCACACGTGGTAAAAAGAAATCTGGTGGTTCACGTATCGGTTACATGGAAATAGATGCGTTAATAGCACACGGTGCATTAGACACGTTAAAAGAGTTAACAACTATAAAATCTGATTGTGTAGACGAAAAGGTTAAAATGGTGAAAGATATGGTGTCAGATAGGAAACCCGATTTGAAAAATGTCAAATCCTACACGAAGAGGACCGTTGATCACATAATGGCTGCGTTATCGGAGATGTTGTAGTCGATATTGACACGTCGCCTTTACACTTCTTTTTTTGTTTTGAGAGGAAAGTATGAAACATAACGAGTATTTTATTAACCTATATCGCGGTGAGTTTAATTTATCAGGTCTCCAGGTATTACAATTGTATCGATTTCCACTACGTAAACTAGCTTCTTACGTTGTCGCTGAGTGTTCGTTGCCAACGAACTTACTCAATGCTCTTCAAGAGCTTCTGATAGACCACGAAGTGAACAATTTACAGTTTAATCTAGAAATTTGTCACATACAGAATAAAGAAAAAGTTCCATTAGTTACATGTAACTTACTTCTTGTTCATATGGATGTTGATGTTACGTTAATCGATAAGCCTGAAACAAATAGTGTTCGTATGTACTTTGTACCATGGCATGTATATGAGATGCAACAGAATAGTAAATTGTTCACGATATATGAAAATATGTCTGCTTTAGATGCCATAAAAGACATATTAAATAAAATGAAATCCGAATACAATTTAAAAGCTGTTAAGTTATTCACAAAAGATGCTAGTAATTTTGTTTATGAACAGATACTTGCTAGAGCCGATAACGATCTAGTTTTACCAGTACGAATTGCCGATATGTATAAGCCAGCACATACTCAACCTATCTATTTTGTTGATTTTTTCCATTATGAAGAATCTACACCTAAACCTTCTGTTTTCTTTTTCACATTATTTAGTCGTGATTTATTTCCCACAAAAAACGTGTTAACAACATCTCTGTCTTTGACTTCCAGGCGTTTAAAATCGGTCCCGTTACACGAATTTCTAAAGGGCAACCACTACGTCGATCTATTAAGAGATAAACCTAAAATCACTGTCAAGACACCAGATATGATATTTCAACAACCTAATAAACAAGAAGCAAAAAACAATCAAGAACTAGTAATACATACACCTGATAGTAAGATAGATGCGTTGAAACGATTTGACCAAACTAAAGAACTAGTCTTGAAGAAGCTACATAGTTTTAGTTGGTGGGAAATTCGTAATTATGATTTTGAGATGTTGACACTGTGTCAGAGAATCAATATAGATATAGCCGATCCAGATAGTTTTAATCAATTGATTGTAGGTTTGAAAAACGTGTTTAGACGTGCAGCACAAACGGCTGATCCTGAGAAAATACCGTATAATCACGATTACTATATATTAACATGCGATTATGTCTCAGACAGTTGATTGGATTTACTTACGACCACCAAAGTTATCGCTAATAACACCTACTAAGAAAGATGTTTTATATTTAATTGACATATGTTCTATTATACGTGGATTATATACACGTCGCGCAATGGAATACGAGATATACGAAGTTGCAAGTGGTAAGGAGTACCCTACTAAGTTTTTCTACGAATTGATGGATTTTTTGAAGTATATAGGGACCATAACGCGTAATTGGAAATGTAAACCTTACTTTGTTATATTTTATGACGAAGGAGGATGTATTCAAAACAGACAATTAGACCCTGACTACAAGAAACGAACCTTTGAGTTTGACGAATACGATAAATTACGTGCTTTATTAAGACGGCATTATTTACAACACATACCAGAATATTTTGGCCATATACAAAATGTACAGATAATTAACACAAAAGAGTACGAATGTGATTTCGTTTCACTTTGGAAAAAGAAAGATGACTTCTTTCATGTTGTCCTGAGTAACGATAAAGATCTTTTACAAGTTATTGACGATAATACTGTTATGTTAACGCCGCAAAATAAACTGTTTACACGAGAGAATGCAACTACTAAGATACACGAAAAAGTGAAGTTGGATCCAAAATACGTTCCGTTACTTTTGGCAATGGCAGGTGATTCTGCTGATAATATTCCAGGATGTTGTCGTGGGTATGGTTACGTACGGTGTGCGAGACTCATCGTGGAAGCCGGTATACCTCCGGACCCGTTTTCTTTCCCCCAAAGTATAGATATATTACTTAGAAGAATTGGGTTTGACACAGATCGGTTACGACTAAATTACCAATTGACATCTTTTAGTGAACAAATGAAGAGGATTAATTGGGACAAAATTGAAACCGTAGGAGGGTTAGATGACTTTTAAAGAGCTGGTAGAATTGTTCCGTCAAAAAGTACACGAAAAAACACAAAACAAAGAACTGACATTATATGCGATTGGTTCTACACTTTTTGAAGGTGGTATGATGCCACTCAATAGAGTTGTCAAAGGAAAAGGATTACCTAGATATGATACTGTTGAAAAATGGTTTAACGAGATTGGTTACGATGTACACATTGTAATAACACCTAAAAACGATTCTGAGGTTAAAGAGTTGAGCGATAGATTAAATAGAGAGGCTATGGATAGACTTTTTGATCAAATCACCAATATGACTACTACTGTCAGACGTGGTGGTAGAATTGGTCGTATGATTGAAGATATAGTAGAACAAATGGCGAAACAACAAAGTAGTGAGTAATGCAAGTCTACGACAAAATTGATACGATAAACAGTCATCTACAAGATATTATCGATCATAAAGAACAGGTTGCGATTAGTAATGGTAATACGTTAACCTACAATTACACGTATAATCACACACCATTAACTCAAGGTAAGACGTATTTAAAATTCACAAAAAATGGTTCTGAAATTATAGTTGGTCCAGATACTCCGACTGATGATGATACAGGTATTATACAAACTGTCGACGTTGTAGTAAACATAGTTTCCTATTTAACCGGACAATTGGAAATAACGTTCACTACAGCACCAGATAATGGAACTCCTATTTTCGTCGTATCAGGATACACATTTGATGATGTAGATGAGTGCATTGATACACAAAATAATTTGAACAATGTGAAATTAGTTTTACAAAATAATGAAACGAATATAACTGATAATTTTGATATGTTTTTTGGCAGTTCTAACGCTATGATTCAGACTACACAATCAGAGCAACTGGAGCAAAATTGTATTTTACAAGGGAAAACAATATCCTGTCTATATCAAGGCTATTTTCTCGACGATCTCGTGAATTTAGTAGGCATTGACTTGGTGAACAGTTTAGATGAGCTAAATGAGAGGTTAAGCAACGTAGAACCAAGCATAAATAATCTTCTTGACATACGTAATCAAATACTCGATTTTCTCAACACGGCAAATAAAGAAATAACGGCTAAGGTAATGGCAGCAAAGATGGGTGTTAACCACCAGGACGAGTTATTTGCGAGTTACGGAACAATTTATGAAATGAAAGGTGGACAAGATTTGTATGCAAAAATGTCAGCGTATTTTCAGGCGCAACAATTCAATAATAAGGTTGTATCAAGTATAATAGCTGAGGCACGTGAATATTTAGATAGTAATATTGCACCATTGACAAATCAACTTAGTACAAATCTTGCGAACTTAGGTTGTAATGCCTAAAGCAGCACGTTTGACAGATATGACGATCGGCATTTGTTGTTGTCATGGTGGATGTATACCGATGATGGGTGTCATTGTGACTAGCTCTTCGAATACAATTACCGACAACCTATTACAAGCAAGAGTCACGGATTTGGTACTAGGTTTATGTGGACATATTGGACTTATTGTTACGGGAAGCGGTGACGTTATTACGAATAACTTACGAACTGCACGTGTTGGGGACTTAACTGCTGGCTGTCTAATAACGACTATAGTAACAGGAAGTCCAGATACAATAGTTGACGGTTGATGCAAAATTGGAATAATGTCTTAAGCTACATTAAATCGCATTTAGGAGCACCGGTTAATGAACTAGAGTTAACCGATGAACAGATAATACGATACATACAAGAACACACATTAGTAGAGTTTTCGAATTATGTACCCCATAAGAAATACGAAGTAATAACAAGTAGTAATCTGGTACAAGATTATCCTGTTCCAAAATACGAGATACCTACAGACGATCCGATATTGGATGTAATGGAAGTGTACTACAATAATGATTACAGTACAGGACTTGAGTCATTGGCTGCTGCACTTGGTACACGTACAACATTGCCCGCAGTGAGGCTTGCTTTAGAAGCGCAAGTAAGACTTGACATTGCTAAATACTTTGCGCCTGCTATTACCTTTGAGTTCGAATCACCTAAGTATCTATATATAACACCTAAAGTAGACATAGCACTAGTACGTTATGGTACAGTCCATAAGAACTTAAATACTATACCGGCTGACATGTATCAACTGTTCAAACGATTGGCTTTAGCTGATATTATGATTTGGTTAGGTAGTATAAGATCCAAGTTTGAGTCGTTAGCAACACCAGTTGCTCAAGTTCAGTTAAATTGGCAGCAACTATATCAAGAGGGACAACAAATAAGAGCAGAAGTAACACAAATGTTAAATTCATTGCCACCTGACCGATTTGTAATTTGGGTAGGATGATGTTTGAACCAGCACCCATTTATAACAGACCACAACCTACACCACAACAACAGAGACCACGTTTTACAAACTTAGGCAGAGTATCACTTCCAATGAACAACTTGTTCGAGATATCTTTGGTACGTGACAATACTAATAATTTTAGACCTATTTGTATTATGGCTAGTATGGTACCCGGTATCCAGGATAGTACTAGTCCTACTGGAAGACGTTATGATATGAATCAACGTATAACACTTATGTTTACTGTACATGAATTGTTTTCTCTAGCAGCTGCGTTGAAGTTATTAGTTGAGGGACGTATTAGAGATTACGTCAAGTGGAGTGATACAACTAAAATACAAGGTTATCAAGGAGCAGGACTTAAAAAATCTTTTCGTGTAACTGCTGATCCTAATAACCCTGGCAAATTCTTTCTTGGAGCAGAAACACAAGGTACAGTACAAAGTAAGTGTTATATCGTGTTAAACTACGATGATATACTTGGTTTAAGTATGATAGTAGAACAACTTGCTAAGAGAGCATTGGATTTAACTTTCGAGTTGACCAAGGATTTTAACGGTACTAATGTACAACCCGGTCAACAACCTGTAATACAACCTATAACTGTTAACCAACCTGCTCAGAATGTACCTCCAGCTCAAAATATACCACCTGTTCAAAACGTGTCACCTAACGAACCAGTTACTCAACCACCTGTACAACCTCCGGTAGAACAACCAGTAACCCAAACTACTAATCCGACACAACCCGTTAATCCACAAGAAGTGTTAAATGAAGTTGAAAAGAAAATGACCAATATTGCCGAAGCGCAACCTGTCACCGGACCAGATTTTAGTGACGTTGTAGAAGTATAAAACTAAGGTTTTGCGGGGCATAATGCCCCGTTATTTTTGCTTGTTTGACACTTTTAAAAATAACTAGCGTAAAGGAGGTCAAACTATGAGAAAGTTTTATGACGATGTTGTCGAAGTATCACTCGAGGAGGTTCTCGCCAATCCTGAAGATGCTATTCTTGAAGCTGTATCACGTAAGCTTCCTGTGGAACTGAAGAAGAAACTTCGTAAACCTACTCTTCGTCGCGAGATGCTTCAGAAATGTGGTAAAAAAGCATTTCTTATTCCTGAAGAGCTTAAGTTTCCTGTGATGGATCCTGATACTTGTCAATATGATTGTAGATTAATTTATGCTGCATTTGTACGCGCCAATCAGTGGAAGAAGAAAAATCCTCGGTATACTGAGGTAGCTGAGAAAGCAAGAAAATTGTACGAAAAAAATAAATGTGATCTCAAGATAGGTGTGCACATTCGCGAGACCGATGAAATTGTCGAGCTTTCTCAATTTGCTGAATATGTAATGACACTTGTTGAGGATGAAGAGATGATAAACAATAATAAGTCTTCTTCTTGAACAGAAATCTAAATCCCAGGTAGGGCAATGCGACTTGTTACTGTTATTGATGCTAAGACTTGGTACCCAACAGATAACTTGTATGGAACACTTATTTCGCTGATACATGGAATTAATCTTAATATTGGACGACATATTATAACACGTGTTACCAATGCTCTAACACGTGTTAAATCCGAAAAGAAATATGTTGATTCTGGTGGTTATTCTATCATTGTAGGTGACGTTCACCCCCGTGATTTTCGTTTATTCATCCAATACTATGTCCATTTTCTAGATACTGCTGACCCTAATTTGTATGACTATTTATTCTCGCTTGATATACCGGTACTTTTGAAATATCCTAATACTAAAATCACACAGCTGTACGAATACAATAAACTCAGCTTATCGGAGACGTTTAATGTATTAAATGTAAAACCAGATTTAAAAAAGAAACTCATCTTTATCTGGCAATTTAAAGTTGAAAACGTTTATGAAATGTGGTCTCAACTCGTTGATGATTTTTCTGTGTATGAACATTTCGACAAGTTTGGTGTTGGTGGGATGGTTGGAATTCGTCGTCTTACTGGCATCTCCTTTACGCCTTTTATAGGGCCATTCTTTCGTATTTTATATGATTGTCGTAGATACAATGTTCAGCCCAAATTAATTCACTTTCTGGGTATCTCGAACTACACAGATCGTATTGTAGGTTCTATTTTACAACATATTTTAAACAAAGTGTTAAATTATGATACTATCATCAGTTATGATACGTTCGCAGTTATAACACGAGGTATGATTAAACAAAGAATGCCTCGAGAAATACTGGAAATGTACGACAAAGGACGTAGATGGACACGTGAGGAATTAGCCGAAGTAGTACGTGCTAATATTGATTATTGGGTTAAAGAGGATAAGGAAATAAGTCGTACAACAGAGAGTTTAACTGAAGTTATTACTGATGTTACGAAACCAATTGAATTTCGTGTAAGGGAGTGTATATTACGTTTATCACCGCTGAAATTGTCGAATAATCATATTAAAGAACTTGAAACATCCTTGAAGATGTTGACGTTTGCGTGGAATAAATACTGCGAGACTGATGATTTACAAGTCTTTAATGAGAAGGTAATGAAACCGTTTATTCGTTTAATTGGATTACCCAATTTGCCGAATTAACCTATGCCTCTCACACTTAAGCTTATTGATATCGACAAATTAATCGAACAAGAAAACCTTAAAGAAGTTAAATCTGCCAAACCATATATACGTGAACGTGTAGGTCGATTTGATCCCGAAGGACTTTGGTCAGAGGAGATTTTTGGACCTGTTGGTAGTGAAGAAAGACGTAAAAAGTTTGCCTATGTGAATTTAGGAACAGTTATTATACATCCCCAGTTATATCCTGTAGTTGGTCGTCTCTCACCTTCTTTCCAGAAATGTTTAACAGGTAAGGGTAAATTTAAAGTACAAAATGGTAAACTTGTTCAAAGTGATGATGGTGGTTTCGGACCTCTTTTCATTTACGAAAATTTCGATAAAATTGATTGGTCTCAATATGAACTTAAGGATCCGAGAGCAGTCAAGGCTATATTGAAATATGGTAAAAAGATGTTTTACGATAAATGGTTGATACTTCCTGCAGGTGTGCGTGACATATTACAAGTAGGTAAAACCCAACGTGTTCAGTACTCTGAAATTAACATGTTATATGTTCAGTTAGTCTCTTTAGTAACAACCGAGGCTAAAAGTATATCTAAATACAGTTTGTCCGTTGCTGTTCAGGAAGTTATTAATAAGATAGCTGCGTGGATAAAGAATAGGATGAAAGGTAAGTCTGGTGCTATACGTGGCATGGTACTTAGGAAAACCGTGGACTTTTGTGCAAGAGGTACAATTGTTGGTAATCCGAAACTTGATATTGACCAGATAGAACTACCGTGGTATGTATGTATCAAGTTATTTGAACCTTTTGTCATACACAAGTTAATGAAAGAGCGTCAAGACTTAATGCAAATCATTGCTGATGTGTTGGAACTAGAATCTACCCCGAATGTAACTGATTTACAAAGATTTTTACGTGAGGTTGCTGATAATAAGGGAACAACGATACCACCCTTTTTGCGCGATCAACTACGTGAGTTAGTTGCTGAAATTGTGACAGATAAATTAGTACTTTGTAAACGTGATCCAGTTGAAACACGAGCAAACTGGTTTGCTGCTCGAGTTGTAGTCAGTGATGGTACTTATTTCGGTATACATCCATCTATGTGTACTAGACTTCAAGGAGATTTTGATGGTGACGCAATTGGTGTTTACGCTGTTTTAACGGAGGAAGCACAGAAAGAGGCAGAGAAGTTGTTACCAAGCAAGTCCAGAACATCTTGGTTATCCGTGAAGAACTATGGAGACCAACATCACACTGTAGAATTAGATGCAGCAGCTATAATTTATTACGCAACCTCGTAGACCAATGCCTGATTTTGGAGTAGTTTGGGGTGCACCATTATCGACACAGTATCAACCACAACAATCTGATGCAGTGGATAATCCTTGTAAACAACTTGATCACAATCAAAAACGGTTATACGATAGGTTAAGTCGTGGATTTGATGTAATAGTTGCATGGAGCCCATCTGCTGGTAAAACGCGTCCTATTGTTTGTTGGGCATTGGAACAACTACATCCTTTTCTACAGCGTCATCAGGTTACTGTAGCAGATCCCAGTCCTATAATTAAAAACATGATTTACGATGCTGTAAGCAAAGGTGTCATAAGACAAGTTATTTGGTTAGTTCCAATTAAACAACTATTAGAGGGGATAGCTTCTGACTTAGCGGGATCTATATTAGATGTCATACGGATTTATTATCCTGATTATAAAAGCACAAGTTTAATACCAGGACGCGAATTTGTAGCAACTATGGGTGAAGGTCAGTATACTGGTGATTTAGACAAGTGTCCATTTGTAGTTGCCATTTATGAGTCATTTGCCGAACACATCATTAAATATCAACATCATCCATTGTTGATTGTATTTGACGAGACACAGGAAGTTTATGTCCAAGATAATCAGCGCAAATCATTACGTAAAGCACTTGGTACTATATTACAAGGATTGAAAGCTCGTTGGAAAAATACGAGATTTGTTATGTTAACTGGTAGTTTACATTCTGCTGATATTGCGCAAGCATATGAATTCCTTACAGCTTATTTCGGCAATCAACGTAAAATACTTGCAGATTATGTTGATCAACCTAATAGGTCACATTTAATTATCATACCAGATCCACATGTACGTGATCCTCAAACTATTAAATACTATGTAACACAGTTGAAAAAAGGTACCTGTATTATTTTGTTTTCTAAACGACTGATAGATGAGTACATGAATTGGGCTCTATCACGATTGCCTATTGATCAATCTGTATATACGGAACGTGTGACTGTTAACGGTCAGACTTATCATGTACGTGATGTGCTTAAATTTTTACCTAAGAGATTAGCCGAATTAGCAGTACGTCGTGTTACCTATCTTTACCGTGATCTTGACCGTGAATATCTACAGGCTTTACCTTGGATACAAGCATTATTTAGTCAGGGTATTATAAGAGTTGCATTTGCTACTGATGCTATAGGGAAAGGAGTCACACTTGATATACAGACCTTGATAATACCAACTATAAAGAAGACTGGTGGTAAATTGTCACCTAGTGATCTAATACAGTTAGTACACAGAGCAGGTAGAGGTAAACAGCCTGTGGCAAAGATTATTTGTCATCCAGATGACTACGATGTTATTGTCAAAGCAGCGTTAGCCAATAGGGACACATTTGTAGAACCTGGTACAGTAAAACTTGATAAAATTGATACATTGTTAGTATTTTTAAGTTCAATATTTCGATCTCTTAGACAATCTAGTGACCACACATTAGCGTAGACAATATGGCTACCAAGTATATAACTACTTTAAGTCAAGTTTACAACGAATTATCGCAAGGTGCAAAACTGAAAGATAAGTATAAATTTCGTCACGCTAAGAAAACTAAGGATCAAGAAATTGTCACAACTTTAGGACGCATTTGGTTTAATTTACTTTTACCAGAAGATTATCCGTTTGTAGATGAACCGATTGGGAAAAAGATGTTAAACAACAAAATACTGAAAAATATACTTGATAAATATGGTCCAGAGGAAGCAGCAAAGGTTGTTAAACGTATTTACGAAGAAGCATTTAAACTATCTTGTTATTTGCCTGTAACATTTGAATTTGAGAAAATTGAGCCACCTAAGTATTTGTTAGAAAAACGCAATGAACTCGTTAAGTGGATTGAACGAGAAGATCCTAAACCTGACGAGGTAATGCAAAAGATTAAGGAACTTCAAAAAGAGTACGAAAAGTGGCTTCAGGAAAATGATGTCTTACTTTACTACGCAGTTAAAGGTGGTGCAAAGGGCAGCTTGGCAGATTGGTCGTCAATGACGTTGATACGTGGTTATACGACTAATGTTAAAGGTGAAATCTCTAAAAAGCCTATCATACATTCTATGAACGAAGGTTACGACATAGAAGAGTGGCTAAACGCAGCTAACCAATCTCGTCGTGCTCTATATCTTCAGTCCACACACGCTGCAGAACCTGGATATCTTGCAAGACGTGTTGTCTTTGCCTGTGATCATATTGAAATATCTTCTGATGACTGTGGAACCACTAAATATTGGAAGATTCACGTAAATGAGCGCATTGCACAAAGTATTAAAGGGCGTTACTACATAGATGGTAGTAAATTAAAAAGAATAGATAACCCCGAAAAATTGATTGGTAAAGACATACTTCTACGTTCACCATTGTATTGCAAAGATAAAAATGGAATATGCGCAATTTGTTATGGTGATCTTTGGAAAGAGTTAGAAACTAGAAGAGTTGGTATTATTGCCGGTGCTATCACTAACACAGTATTATTAGGGTTAAATCTAAAAGCCAAGCACAGGATTATGTTATTTGACATAGAAAAAGTAAATTTCATTGAAAGATTAAAAGGTAACGACGAAGCGTTTAAACTCTTAGACATCAAAGAGACTGAGATACGTGCTAAGGAACCTAGCATTATCTATATAGATAAAAGCGAATACAGAGAATTAGTAGACCTTCCGGACTATATAGTAATACCGGGTGTCTTCTCAATCCAAGTTGGAAACAAGGAGGTATCTATAGGTGTTCCGTTTAATGTAAAAGTGTTTAAAACTGCGAATACAGAAGAAACGGAAGAAGATATACTAATACGCTATGACAAGGGTGATATTATTATTAAACAAGAATATGCAGACGTATCACCCTCTTTCGATGCAGTGGAGAAGTTATTAGAAGCAAGAGCTAAGTACATTAAGAACCCAGAAATTTTGGTCAATTTAGTTCATGAATTGATGTCGCGTGCTAAACCATTAGACTTAGTACATTGTGAAGTTATAGTTGCTAATATGTTTAGACGTGCAGATAATCCTAGAGAACCTTGTAGGATAAGAGGAAGTTATAAAAATGCGGTTGTGATAGGCCAAACTAAATTACCGTTTATTGACAGTTGGTTGAAAGCAGTTGCATTCGAGAATATAGATTATGCATTGACAAATGCATTGATAGATGGAAAATCCGCCAAAGGAACACCGTTGGAGAAAGTATTATTGGCCGACCTACTCGGAAGTGAGAGTTAAAACTTCTCGTACACTGGTTGAACACTTACGTGAAATCGAACGTGAATTAGAATACATTACACAACAATCTAATGAACCAACTACTAAATTACATTTACATAACGTACGTTATAAGTTACACGTGTTACTTCGAAAGTTAAAAAACGACGAACTTGAAGTAGATTAGGTCCTTAGGAATACCTACTAATTTCTATTTGTAAATTGTAGAAAATAGAGGGTAAGTCCTGATATGGCAAGTAACAAAGGTAAACAGAAGGGTAACAAATATGAACGCGATGTAGCTCGTAAACTTAGTCTCTGGATGTTTAATGATTCTGAAGCACTTTGGCGAAATAGTTCGTCTGGTGCCCGTGGTTATAAAGGCGACATAGTGCCCTACAAACCTATTCCATGGAAAAGATGGCCGTTTCTTGTTGAGGTTAAAGCAGGTTACTTAAGACAAATGCCTAAAGGTCTATCATATCCAAACATAGTAGAAGAGTGGTTGATTAAAGCATGTAACCAATTAGGTGGGCAACAAGAGTACGTCTTATTGATTATTAAGTTCCATAGATGTCGTGATGTTCTTATAACTACGAAAGCCAGTTTGATTAAAACTAGACCTTATTTTATCTTTCTACCTAATTCATCTAAAGTACGCGGTTATGTATACGACTTCGCTACTCTTCTTGCTTCACCTTTTCACAAAACTGTAAATATGAGAATACTCAAGATTTAACGATATGGCGTTAATAAGTAAAATTCACATCAACGAACCAATCGACAGCCTTTACTTTGATCCCAACCATGCGCATGTACTATTAGTGTTTTCAGATGCTAAACTATCCACAATAAAAGACTTGCCAATACACTGGTCACAGTGTAGGGCAACGTTAATACCACCTAGTATTAACTACGGTCGTAGACGTGTTCTTAGTGGTCTAATTAGTAGGTATAAAAAGGAAATGCCAGAACAGAAATGGATGCTCACTTTTCCACGTCAAATTGAGAATAATAAGTTGGTCATTTATGTTATTCATGCTAAAGACTTTGAATATGCCGATTGGATATATTGTAGATGTGGAAGTGAAAAGAAGTTTGTAGATACACTTTTTACTCGTGTACTCAATAGGTATTACGAAAGTATTAAGAGGAAGTATCCCTATGCCAAAGTACATTTTCTTTTTCATCATACAGACCCAACTAGTTCTTTAAGATCTGTTTTTGAATATTTAGCAGACAGGCCTCGTGTTTTAGAAGACTACAGAAAGTACATAACAGATGACGTGATACTTGGTGCTGTACCTAATAACACTTTATTTGCTATTGTAGATTCTTTTGGCAGACTATCAAGACAAGCTTTGAAAACCATGTTGTTTACTACAGAAGTTGAACCCGAAGAAAAATCTACCAAACCTATAAAAGTTAAAAACTCTTTTGTCAAGCCTATAGTTTCTAAGAGTTTACTAAAATCTGCTGTCGATGTTGCTGAAACTCCGAAAGGCAAACCTATCTACAAAGTTTCTATAACAGAATTAAAGAAAATTCTGCGTAAATATGGTATAAAAGATGAAGCTGCTATTGCTTTGGTAAAAGACGAAGTCGAAGATTATTTGAATAATGTAAAAGAAGTGAACCCAAATGATTTAGAGAGTGTTATTTTGGACGCAATTTATAGATCTGTTTATGGTACGGAGAGACCAGAAGGACAAGCTACTGACATTAAATCTTTAGTCGAAACATTGGCCGTTGAAAAGTTTGCCCGTAAATTATCCTATTCAAAGTCGCCAGCAATACCTTTAGATCCAAATGAAATCATCGATTTGAAGGAATCTACATCTGCTTTTCGTCATGAAATAGAGTTCGAACATTGGGTTGATAAACACTTCACAGATCTTTTCAAGGCACTTGAAACTAGACCTGATAATCCTGTTAAAGTACTTAAAATAGATCGTGAAATTATTGACGAACCTGATAACAGGTATATTAGATATACAGTTACCTTACAGAATACTGATTGCGGTTCAAAGAAACCTTATCAAGTTGAATTAAAAGTACCCTATCCTATCAACGGTAGATACTACAGATTGAAAGGGAAACGTTATTTAATTGCTAATCAATTACACTTACGTCCTATTACTAAAACTAAGAAAAACGAAGTTCGTTTTCTGAGTGCATTCGCTACTATCACCATTAGACTTGTCAATACACGCTATACTTTTGACGACATTGAGTTGATGTTAGATTATTTACAAAAGATTTTACCAGATAAAGTTAGAAAAGAAGATGGAGTTTGGGTCTTAGGCGATAATAAGATTTACTTAGATATTACAAGTCCCGAGATTGTTGTCAGTGAATCTAAACGTATTTATCAAGAAGGTGACACGTTTTTTGTCGAAGAAAATGGAGAAAAAAGAGAACTTCCCAAATATAAGAGTAGATCACACATATTGTTCGATTTTATTCGTAATTGGTGTATAGATACAACTGGTAAAGATATCCTGCGTCAGGGCAAAGCAGTACCTTACTTTCAAATTCACATAGCAGGCTTGAAAATGCCACTAATTATTTTCCTGGCTGAACGCATGGGACTTTTGACAGCTTTAAATAAGCTTAACATAGAGTTTCATATTGCCAAAAAGTTTGATAAAAGGTATACTGTTTCTGTTCCGCTAGAAGGCGGTAATTCTGTTTTTATTGTCGCTTCAAATACTAAAGAGGAATTTATTGTAAATGGGTTATGTGCTGTTAAAAAGATGCCTACTTTTAAAAATCCAGATGACTATCTTGAGTGGCGTAGGTTTGTGGTCGAAAGGTACGGTGACAAAATTAAATCTTTTGACGCTGCTGCCAAAAACTTCATAGATCCAATTACACGTGATTTATTACGTTTAGAGGGTAACCCGACCACTTTTCTTGATGTTATCACAGGACCGATGATCGATCGACTCGTAGATAAGAAGGCAGACGATATTTCCAATTTAGCCATCTATCGCGTGAGATTGTCTGAAATGCTTTATCACATTATTTTCACACAGATTATGCAAGCTCATTCTAGATATGCTACTAGATGTAAACAAGGTGATGAAAATGCTAGAATGGAGTTTAATTCTGACTTTATCATTAACACGTTGTTGTCTGGTTCAGGCGTTTTGATGAACATAGAGCCGTTAAATCCTATGGAAGAAGTGATGCGTTCAAACCGTGTTATAAAGACCGGTCCTGGTGGAGTTCCCTCTAAACGTATGATTGCTTTAGCTCATAGGAATATTGACAAGTCACATATAGGTAATCTTGGTTTTGTATCCACTTCTGAATATCAGGACGTCGGTATTCAACTGTATTTAACTACTAATCCTAAAATAAGTAACAGATATGGCATTTTAGGGTTATCAAGCGTAAACAATAAGTGGGAAGTTGTCACTTGGGACGAAGCAACTATACCTTTTGTTAATGGCCTTGACACTACACGTGCTATAATGGCTACAACACATGCTAAACAGGTGTCGCCGTTGGTGTCCAGAGAGATACCTTACGTAATGACAGGTGCCGAATACGTAATACCACAGATTTCATCTGATAGATTTGTCATACGTGCCGAAAAACCAGGTGTTGTTGAGGAAGTTACGGAACATTACATCAAAGTACGTTATGACGATGGAACTGTTAGATATTACGATGTTTTTCCGAGAATTGCTAAGACAAAAAGATCAGCTACTGTCGTTCTTAATATGGAAACATTAAAACCAGGTGACCATTTTGAGAAGGGTGAATTGTTAGCTTGGACACAACATTTTAAGGATGGTGTCTATGCAACAGGTAAAAACCTAAAAATAGCTGTTATGAATTATCTTGGATATAACCACGAAGATGGTTATGTATTGACAGCTGACGCAGCTAGTAAATTGGAGGTTACAACTGCTCAAGAAATAGAGGTTTTAATACCAGAAGATGCTAAAGTTTTACAGTTCATTGATAAAGTGGGATATGTAACAGCACCACAGGAAACCTTATTGGAGTTTACGTATGACAAGTCTTTAGATGATTATATTCATGAATTAGAAGGTGAAACTGATGTAACTGATATCGATGATGATATGAGAAACAAGTTTTTCAGAATGTCTGGTAAGACTATCAAGGTTAAAAGTCCAGGTGGTCGTATTGTCGATATACGTATTTATATCAATAGTCCCAGAAAGGTAGATAAAAAGATTATAGATGCTTGGAAAAGACTTACAGCAGTGCTTAAAGAGAAGATGACGTTGTGTTCTAAAGATGGTATTCCTGCTACCGACAACTTTGATAGCTCTGTGTTGAAAACCGGTATACATAAACACAGAGGTGTTCCTTTCAAAGGTGTAAAAATTGTCTTCTACATTAGTTCACCAAAACTAGTTGAAAAAGGTGACAAACTTGCAAACAGATACGGTGCTAAAGGTATTGTAACACATATCATAGAACCAGATTTCACACCGTATAGTGAATTTCTTGGTCCTCTGGACATCTTCATTTCTCCTTTGGGTATTTTTGGTCGTAAGAATATCGTATTTTTGAAAGAGATATATACTGGTAAAATAATGTACGTATTAAACCAACGTGTTAAAGAATGGTTGTCTACTAAAATGAAAACAAGCGAGATTGTATCACGTATTTGTGACGTTTTAAATGCTTTGGGTGCCAAGAGACAAGTTGATTCGCTTAAAAAGGAACTCAAACAAGTTAGTAATGTGCGTAAATACTTACAAACTGTCCATATTCCATTGATAGTTCCACCACATACACAGATATCATTTAAGCAATTAGGTGAAGCAGCTAAATTACTGGGCATACCATTAGATGAACATGTTTATATTCCAGAATTAGGTGCTTGGACAAAACACAAAGTACCTGTTGGAGTATCCTACTACTACGTATTAGAACATTATGGCGATCCAACTATAACTGCACGTGCCTCTGAGAAGGTTTCTATGTTAACAGGTCAACCTTTAAAAGGTCGTAGAAAGGGTGGTAAGGCGATTGCTATTGGTAATTTAGATGTGTATGCTATGCTATCTTGGAACGCGGATAATATACTGACAGAGTTGATGACTGTAAGATCTGATTATCCTGATGCTAAAATGCAAGTGATTCGTCAAATTATACGTGAAGGACGTGCTAATTTGCCGAAAACCAGCTCCGGAGGTCAAAGTATAGAATTATTAAGAATACTTTTTAAAGCTATGGCACTTAAATTCTAGCAAGATATAGATATTTAATATGATCTCACTTGTTGACATAGTTGACGAATACAGTATCGATACTATTACCTTTCTCGAGGACCAACGCGAGAAGGCAGACATTATAAATGCTGTTCTTGCTCAAGTGAAGGAGTTTAAAGATTTGGGTATTGATCTTGTTTCTTCGTTGCCTTCTGACATCAAACAGGAAGCTCTTGATAATTTTTGGAGCTATATTTCAGATAAACAGTACTTTGCTATTATTGATGATAGGTTTAAGTTACCGATATACATGTTTATGATAGTCGATAACTTTAGATACCTAGTACCTTCAATATTAGACCAGCCTAATCTTTACACACGTACCATTTTGATCAATAGATATAATAATGCAATCGATAAAATTTGTGAACGCATACTGAAGTTAAAAGCGTTAGCGAGATCACAAGACACGAAAGATAAACTTGATCAGATAATTGTACGATTTCAATTGTACAAGATATTTGTTAAAAACATTAACGATGAATACATTGAGTGGTTGAGTAAAGCAGTGAACAAAAACTTAGACCAACTAATTTTGGCAAGTAGTGGTGGTTATGCAAACTGAACTTTTTGAGACAGTTTCAATTAACAAGGTAACTGAAACACCTAGTGCAGATGCTGACAAGTCAACTTTAGATAAGTCACAAATCTTATCAGATGTCAAGGAGTACGTTAAATTAAGAGAGGAAATCAATAAATTAGACAAGAAAAGTAAAGACATTAAAAATCGCATTGTTAGTGTACTTAAAGAACAACGTACTCGTAAAATTGAAGTCGAAGACGAACATGTTAGAGGAACTGTAACTCTTGTTAAAAACCGTGACACGTATGGACTTGACGAAGAAAGATTCTGTTCCGAGTTGATTGATGAGTTTACTGGACTTGTTGATAAGTGGTTCGAGAAAATAGGAGAATATCTTAGAGAGAAGGGAATTGAGACTGAACTGCCTAAACCTCGTATCCAAATTATCGAAGATATAGTGTTTAAGACTCGTAAAAGATGTATAAAAATGGTAAGGAAAGGTGGAGAGCGTTTTGTTGTAACTCTCAAACCTAAGGTATGAGGGCTATGAAAATTGCTGTTCTTTCTACCACAGACGGTAAGACGTACATCGGTCGAAAACGGCGTACAAAGAAGGGTGTTGTTCTTACAGATCCTGCTCTTCTCGATATTGACACTTTAGACATGCAACGTTTGCCTTTAGATACTGTTCTAATACCTTACGATAAAATAGTCCTTTATGGCGACCCCAAACGTTCTATCGTGAATAACTATTACAACTTGTTTGCTAAGGTTAAGAAAACTGTACGCAAAGAAAATAACATCATTTACTTACCATTAGCCGTGCACAGCTGAGGACAACCATGTCTGAACTCTTCTTAACACGTGAACAGCGTTTTAACATTGTGCAAAAAACAGCACCTTCGATACTTGACACTTACGGATACCAAATAAGTAACATTGATCGTGAACACAGTGTTATCGTCTTTTTTCGTGAAACACCGGTAAAATTTGAGACCGATAAAGAACGTGACGACTATGTGACTAAGATATCAAGTCAATTGTATCAAGCTTATTGTAAAGAGGTTGGAGGTAAAGATGCTACGTTAATATTGAGTGTCGAAGTAGATGGTCCAAAGCTGGAGATTAAAGTGTTATGATCAAAGCGTTTAAAGGAACATCTACAGTTGATTATCCGGATAAGCTAGCTTCCGTTGTCTTTACAGGTGGATGTAATTGGCGTTGTCCTTTTTGTTACAACATTGATTTAGTTTTACCTGAAAGATTGAAACAATTATCCGATATACCTGAAAATGAAATTATTAGTCAACTTAAACGACGCCAAGGATTTATACATGGTGTTGTCATAACTGGTGGTGAACCTACTATTTGGGGTGATCGTTTAATCAGTTTTATTAAACGTGTTAGAAAAGAAACGAATTTACTTATCAAACTAGATACAAATGGTAGCAATCCAGATGTCGTACAAGAATTGCTTCCGTACCTAGATTACATAGCAATTGATTTTAAAACTGGTCCTGAAAAATACCATATACTCGGTGGTAATTTCGAGACAGTACAGAAAACGTTTTCTATTGTCCAAGATGTGCCGCATGAAATACGTCTAACTCTTGCTATGATTACTGAAGAAGACCTAGAACAAATGCTACCGTACTTAGAAAATAAAGTAATTGCAGTACAAAAGTTTTTTCACGGTGTTAATACTTTAGACCCTAATTTTACACCTAGTAAGATATCGCCAGAATACGTTTGTGAACGAGTAGGCCAAGTAGCGAAAAAACTATTAAGGAGGTTGTAACTATATGCAGATAGTAGCAAAAATGAGTCCCGCAGAATTCGACGAATTGCTCAAAGTACTTAAGATTTTTGCATCTAATAAGAGTTTGTCGGTGCGTCAGAATACTATTGTTCAGTCCATCGGGACTTCCATTGTTAAAGCTACTTGTTCAGTTAATGTTCCTGATTTAGACATTTCAGATTTAAGTACTATTAAATTCTTAGAGAACTTGAAGAGAACTACAAATGATATCGAGTTCTACGATTTAGGTCCACTCTATCTTATCACGAATAATGAAATTAGTATCAAAATACCGAAAGCACATTCTACTGAGACACCTCCTGATTCGAAGATTGTTGGTGATATTTTGGATACCGTAAAAATAGATGATGTATTTGCTCAGGCTATTGCGACTTATACTCGTGATATGGTAGCCAATATACATATTACTGAAGACGAGAAACTGTTAGGTATTAGTACCAATGAGGTTGATATTTTAATGCCTAGATATATTGGCCAGATTCCTATAACACAAATGGAACAGCATACTAAGACCAAACTGAAATCTAAAACGTTTATGCCTGTGAGGATAAAGAGTACTTATACGTTTACCCTATTAAAGTCGAATAATAACTACTATCTACAGACTACTTGCACTATTGGTAATTCTACTATTGACGCGTATGAAGCACTGGAAAACATGGATTCACTAGATGCAATAATCTAGGATATTTTGAGGGGTCCATTTGGACCCCGTATTAAAACTGCTATCTTAGACGCGTTATGCATAAATCTTCTCGTCTAAAGTGATCAAAGAGCGAATTCTTCAACACTTACAGTCCATTTCTACACTTCTCAAACAAGTTCGACCACACGAATATCAGCTCTTCTGTCCCTACTGTAACGACGCTCACAGAAAGCCAAATCCCCGCCATGGACATTTATACGTTTTAATCGATACTGATACACACACCTATTTATTTCATTGTTTTCGCTGTGATGCGTCTGGTCATTTGACCAAACTTTTGCTAGACACAGGATTTACTGACCAAGAAGTACTTCAAGTTTTAAAGAAGAAAGGTAAGTTCACTGTCTCAACTAGATTAGTTTATCCAACTGAAAAGCGTTTTAAAACGAATTACAGTGTTTTCAGACAAACAATTCAGTATTTCTATCAAAGAACTGGTGTCCACCAATATTGGTATTTTGGTGTTCAGCCGATTGGACGTCAAGAACTATATGCACTAAACTTCTTTAATAGTCTTGGAATCCACGTGTGTACTCGTGAAATTAAAAAGAGACGATTTCATAAATACGGCAGTTATTACTTCTTCCAAGAGCCGCATGAGATTATTTCAAGAAGTATAGTAATATGTGAGGGTCCATTTGATGCTATCAACGCAAAACTCTACCATTTTAGAGACAATTTTGTATTAGCGGCTTTAGGCAAAGCATCTTTCATTTCGTGTTTTGAATGGGTACTACAGACATTCTATTGTTACTTAAAACCAGGAACAACAGTTAAATACGTGTTGGACTCTGATGTTAAACGTTGGAAACATTTAATACGTTATACACAACAATTATTTGACATTTATAATATTGAAGGACACGTAGAGATATATAGAAGTGAAAAAGACGACATAGCTGATTATGGGCTGCTAGAGAGACTTTACGGATAGTCCTTAATGACTCTAAGCTAAAGGACATTTAACTAGGCGGAAGTCTATAATGAGAGACAAACTAGGCTGGTTAGGACTGATACTGTTAGTAGTGACATACATAATTTATGCGTTCATTAACAACTTATTGTTGTTCACAATTAGCAATATAACTGCAACTACTGTACTAACAATTTACGCTTTTCTTAAACGTGATATCGTGTTTACATTAGTAAATGGGTTCATTGATGTTATGTTAGGAATTAAGTTATGCAAGTTGCTTCTAAATCTTTAGAACAGTTGACAGATATTCTGGATAAGTATAAAGATAAGATAGAATGTGTTTCACTATCAGGATCTACAATTGTACTAACTTTTGGAGATAACGTTGATGATATACCAAGTCATATACGTATTAAACTATTAAGTGGTGAAGACATTATTCGCTGTGTAGAATTGTTAGATAACATAGATTTGTTTGAGGGTACACTTACGATATGGTATAATGTGAAGCAGATAGACAGAGTTGAAGCAACTTGGAACGGCTATATAATGTACTTTAGAAGTGGCAGGGCAGTTTTTCTCACAAGAGATCTTGTAGAGATGTATTTATATTATCATAAGAATACACGTTTAGCCCAATTTCTCCAACGTGCAATTTTGGAATATGAGTTGTGATTAATATACAAAGAGTCACTTCTAACGAATTTAAAGACTATGTAGAGGTGTAATCGACTATGTATAGATTGCTTCATTTATATGCTGAATATGGACGATACATAACTTATAGACGTGGAATACCGTTTATTTATGATATGTTAGTTCCGGTACAACGTCGTATTCTCATAGTTGCTTATGACGAATACAAACGTTCTAAATCACTTGTTCATTCTGCTAGTATTGTTGGTATGACACTTGCTAAATACCATCCTCATGGCGACCAAGCGTGTTATGAAGCATTAGTCAAATTAGCAAAACAAGGTTATCTGGAAGATCCAGGATGTTTTGGTTCTGAAGGGTTACAAGACACACCGCCTGCAGCTATGAGGTACACCGCAACACGTTTAAAAGATTGGGTAGCTGCTTTATGTTTTGAATATATCAAACACGTACCTACAGTTACACTTGAAAAAGAACCAGAACCTCTCTATTTACCTAGCCCTATTCCCTTGGGATTGATAGGTAAAGGATTCTTCCACGGCATTACTTTTCACAAGACAACTATTCCTAAATACACTATAGACGATTTGTATAAACGACTTCTCTACTTGTTAGGTAAAGGTGAAAAATATGTACCAAAACCTAATCTGCCCGGTTGTGATATAGAGGCTACCGAAGAGCAATTAGAAAAAGTATTTACAGTTGGTAAAACTGACTTTACTATTTATCCTCACGTCGAGAAACACAATAAAGGTTCACTGATACTCGGTAAAAACCCGCTACGAAAGTTCGACGCACTTATAAAATACTGTAACGAAAACAAGATAGCAATACGAGATTTGTCTGGTAAAGATGTCGAAATATGGGTCAACCTGGATCCAGATACAGTCCGTAGTTTGACTAAAGCGGTAGCATACGTTGATGTACATGTCGTTGATAACTTTGATTACACAAAGCCTGTAAAAATAAGGACAGTACCTTTAGATAAAGTACTATTAACAGCTTACGAGAATTGGGTTAAAATTGTTCAAAAGGACATTAGTGATCAAATTAAAAGTGTTGAACAGAAGATTAACGAGTTACAATACATACGGAAAATTCGTGACGTCTATCGCAAATATAAACCCGATTCTCTAAACGCTTTGTTAGATGTGTATAACAAAGTTTATCCGCAAGACAATGTGGAGGTAATTAGAGACATTTGTAAACGTTATAGTATTTCTACGTTATTAGATGTAGCTGTTAATCTGAATAACTGGACAGATAAATTGGAACAACTGAAAAACATTAATTTGGGACAGTTTTGTCAGGATAAAATTAATGAATACTTGACTATTGCAGCTGGAAATTAGTTTATTGTCTCAGATTGAGCTATGTTTGTAGAGATTGTCACAGACGAGGATAGACAATTGTTTCGACAATTGGTTGCCAATGTCCCTACAATATTGGAAAATACGGGTGTAAGTGCAAGAAGACAACGTCAACTCGCAGTAAGGCGGGACGTGCATATTAAACCATATTGTTTCCATCCTGTTGTTTGTACTTGTTGTTTCTTAGTTTCAGATAAGTATCCTAAGCGATGCCTATGTGATATAAATGTAGATATTGTATTCACATCATGTAAGTCAGATACTTATTTGTTCGGTATGGTTCATCGGACACCGTTTACTTGTACTTTACTTTTAAATAGGTCTAAAAAAGTTTATAAGGATCCTAATTACCTCGATCTAATGAGATATATAAACAAGTCTGCGATAGATACATTATATACGAATGCAGATTCACCTGTTGTTACATATTCTGTAAATCCGGTTATCACCACATGTCCCAGTGCTCTCTTTCTTAAAACAGTTAGATTAACAAGGTTGATAGATATACTTGAAAAGTGGACAATCGGCAACACACCAAAAACCGGTTCTTGTGTATCCTTTTGGCGGGAAGATTTTGATGTACCAGACGATTATAAAATACCGGATAACTGGGAATATTGGATTAAAGTAGCTGAGAAACTTAAGTTAATTAAGTATACAAGCTTAGATACACTAGCAATGCTTAAGTTACCAAAGTACGGAACAATAGGTACAATATGTCACTATGATAATGCAAGAGCGTGGTTCTATTGGATGTCGAAGTTAGGTTTAGATCGTAAAGTCCTGCAAAAAGAATTGTAAGACAATAAAACTAGTTCAAAGGAGGGTTACAAATGGTAAGTGTTAGTTCTAAAGTTACCCGTGCATTAACTAGTAGACTTGGTGATGGTAGAACAGTTGATAAGAATATCTACAATTTAGTCCATGGTACACTTAGAGAATTGCTTAATATCAAAAACAAATCAAGCGAAGATATTACTGCAGCCAAAGTAGTAATGTTACGTCATAATGGATTTATGCTACACATTACCTGGAAAGATGGAAGTACTTCAAGAATCCCATTTGCAATTGATCTTGAAAGAGAACCCGTATCTTTTAAGTACAAATGGACTAATGCATAGTTAACTATAGGTAAATCTTAAACTCAAGAAGACACTGTGGTGGCAACATTACACTCGGGGATACTGTTCTTTTTGTTCTTTTCTGTAAACGAGTTTCTGCACAACATTAAATTCGATAAAGGTGTTCATTATGGAGAGGTTTGTCCGAAAACGCAAAGGAACTATTGTACCATTTGATCGTAATCGTATTCAAACAGCTATCGAAAAAGCATTTAATGCAACTGGTATTAAAGATGACAGAACCGTAGCGAAGGCAACAGACATCGTAGTTGACAAACTTGAACGCGATTTCTTTAGGTATGGTTCAATACCTCATGTAGAACAAATACAAGATATCGTAGAAAACACGTTGATGACATTGGGATGTACCGAAGTTGCTAAAGCTTACATACTTTACCGTGAGAAAAGAAGACAAATACGCGAGCTGAGAGACGCCGAAGTTGATGCTATTAGTCTAATTGATGATTACTTACAACAAGTAGATTGGCGTGTAAGAGAGAACTCCAATATGACTTATAGTTTACAAGGATTGAATTTTCATATTTCTTCGTCTATTGTAGCAAGATATTGGTTACACAGGATATACCCAGAACGTGTTCGTTTGGCACATATAAATGGTGATGTACATGTACACGATCTCAATAGCTTGTCTTGTTATTGTAATGGATGGGATTTATATGACTTACTGCTACGCGGATTTGGTGGAGTACACGGTAAGGTAGAAAGTAAACCGCCTAAACATTTTAGAACAGCTCTTGGTCAGCTAGTGAACTTTATGTATACTCTACAAGGTGAATGTTATTCGGCTGATACTCAAGTGTTGACAGAAAGCGGCTGGAAATACTTTTGGAATGTGAGCATAAATGACAGAATCTATACGCTTAATCCAGAAACCCGGCAAATTGAACTCCAGAAACCAATAAAACTTTATGAATTTAATTATGACGGCGAACTCTACCATTTTGAAGGAGATGGATTTGACCTGTTGGTAACTCCAAACCACAATATGTTGGTTTGTGATGATTCACGTCGTCTTACATTTATCAAAGCTCATGAATTTGGACACGAACACAGTATTTTATGTTGTACAAATGGGGAAATAGATAAACAGTCTTACAGTAAAGCGTCCATTATTGAAAAAGTACCTTACAAAGGCAAAGTCTATTGTTTAGAAGTGCCTAACCATACACTTTGTGTTAGAAGAAATGGGAAAATTTGTTGGTGTGGTAATTCTGCCGGAGCGGTTGCCGTCTCCAATATAGATACACTTTTGGCTCCGTTTATCCGTTACGATGGTCTTAATTACGAGCAAGTTAAACAAGCAATACAAGAATTTATTTTCAACATGAATGTACCTACGCGTGTTGGCTTCCAAACCCCCTTTACTAATACCACTCATGACTTAGTTCCGCCCCCGACACTTAAGGACAACGCTGTTATCATTGGTGGTGAACCGCAAGATGCAACATACGGTGAATTTCAGGAAGAGATGAATATGTTTAATCGTGCATTTTTCGAAGTAATGGCAGAAGGCGATGCAAAGGGCCGTCCATTTTCATTTCCAATACCGACTATCAACATAACTAGAGATTTTGACTTTAACAATCCCAATTTAGACCCTTTGTGGGAAGCAACTAGACGTTTTGGTACTCCTTATTGGGCAAATTATGTTAACTCTGATATGAAACCTGAAGATGCCAGAAGTATGTGTCTTGCACCTTCAACATGTGTGATGATTAAAGACGATAAAGACGAAATACATGTGGGACGTATTTATGAACTCTATAACAAGTTTGCTGGATGTAGCATAGAAGTACCTTATAATGGTCAATGGGTTCCTGCGAGATTTGTAAAGGTACCTTACAAACAACCGTTCTATCGTGTTAAGTTGAGTAATGGCATCAGTCTTGATTTCACTGCCGATCATAAACATGTCACTATAGATGGAATAAAGTTAACTACTGAATTACAGCCTGGTGATTGTCTCGCATGGTCAACGGAAATAACACCGTGGAATGGTCAAGTAGGTGATTTTGTTTATGGTTATAAACTAGCAAAAGAAAAAGGGTGTCTTAAACATTGGTTTAAACTGAGTACAGATGCACTAGTTGGATTTCTTACATATATACTTACTGAGAACAATGGAGCTTATGGTACTTATGATAAAAATCAGGCATTACGTGTTGGATATATTGCGAATGTGTTCGGTTATTCGTATAAAATAGTCAGGATAAAAATACGTAGAGAGAATGGTGAAGAAAAAGACTTCTGGGTAACACGTATCTATAGGAACGATAGATATGTCTTTGAAGATAAAGACCGATTTGGCTACGTGAAAATTGTAAGTATAGAGAAAATACGTAATAGATCCGGCAAAGCGTATTGTTTTGAAGTGTATACAAATGACCACCTGTTTGAGTTACCTTGTGGACTAATAACACATAATTGTTGTAGATTACGACTTGACAATAGGGAACTGCGCAAGAGAGGAGGCGGACTATTTGCATCTGCACCATTAACTGGGTCTATTAACGTTGTGACTATCAACATGCCGAGGATTGCTTATTTGTCTCATAGTGAAAAGGACTTCTTTGAACGTCTTGAACAAGTTATGGAAATTGCAAAGTTGTGTCACGAAGTTAAACGCAAAGTTCTAGAAGATTTCACGGAAAAAGGTTTGTATCCGTATTCGTGTGTTTATCTAGATACTATTAAACAACGTACTGGATCCTACTGGTCAAACCACTTTTCCACTATTGGTATAGTTGGTATGCACGAAGCCTGTTTGAATTTTCTCGGAAAACCTATTTATGATCCGGAGGCAAAGAAATGGTGTATTAAAGTATTAGAGTTTATGCGTGAAAAAATATTGGAGTTTCAGGAAGAGACCGGCAATCTGTACAACTTAGAGGCAACGCCTGCAGAATCCTGTTGTTATAGACTTGCAAAAATAGATAAGAAAAAATATCCTGGAATTATTACGTCTGGAACAGAGGAAGCACCTTATTATACCAATTCAGTACACTTACCTGTTGGCTATACGGATGATATATTTGAGATATTAGAGCACCAGGATGACCTTATGGTTCTTTTTACCGGAGGATGTGTTGTACATTTGTTCGTAGGTGAGGAGATACCCAGTGTTGAAGTAGTTAAGGAGTTAGTGAAATCAATCTGTTGGAATTTTAGATTGCCATACTTCTCTATAACACCTACATTTTCAATATGTCCAATACATGGATATATACCTGGTAAACATGAGTTTTGTCCTTATCCCCATACGGAGAAACAGTTAGCTAAATGGGGTGTTGAAGTTGAAATCGATGAGTAGTTTCATCAGGGAACACTTTGTATAATTGTTTGATACTTGTTTAAAGACAGCGGAGGTATAGATATATGTCAAAGAGACGTGTCAAATTGATACCATGCGAGGTATACAGTAGAGTGGTTGGATACTACAGACCAGTATCACATTGGAACACTGGTAAACAGCAGGAATTTAAGGAAAGGAAGACTGTGAAATTAAGCACGTATAAGAAAATCGGAGTAAGCTAGTCATGAAAATCCGGGTCCATCTGGGCCCGGGTATCATCTAGTTGCGAGGCTAAGCTTATGATTACAGCTCAAGACGTTGCATGGTTTGAAAAGTACCGTCCAAACACCATAGACGATATGTTATTCGAATCCGAGGAACAAGAACGATTATGCCGTAATATAATAGAACAGGGACCTAAAGGCAACATATTACTGTACGGACCACCTGGTACGGGTAAAACTACTTTTGCACGCATAATTATCAGAACCTTTATTAAGTCTGAACATGACATATTTAAATGCTCCAAAAGGTCAGTAACAGAGATTGACGAGGTTATAAAATGGATACCACGTGTACCTTTTCAATCCCCCTTCAAAATTGTATACATCGAGGAAATTGATAAACTCAGTAGAGAAGCACAGACAACACTTAAAGATGGTGCAATGGAACGTAACATTGTACACACAAAGTTTATTGCTACTACTAACTGGGTGGAGAAGTTAGATGTTGCCTTAGTATCTCGTTTTGATACAAAACTACATTTCAGTGGTAAATACGATAAAGCGAAACTGAAAGTATTCCTTGGGAAGGTTCTACAGAACGAAAATGCTAAATATGATGAACAGAAACTAGAGGAGTTTATCAGTCGTCTTGGTGAAAAAGTTGACATGCGTTCCTTATTATCCAACTTGCAGATAGCGTATATTAAAGGTAATGGTAGTATCAATTTCGATGAGATACAGGCTGTAACTTGCTTAGAAGACGATGTAGTTAATTTAATACTTAAGATAGTTAAAAAAGTTAGCGATTTACCCCACAGTGATAGATACAGATGTTGTTTATATCCCATGTCATCTCCAATAATGAATGAGTATTCTGAACTGGTAACAAGACTTAGCGAGAATCTGCAATACGAGACTATTTTCAGTGAACTGTATGACAGATTAACTTTGTTCCCATTGAAAGTCATAGTTGGTAAATACCAAAATGATATGTACAACAAACGACATTTAGACTTGCATCTGTTGGCATGTTTATACGAGTTATTAAGATGTTTGACAAGTTTGTTCGAATAATTTTGAAGTAGGTTGTTGAGATGAATAATGAAGTCTTGCTTATATATTACCGTGATACTTATGCGAGGTACAACTGTTCCCATGTATCACAAGTTGGTTTTCTGATACTAAGTGATAAGGTATATCAAATAAATCCGAATATTGTTCATGTACTTAGTAAACTTAGTCCTTTCAGCTCTGTTATAGAACCTGCTAATATAACTTATGGATACCACAACGGTGGAGATTCTTGTGCAATTAAGTTTAGACCGACTAATGTACACGATTTCGTAAAGTGGTGTCTTAGTGTAAGATCAAGTGAATTATCAACATATAAAGGTATTGCTGGCGAAACAAAGTCTTTCAAAGATTTACTGAACAAAATGTTGAAGAGTAAATTTGCCGATTTTCACCTACAAGTATTACGTTTTGTACCAGACTTATTTGATAATCCGGATGTGAAGAAAACAATTATTAAGAGAAAATTATAATTTAAACACAAATCTTACCTTTCAAAGAACTGACTATGGCAATTAAAGTTTTAGAAGCAATACAGCAAATCCAATTACACCCTGCAATGTGGATTGATGCTTACACACCAGAAGGTGTCATCCGTGAAGTAGTTGAAAACGCTGCCGATGAATTACTTAACCGTTATGGCGATAAGTTATATGTATATATACAGCCTTATGAAGATACTATACGAGTAACCGTTGCAGACAATGGACGTGGTATTCCTATCACTAAAGTTAAACTACCTAACAGTGATAAGGAAATTGACAGTGTCATAGCTATTTGTTGTCATTTGTTCTCTGGAGAGAAGTTCGACAAGGACACTTATCAACATTCCACGGGATTACACGGTGTTGGATTAGTTGTTGTAAATGCTTTATCACGTAAAATGACTGTACAGGTTAAGAAAGGTGATAAATTATATCAGTACTACTTTGAAAAAGGACGTCTCATTGATAGAATTGTCGTTAGCGCAAAAGAAACTCATCCTTCTACTCTAGTTTCTTTTATACCAGATCCCCAATACTTCGGGCAGGTGCCGCAGGAAGTAGATGCTTATGAACGCATCTACGACTTACTTAAACTGTTATCTACTTACGGTTTCGATATCAGATTAAATGACCAGCAAATTAAATATACGTTACAGGAATTTTTGGCAGAAAAATTACCGGGCATAGAATTCACTGAATTTAAGTTTAGTACACGTGAATATACTTGTGAATATTACTTCTCTATCAGTGAAGATCCTGTAGAATATGTACACGGATACGTTAATTTACATAAATGTGGCGGTGAACACATCAAAGCGTTTAGAAGTGCTGTTGCTTCTGTTTGTAGTAAGATAACTGGATTATCTAGATACATCTTTGAACAGAGAGTACCGTTTGTTGGATTTGTTTGGGCAAAAAGACCTAAGTTTGAATCACAGGCTAAAATTAACTTCGTAAACTCAGATTTTCAAAGTACGTTAAACAAAAAGATAGATATACTGAGTAAAGTAATTGAGAACAATTTCGGAAAAGTATTAGATGCAATAAAGGAGAAATATACCGCATCTAAATTAAGTAGACAAATTAAGAAGACAATCTCCGCTGATAACCCTTTGAAAGATTGCAGATTCCCTGATAAAGGTATATTGTATATCCTAGAGGGTGAATCTGCAGGTAGCGGATTTGCTCAGGTGAGAAATAAAGATTATGAAGCTGTTATGATGTTAGGTGGTAAAGTTACTAACGTTTGGAAAGATCCTGATGCTGTTTTCAAGAAAGGTGGTGAAGTCAAAAAAGAATTAAAATGGTTACTGGAGGCAGTAGGATGGACGCCTAAAGGAAAACCGAGATGGAGATATAAAGAGATTAAGATATTAACAGATCCGGATCCAGATGGTCAACACATCACAGTATTAGTTGTTCTGATATTGTACGAATATTGCAGACAACTGATAGAGGAAAAACGTGTTAAAATAATATTGACGCCAATCTATCTAGGCGTTAAAGGCAAGAATTATGTACCAATTTATCGGGTACAAGACAGAAATAAATTTTCCAAAGTGATAAGAATAAAGGGTCTGGCACAAATACCACCTAAAATACTGAGGGAAATATTAAATAATCCGTTAGAGTTTACGATTGGAATTCCAGAACATATTGAAGAGTTAAAAGCAATCCTACTTTCAAACGTGAAGACTGCGTTATTGGAGAAAGAAACACTGGGGTTTATTTCCTTGTTAGAAAGTATTGTTGGTAACCGTAAAAACAGTTAGGTCAGAACTACAGATATTTAACTCTGATCTGTAGATAAAAACTAACTTAAAGGAGGTTGGCGCATGGATGCCGTAGTTAAACCCAAAAGATCCCCTTCTAAACCACTTACACAGGAAGAGATAATTGCGATAATTGGATTGGCTAAAAAGGGATTTACAAATGCCGAAATAGCAGCCAAAGTAGGTTGTACAAAAGCGCAGGTGCAGAGAGTTATATACGATTACAAAAAGATTTGCAAAGAGAAAGGTATACCACATGGAATACCTGAAAGGAAGGCTACTAAGAACGGTTCTGTAATTAAGAGCACACTTAGTCAGATTGCTAATGGTTCTGTCAATTTGGACGACGTTCTCAAAAAGTTCGGACTTTAAACCTTTGCAGGTGCGGGCTGTAGAACTCTAGGTATGGCCCGCGCCGACTTCTCTTTTTGCAAACGTGTCAAGAAAGGGGGCTTATATGCAACTTGAGGATGTGGTCCAGTTTATACCTAAAACTATTCAAGGAGAGGGTAAACGTGCTGGACATATTTGCACACTTTTACGGTTCAAGAAGTGTTTACGTTCCTGTCCATTTTGCGACACCACAGAGTTAATGAAACAGGAATGTTTACCCATCACTATTGACCGGGTTGCTGATGCAGTCAAGGATACGCATATGTTATTGATAACAGGTGGTGAACCATTAATCTACTTACCACAAATAGCACTATTAGTTCAGTATATTTCAATTTCACATTCAATTAAGGTTGATTTAGAAACTGCTGGACCGAAGAACAATAAAGCAGGTAAACTCAGTCTAACACAAATACACAAGTATTTACGTATTATAAATCAGAACACAGATTTAAATATTGTATTTAGTCCAAAAATATTTAACGATAGAGACCTATGTGAAGCGTGTGATTTTCTACGTATCATTAAAGACTTCAAATTTACCGTAAAAGTACTTGTGCCATTTACCAGTGACCATGTGAAGTATTTCTTGTATCATTATAAGACTATGTATTCAGAAGAAAATTTATACTTTATGCCCATGGGTCAAACGAAAGAAGAACTGGAGAAGAATATACCCGCCACATTAGAAACTGTTTACGAATATGGTGGCAATTTTACGCATAGACTACATTTACTAACTAATATGCCCTAAAATGAAGGCTATAAAACGTAAGAAACAGTCTGCTAGAACATACGAACTTCTACGACAAGTTACACAATATCTCACACGTCCCAATTTACGCGAACGTCTTGATAATGTATTAGCAATAAATAAAGAACTAAAATTTGTAACACATAAACGTATTTGGTTGTATTTTCTGAAACGACCACAAATTATCAAATGGGTTAACGAGTACATTAATGACAAGTATATTCATTATCAGCCAACAGAGGCATTAAAGACAGCTGCTTTTGTATGCGATCAACATAGACTAACAAGCAACGATTTACATTATGCTCGCACACCAGAAATAGATGACACGATAGAAGAATTAAGACTACAGTTGACATCCGGACTTGAACTGAGGAACTCCTCTGATTTTTCAACGTTACAGTATTTACTCAATAATGTTGTCAAAGTTAAAACATTAGAGGAATTTATACAAGAAATACTACAAGATGTGGAAAATTGCAGGTCTAAATGTCCACTTGGCCAATTACAACGTCCCGTTGTTGTGTTAGATGGCAATATTGAATATGTTGGACCTGTAGATGTGATGTTTATTGGCTTGAATCCTGGTACTGAAGAGGCTAAACAGGGTAAACCGTTTGTTGGTCTTACCGGTATTAAACTGCGTGAATTTGTGGAAAATAACTTAGGTCATTTGAAGTACATTTTTACTAATTGTATCTTGTGTTCTACAAGGAATGAAAGCGAAATCCCGGAGATACAGAAAGTAATAACACTATGTAGACAACATGTTACTAAGATTGTCCAAACATTTCAACCAAAGATAATCGTATTAGTTGGCGATAAAGCGTGTTCATCTTTTGGTATCACTGGTAAAATAAGTCAGATATCTGGAACTCTTATTAATGATAAATACTTTCCATTGATACACCCTTCTGCTGTATCTAGGAACCCTCATTGGAAAGATTTGTGGGAAAGAAGTCTGGATAACTTGTTAATGGTTTTGGGTATTGAGAAAAAGAACAAGGTAGAGATTAAAGGCGGCAGTACAGTTACTTGGGATGATGTACGTGAAATGCAGTTAACCTTGTTCGACCTAAAGATATTAGAAGGTCAAACTGCTATTTACATATTCTTGGATAACGAGGGTAAAAAGTATTACTTAGTTGAAGAACCGAAGCACAGGATATATATTAAGCGTGGTGAATTGCCGTTTCTAGCCTTAGTTGAAGATGAGTTCGATCAGTATGTTGATTTAACACCACGAGAGAAACATTTTCTTGTTGCCGAACTAAGAAAACGTATTGCGCAGATTTGAGAATATGCTTACACGTATTCTTGAACGATACAGTCAACTAGATTTATCTGAAAGTATACGAGACAGAATTCAGTGGTATTTAGGTGATGAACGGGATCAAATTGTCACCGCCTTGGACGTCGTCGAAGTGGATATGAAACAGGCATTTCTGCATTTAATTAAGTTAGATCCTAATTTAAGTCGAAAATACGCAAAACATATTCCACGTTGGGAACAATTGGATAAACAAGCTCGTAACATTGAAATTGGTAAAACATTGTCTAGTGATGATGTACAATATCTGAATTTTCTATCCAAAGTATCTGTATTGACTTATATCGATATAGTTTTTGAACATTACACACTATTGGAACTGAAAAAAGACGGTGCATTAGTAGTAGCGGAAAAGAGGGAGAAGTTGTTACATCACCCGCTTTGTGACCAATTAGAGTTCAGATGTACCGTTTACGACTTCTACACTAGAATTTACAAAACGAGTTACTATTGGAATGGTGAACTAATTATCAAAGGACAGTATAAAGGATTACCAATAGGTTTACGGAAGTTGTTAGTGTGGTTTCTTAAGGATAAGCAAGATAAGGTGTTAGAAACAGCAAGACGAGTTTACCATATTGAATTCATGAGAAAGTATAAAGACCAGGTTGCAAAGTGGTACATGTTTGAGAACGGTAAAGTGTTAGATATAACAGGTAAATTAGGAGACAAATGTCATCCCTTAGCATACACCATATGGATATTCAATCCAGTAATTACTGAAATTGTAAAAGCGGGGGTGTAAACAATGCAAACTTTAAACGGACCACAACAAATCAAGATTGACATTTCACAACTTGAAGATGTTAAATGTAAAAGATGTGGTGGCACTCTATTTGTACCAGTATTTCTAATTAAACGTATATCACCTTTGTTGTCACCTACAGGACGTGAGGAGTTTATTACAATACCAGCTAGTTTAGCATGTTTACGTTGTGGAGAAGTATTACATGTGGACCCGAATAGCCAAGAAGGATCTGGACAAACTGTTGATACGTCATCCACGGTTGGAAAAGCTGATTAATGATATCATCTTGATAGAAACATCTGAGTACTATTATTTACCAAGACTTCTTTACAAGAAATATCCAGAAGTAGAATTAATTTGTAACAAACAGTTTACACCCAGAAGAATAGAAGTTGAGTTTAAAGGACAATTACGTCCTGAACAAACTAATATTATCAGTCAGATTCTAGAACATTGGAAAACTAGTGATACACCAGGTGGTATCATAGAGGCGCCTCCTGGTACTGGTAAGACGGTTCTAGGTGTTTATCTAACGTGCATAACTAAATTGGCGACAATGGTTATTGTAGATAATCGTAAAATTGCAGATCAGTGGATTAATGAATATCTTAAATTCAGTAATGTAAGTGAAAAAGATATTGACATTGTCAAACGCAAAGAACCAACACCAGGCAAAAAAGTGTATATAGCTTATGTGCAGACGCTGTTATCACGTATGAAAAAAGACATACGTAATATACGTGAATCAGTTAAACGTTGTGGTATTGGTTTAGTTCTCTACGACGAAGTTCATAGAATTGCTACCGGACAAAGATATGCTAAAGTGTCGGTCCTTTTTGACACGCCTTTGTTAATTGGCTTATCTGCCACTCCTTTCAGTCATGGTGTTCATGAATTTCTAATGTACAATACTATAGGACCTGTGATAGCTAGTGGTGGTGAAATGATGCCTTGTCTTTTGAGACGTATTTTCTATAACTCTGGGTTATCTCAGTACGCTTCATCTATACTGTCTATGGGTGACGAAACAAGAAGAAAAGCAAAGTATAACTCATTGATAACTCATTCTGATACGTGTAAACTCGTTATACGAGATCAGGTGGAAAAGCTCCTGAAAGAAGGTCGACAAGTTTTCGTAGTGGTTTTGACGGTTGACCATGCTGAAAGTTTAGCATCTTTTCTGCGTTCGAGTTTAGGAGTTCGTACTGCTGCTTTACACCGTAAAAATCCAAATGTAACAGTTGATGACAAAGTAATAGTCAGCACTTACAAAATGGGATCACATGGGTTCAATATGCCAACATTATCTGCAGCAATAATACCAATACTACTGGCAGGTAAAGTTAGTCTGAAACAAAGTATTGGTCGTATTGTTAGAAGATTACCTGGTAAACAGCAGCCTATTGTTGTTGATTTAGAAGATATGGATTTTCAGAATGTATTTAGGAAGCAGTTGATAGCAAAGAAAAATGTGTTGAAAACGTATTTACCTATCAAAAAATATGAGTTTTTAAAGGCGATTGTTGATGTCCAGAAACAAAAAGTGTGGTACACGAACATTAACACTTCCAACAGTTTTTGAGCAGATAAAAGTCATCAATCCTTTGTTTGCTAGTATGTGTACTTTGACCAGTTTAAAACAAGTTTTTGAACGTGAGATAGAACGTGCACAAGCTACGGAGTATGAACCATGGACAGAATATTTAGATAAAAGTAAAATAGATATAGTGGACCCATTAAAGATAAACATGTATCGTATTCTTCCACACGATGTTTATTATCTTTCTCGCAAGGTATTGTGCAGTACTAATATGATATTCGTAGCATATAACAGCCACAAAGAATTAAGTCTAGTAATAACAACACCATCTATGAGTAAAACACGCGGACTAATCTATGACAGTATAAAATCACGAGTTGGTTTAGTTGATTTAATTGATGAAGTAGTACTTTGGCACGAACTACAATACGCAGGGTTAGCCACTTTTTACCAAAATAAAACGGGTAAGTTAATTTATGTCGAAGACAAAATCAGGGAACTTACAGACGAATTTATCTTCGACAAAATTAACAGCTGAATTGATTAAAACAGTCATTAGTAGTACCAGTTATATACATCCAAGTTGTATTGAAATTTACACGGATGACGAAGTACATATAACTCGTTTCTTTAACTGTGTTGACAAATGTATTGTTCACGAAAATTACAGATTAGATTGGTTCGTAAAGGGCATTACTGTTGAACGTAAACCGTACGTAAAGTTACCTATTGACGAACTCAAATATGGCGCGGTAATATCTGATCGTTGGGCGATATGTTCTGATATAACACCAGTACTACATGCTACTTTGGGAAAACGTATGTTAACGTTTTATGCTGTCGATTATTACAACTATGTTCTCATTGGTCGTTATCAACGTTTTCCTCAGATAAGTTGTCAAATATTAATGCGTACTGATGTACCTCTAATGATAGTGTTATTAGGACCTTTTTATTGTCAAAGAATTCTTAGACTTTCAGCATCAGATTTTGATGAATTTGAACGTACAATAAAAAGAAAATTTCTAGAGGTAAGTCTATGAGCGAATATGTAGTATTTTGCGACGGGTCCTGTAGAGCTAACACAGCAGGTGGTTGGGCAGCTGTAATTATGGAAAAACGTACTCATCGTAAACATGTATTATCTGGTAGTAAAAAGAACTGTACTAACAACGAAATGGAGTACATGGCAGTTCTTGAAGCAGTTAAATGGCTGCCATTAAACAGTAAAGCTGTTATTCAAACTGATAGTCAGTTAGTAGTTAAACAGTTAAACGGCGAATATCAGACACGACATCCTAAGCTGAAAAAGCTGAAAGATGAAATAGATAACATTGTTCAGCAGAAGAATTTACAAGTGGAATATAAGTGGGTTGGACGTGGATATAACGAGGAAGCTAATCGTATAACACAAGCTGAAAGCGCTAAATTGCTCGCAAAGAAGTAGAGATATTCACTCGAAACATGAAAGGAGGTTGCATGCGTAAACTGCTTGGTTTACTGACACTGGGATTCACAATGTTCGCATTTACAGCATGTGGTGGTGATCTTTGTCACAACAAACAGGTACAAGAAAAGGCAAAAGAGACATATGCTATTTATAGCAAAGAATTATTGTCTGCACTGGGGTATGATGTTTACACGGTTGATCAGATCATAGACATGTTGGACATTACTAAAGTCGTGAAAAGCAAAAAAGTTGGTAAAAATGAACAAATTTGCACTGTCGTTATTGAAGATGTAAGTGGTAGAAAAGCGAATTATAGTTTTAGAGTTACGGATAGAAACGGTCACTATAAAATAGACATTTTGGACATTGTGCCAATTGAGAAATAAAGTCTCTGGTGGGCGTCGTTTAAGACGCCCGTTCTATTTTTGCCATGGTTATCATAGGCCTTTTCGGGAAGAAGTATCACGGTAAATCGACATTTGCAAGACAACTACAAAAATTACTTAGACACTGTGAAATCGTATCGTTCTCACGGGTACTCAAACGTATTGTAGTCGAAATCCTACAGTTTCCAATTAAAGTTCCGTACACTGGACCATTAGACGATTCACCGTTGAAAAAGTCGCAAAAGACACCACAAGTAGATTGGAATCTTGCTGAACAAAAGCTACAAGAGAAGTTACAGGAATTTAATTTAGGTACTATGGACGACCTCGACAAAAAAGTACTGAATTACTTACGTACTCTTAAGACGGAAGGTGAATTATATCGACGTGCACTGCAATTAATTGGTACTGAGATATTTCGTAGGAGACAAAAAGATATTTGGATACACAAGTTAGACGAAATAGTGCAGAGTTTATCAGTTAACTGGGTTATCATTGACGATTGTAGATTTCTCAACGAATTAGAATATGTTAAGTCTAGAAATGGCATAGCAGTCGGTATTGTTAGACCAAATTTCGGAGACAATGATACGCACCAATCTGAAATTGAGGTTGATAAATGTTTACCACAGTGTGATTATGTGTATGTATGTGAGTCACTGGAAAAGTTGTATGATGCAGCAAAAGAGCTAGCGGATATACTAACACATGGAAAAGAAGATTAAGTTAGAAGAACCTCTACAGATAATCGATGTACTGAAACAATGTATTTGTGAACTTACAAATAGTATTAAACAAATACAAGAGATGTGTACTATGTTATCCGATAAAGTGAGTAAGCTTGAAACTCGTGTAAAAAGGTTAGAAAAAAGCAAGAAGAAAAATGGCAAAAATTAACGTCGTTCTATCAGGTAGTGGTGCTAATTTTACGGTACACATCGGCGCCTTATACGCATTAACTAAAGAATTAGCATTCGATATAAATTCTATTACGTGTGTATCTGGTGGCGCGTTAATTGGTGGATTAGTTGCGGCCGGAATTTCATTGGAAGATTTGCTAGACGCAGTATTGCGTGTAGACTTACGGGAATTAATACAACCTGTGCCCTGGTGGAAACGTTTATTTGTTAAACACTTCTATGAGACGAACAAAGTTGCCGAGTACTTAAAATACTTAACAGGTAACTGTTCAATTAAAGAGTGTAAATACGATATAGCTATTGTAACCACTGATTACATGAAATGTGATAGGAAAATCTTTACGAAAAACGATGATATAGAATTGTGGCGTGCTATACTTGCGTCTATGTCAGTGCCTATACTATTTCCACCGGTAAAATGGCAGGGATATATTCTAAGAGACGGTGCAGTTGTAAACAATATGCCTATTGACATTGCTACTGAATTATTCGGAGAACCTGTTATTGGTATAAAAGTAGTACCGCCGAAAACATACATAAAACCTGGTAGTTGGAAGTTTGAACTGATAAGTCTTATTGATAGTTTTATGACGGCTTTAGACAGAGAACATATGGAGGAAAACGCGGACAAAGTAGTGTTCGTTAAGTGCGGTTGGCAAAGTTTTAACTTCGATATACCTATTGAAGTTAGAAGAGCACAGTTTGAGGCAGGTAGACAAGCTGTACTGCGCTACTATAATAAGTAAAAAGCAAGCTTCGGGTTGGGTTGTGTTGGAAACTGTGTTTGGTCGCAATAACTTCGAAAGATTTACAATGACATACGCAACGTACAAATGGTTACACGGTGAACCTGAAGAACGTGCGTTTTTGATAGGTTTGGCGGCTGCTACAATGTTAGCTGCGCTGAAGGGTCGTACTGGTAGAAGGGCGAATAAGAAACAGAAAGTCAGTAGTACTGTAGCACTAACAAATAGTAATTGTAGGTTAATTGATGATTTCTGTGTGGGTATTTATGAATGCGAAGATAAAATTGGTTGGGGTCATAACCCGTTTCACCCTGTTAAGCCAAATCATCTACTCTACGAACAATGGTTAAGATGGCGTGATAACCTTGCAGTGTACTTGCGTAAAACCGGATTAGGACCTTATGAGTTTTACAAGATATATTTGAGAACTTGGCCGTCTAAACCGGTCACTTGGGAAGAGATTGAAAGTAGATTGATTCACATTGTATAAGAAAAGGTAAGTCCAGACGGGGTTTTGCGGAGCCCCGTCTGTTTTTCTTTTGCAGTCCAAAAGTTCAATAGATATTAACAATTGGTCATGAACATACCAGCAGACTTTTACACACGAGTCGAAGATCCACGCTTTCTACATTATGTTCTATACGGTGATACTGACAGTTTGTTTTTGCATGTACCTTTTGTACACTACGAAACGACTAAAGAAGCAATTGAGAAAGCACAAAAAATCGCAAAGCAAATTAACGACAGAATCCAAGCGTACTTAAATGTTGAAATGCTACCTAAAATGGGTGTCGACCCTAAATATAATTTTACTGACTTTAAAACAGAGCTAGTAATTAAGTCGTTAATGCTTCTCGAGGTCAAGAAAAATTATGCATTGAAAATAATTGCTGAAAAAGACGAGGTATTTTCTAGTCCAAAGATTAAGTACACGGGATTACCTATTGTTAAAGCAGATGTTGCTGCCTTAGCTAAACAATTCTTAAAAGAACTTGTAGACAACATTGTCTTAAATGAAGAAATCCCTCTGGAACAGAAACTGGATCATTGTGAACGTATACGTGAAGTGTATAAAAAACGTACAAAAGAAGCGTGCGATAACTTCCAAATACACCTAATAGGCAAACCTGCTAAGATGTCTAATACGGAAAGTAATGCTCATCACATACAGGCAATGAAACGTTGGAACACGTGGTGGAGTAATGACTTCAAGTTAGGTACATCTGGTTATTTAGTGTACACAGATAGAGGTGAACTTGCGGTACCATTTTGGTATGACGAACACATGGTCAAGAGAGCATTTGAAAAAATGCAACTGAAACTCGATATTAATGCTATTTGGAACAAATTTATCTACATCACGATTACACAACGTATTATCAAACTATGTGCAAAATATTGCCAAGATCCGCTAAAACGTGTAAACTATGACGTACAATGAGTTAATACGTGAGATACGTGAAGGTCGATTAAACTACTACAATATCTACAACGCAATTTCAACACACACTTACTTAACCACAAAGTACTATAACGAATTCACACATGATACAATCGATAAACCACAAAAAGTATCTGTTTTGTATTTAGATATTGAGGTTTATATACCAAGTAAAAACAGAAGCCCTGATCCGCAAAAAGATCCTATTTGTGCTTTCTCTATTGTCTACGAAAGAAACGCCTATCTTTTTGGATTAATACCACCTGGTAAAGCACGTGAAGAATTACCTAGTAAAGAAGAGTTGGAAGAGTTAGTCGCAAGACATGTTGGTAAAAAGTATAGTATAGAGGTAAGATACTACGATAATGACGCAGATTTACTAAAAGGTGTTTGGCGAAAGATACGTGAATTAGACCCCTGTTTGTTGAGTGGATGGAACATAGACGGATTTGACATACCTTATATTATTGAAAGGATGCAAGTGTTATTACCAAATGAATGGCAGCGGGTAATTTCACGTTTTGGACGTGTCACTAAAGAACAGGGATATTGGCAGATTCCAGAATATTCACGATATGACTTATATTACTTCTACAAGCCTAGAGATGAAGGTGGTATGAATTATGGATCAAAAGAACCGAGTTACACTTTAGATTTCATTGCTAGTAAACTGCTTAATGTTACTAAAGTTCACCATGAAACTGACTTACATACAATGTTTGAAGAGAAGACACGCGAGTTATTTGTCTATAACGTAGTGGATACTATCCTCTGCCAAATGTTAGATGAAAAGCTCAAATTTTGGGATTTGCACAATACAGTAAGACGTAAAATGGGTGTAGGATTTTCGGCATCATTACGTGGTTGGTCTGTTATGTATGAGGCTTATGTGATTAAAACATTGAAAGACAAGAAAATTAGATTTGGTTATCTGGAAGAACTAGATTTTGAAGTCGACCAGTATAGTAAACAAGATGTGAGAAAAGTAACGCGTCGATATATGGGTGCTTACGTCAAAGAACCTCGTGAGGGTATTTATATTGATGGATTATTGATGGATTTAGATGCTTCACGTCTATATCCGTCTATGATTATGCAGTTTAACATATCGTTTGATACTTTGTACGGCATAATTATAGATCCTGTATGTTATAACGCAATGACTTCTCTAAGTCAAATGATGAACTCTACTGGTGAAAGAAGACAACAAATTGCTGCGAAAATTAAACTAGCTATTGAGAAGACATTTGAACAGATTTTCGGAACCACTTCAAAAGGCAAAACCTCTTACCGTAAGGAAGATCGTGCTTTTCTGACAGTTATTTCTGCTATTGTGGATAGACTCTGTGAGAGTGGATTATCGTTTCAAGAAATATGCACACCTACAACACCAAAAGGTTATGTGTATTTGAGGCGATACTTTATACCACTTTTAGATATGATTAAGTATGTAAAATATAGTACTCTTGAGTATAATACATTCGCATACGATTACGTATTCGATGAACCTAAGGTGAACAGCGTATACGTTCTTATTAACTGTGATAGTAAACCGCTAAAAATAGACAAATGGAGCGTCGAATATCTGAAGAAAAGGTTGGACGAAGACTTAGTTTTAACATGTACTGGTTGTTTGTTTTATAAACATGACGTTAAACGCGGATTGTTCTTCGAGTTCTTACAAGAATTGGGGAAAATGCGTAAAGATTTCGAAAGGAAAGCATTACAAGTCGACGACGAAGAACTTAAAAACATATACAGAAGAAATGCAAAAACGTGTAAGGTTATTATGAACACGTGTTACGGGTTGTACGGACTACCAACGTTTACATTTTCTAATCAGTGGTTAGCGTCTACAATTACATTACAAGGTAGAATAAGTGTTAAATTAGCACAGTTAATTGCGGATCAAGTTATCAGTGAACTATGAGCATGGAACATTCAACGATTAATACACGACCAAATGATATAATAACTTGTTCTCAAGAATCGTGTGTAGACTTTTTGTACGCTTCATATGTTCACAGATACGGATTATCTTGTGCGTACGATTATGCTATATACAAGTTGAAAGTAGATGAGTTCTTACGCGGTTTAGGTAGTTGTGTAAAAATGATATACGTGGGTTTCAAATACGGTTTTGGTATTGTTGATGTACATAATGTTGTATTTGGCGTAGTATGGTCATCTCGTGGTATTTCTTTATATGCTCAATCATCTGCCGAGGTTAATCGCGTCCTAGAAATACTACACCCTTATTTGGAGACAGTTCGTGATAATGTCGTTGTATTTAAAGTCTGGTCTTATGCGCAGGGATTATCTTATGAACACATAGACGTTACAACTGATGAATTACTTATGAATATAGATGTAAATTTGTTTAAATATGCTGGGGCGGATGTAGATGACTTACTGAATTTCTTCAAGTCCAGGGAATCACTGTTATTAATAACAGGCATACCTGGTACGGGTAAAAGCAAACTTTGTGCAGCACTGATTGCGTTAGCGAGACAACAAGGATTAATTGGTGATTATATAGAATTTGTCAAAGGACGCGAAGTTATTAAAGCCTTATTGTCGCATCCGGACAACTTCTTGAAGCCAAAAATTTGGTTGTTCGACGATCTAGACGTAATTAGTGGTGAATTTAGTAGGGATACTTCAGATGAACTTGCACAGGACTTCATATCCATGCTGTTGACAATGAGTGACGGTGTCATACCCCAAAAATCTAAATTTATCGTAACAACAAATATACCGTTGAAAGCAATTGATGAAGCATTGTTACGACCTGGTCGTTTGTACGAATCCGTCGAGTTGAAAAAGTTCAATGCGAGAAATGCTGGGTTAGATATTGATAAAGAAGTTACTTTGGCAGAATTTATGGCATTACGCGAAAAACAACGTATTGATAGACATCGTCCAACTAGGAAGATTGGATTTTAGCTCTTAATCATTAAGGTAATAGCACACAGTATCACTTAAAAGACTCTTCTAAGGAGGTTGTAATATGGAGAAAGTACGTTGCGGAAAATGTGGTAGATATGTTCCTAAGAGTTCTTGTCTTCCGTATCGGACTAAAAGAGGCAAATATGCAGGCAGACCTAGTTGGATCTGTTTTGAGTGTTACATTACATGCGAAGATGATATAGAACTTCTGACACCAGATTGGAATAAGATACAAAATAAGATACAAGAACTTATAGATATTTTACATGAAGAATTAGGTTGGTTTAATAGTGAAGAATTAAAAAATACCGCTAGAAGAATTGCTAATTTCTACAAAGAATGGGCAAGTAATCAATCGTTTAAGTTTACCACGTTTGAACGTGATTTAGTTGAAAGTAAATTAGACCAGCTAATAGTATATCGGGATATCAAGTTCTTTAGTATGTGTAGTCATCATATGTTGCCATTCTATGGTGTTTGTCATGTTGCTTACTTACCCCGTGACGAAGTTGCTGGAGCATCTAAAATTGCCAGAATGGTAGTTGCTAAAGCCAGTAAACCACAAATACAGGAAAAACTGACAGATGAGATTTGTAGAGAATTGTTCGATACACTTAAAGCTAAGTTCGTTATGGTAGTAATGGAGGCGACACATTTATGTATGGTTTGTAGAGGGATAAAACAGTATGGCAGTAAGATGGTAACATCTTCTATTAGATACGATAAAGAAGCACAGGAGTCAGGTGAGATAGATTGGAAAACCTTGAAAGAGGAAAGTTTAATTTTGTTCAGGGGATTGAGACAAGACTTTTAACTAAGAAGACGCTCTAAGTCCCCTTCCTTACGGAAGGGGATGCGGAACGATGTCGTAAAATGCCGTTATTGACAGGTATTAGATAGGGAACTCCTTACGAGTCTTCTGGATGGAGAAACTGGTCCTCTACTAGAAACTCCGTCTGGAGCGGAGTAGTTCACTCTGAAGCAGTACATATATCACTATTATTTTGACGTGTCTAGCATCCGTTGTTACCCTGGAGTTAACGTATGCGGTTTGTTCGACGTTCAACATTGGCTGTAACCAAACGTACAATACGTACTCGACGGATACCAGAAGTTTTACGATCTGATGCTCGTTGTTCTCTACAACAATATCGTTATCTACTTACTGTACTCGACAAGTACAAACACGCGTTTATGATAAATACTGCATGTGATAACTGGATTATGTGTTTAACGTCTGATCCTATGGATGCGTTTTACTGGGGTGTTACGCCACAAAATGAAATTTGGGCCTCTTGTACGATGAATATTATGGATAAATTTACTCTAGGAATGCAAACAGAACTATAGATATTTCAACTAAACGAAGTAGAGTGAGGTTTAGAATGAAGTTGTATGACTTATTAGCACAGGTGTTAGAGACAAAATACGACATATCCAAATTTCAGATATTCCCAGAAAACATAGACGCATATGCTAATATAGACACATCTTTACCATTACGAGTTTATCTGGAGAGTACACGGATAGATGGATACTATGATTACAAATTATCTGATTCATTTTCGATAATCGATAATATATTCAGCAAAACACCTAACAACGACAAAGCATTTCAACTGTTTGTAAAATATATCAGAAAACGAATTGTACCGAAACTAATTACAAAAAGAAGTAAACAACATTATCCTGGAGAAATAACCGTTATAGGACTAGGAGGTGTCGGGTTCAACCTTTTATATAACTTATATCGTTTAAGGAAATTTAGTCTTACCAAATGGAATCCTAAGATTAAGGTATACGAAGACGATTGTTTGGAGTGGCATAACATACCTAGACTACCTATACAATATCCTGTGTTTGATAGCGAACATTGTAAAATTGAATATGCGAAATATCTCAAAGAGTATTTAAATATTCGGTTCTACAAGAAAAGATGGTCATTAAAAGACTATGATGGTAGTATAGTGATCGGCGCTCCTGATCTTAGAACGCGTCGTGAGATTGTTGAAAACAATATACCGCATCTCTTTATCCTGCATCAGAATGATGAGTTCTATATCAAACGCTATAAAACTTACCATGCTTTACCGATTACAGAAACATATGGAACTATTGACGTTTGTGTTCTCGCGTTCGGTGTATTAATAGCGACATTATTATTACCGTACCTTTTCAAGAAAGAAGATGTAGATATCACATATAAACCACGCGAACTGTTTGGTAAAATTGTTGAAATAGAAGGTTATAAATTCGAACTGGAGTAAGAAATGCTGCAAGAGTGGTTAAAGGATTTAGTACTAAATATGATAAAAAATGATAGTCTTGTTATTGATAAATGGTATACTACCAGTTGGAATGGTACTTTGCCACTACATGATGTTTCAGATTGTATTAGTATATTTCCAATTGACAAATTCACAATTAAGAAAGTAGACAACGTTAATTTGGAGTGGCTAATAAACAAAATAACACATCCAAATGTGTACGGTATCTTAATTGCTGATGACTCTAAACTACAATATGTAAATCCCTTAACTGATCTCTATTTCTACCCGGATAGAATTTTACAAAGGAGATATCAAACCTGTTACATCTACTATTTGAAGAATGAAATTAAAGCAGATAAAACAAGTATGCAAATTGCTAATTCTATCGTAGAGTTTATGAAAACATTACTATACAAAGAAGATAAGCTAAAAACACATCAATTTGATCCAAATACACCGCTTAAGAAATTAATAGAGGAAGAAATTGAACTCTTATCTGATGATGAGAATGTTGTTCTTCCTGTGTCTATTACCGTATGGAGTGGTATAGTTACACCCTGGTATAGCATGTATATGATTCGGAGAGAAAAAGATAAATATCGCGGGTACAGAATATGTGGATATTTGACAGGTAACATTTCTTCAGAGGATCATGAGGTTTGTTTCGGCAGTAGAATGCCAACGAACAAATCAGATATTATAGATATCATGAGAAAACAAAACTACGACAGTGTCTATTTCACACGCGTTTTACCTGAAAACTGGGATACAATCTTAGCAGCATTTAAAATCGCAGCTTTGAAAATTTTGGAAGATGCGGTATAACGTCTCTGCTATTACAAAAGAGATACAACTCGCTAGGAAAATACAACGTGTCAAAGATGAATACAGTGAGGACAGAGTTATAATATGTGTTCAGAAAGATACAGTATTAGACGAAATACAGAACTTGGTAGAACCGAGGGTTGGCGATGCGGAGTTTCAAGTACATGGACACACACTACACATACCGATAGACCGTATAGATGTAATAATACCTATTTATTACTTCAGTATTCCACAGACGTGTTCACATTCGAACATCGAATATTCGTTAGATGATCTTAGAGTGAGGATACAAGATACAAAAGAGTTAGCTAAAGAATATGTAAAAAAACTAGATTTAGGCCTTACATGCAGATTGATAGTCGATGGTATCTCTATACACAAACATCCTGGTCGATTTGGATTTTCATCGACTGATCTGTCAAAAACATTAGATCCCGCGAGCGTAGTTTACAGATCTGAAAAAGCGGATGACAAAATACAAGTTGACTGTATTCTCGCAGAAGGAGAGATATATACTGCAGAAGGAAAAGTTGTAAATGTTAGACCTACAGATGATGATAACGTCGAAGGTACTTATATGTGGTATCCTACTATAAATGCTACGTATTGTGGACAATATCACCCAATTCTGGGCAAGTTGGAAGATGTATACGGTAAATATAACTTAACATTTTATCGATTAAAACCTACAAGATACGCACGACTCACACAAATTCTTGACTTTATAAGTGAAATCATAGATAAAATAGATCCGATAATTGACGTAAATCCAGAGGATTACGATAGGAAGACATATAGCTATCTGTATGATGACGATGATGACGATGAGGACACAATATTTCCAAAACCAAAAACTATCAAAAGGACCTCCTTCAATCTATAGGAACACATTTCCTATAGATTTCAGAAGTCCTGCGCCAGGACGACCCTGGGCAACCCCTCGCAGTCCCATGGACAATCTGTCCAGAGGGGACTGGAGGCTTATCAGATTGCGGAAGACAATTGGATTATGTAGTTTTACTATAACACACAGGTGAGATTTATAGTCTTACATACAACGGCTACACGAGATAAAGATATGAGACTTTATTAAACAACAACTAGTTCAAAGGAGGTTGGCGTATGGCTGGAGGACTTAGAGACTTAATTAAACAAAAGATTACTGAAATCCTCGAAGAAGAACTCAAGGAAGCTCTTGAAGAGGTGCTTACTGAAGAGTCTAGCGAACCCGAAGAGGTAGAGTGTACACCTGCTAAGGGTGATGCAGCTTCTGGATTTGTAGCCTAAACGTATAACATGGGCGGACCATCGGGTCCGCCTCTTTGTCTTTCAAACTATATACATGTTACTTTTCGTATTGATAGATCTTGTGTTAGACAACTTATTCGTATGTACCAAAAAGTACGATTAATCTTTTTTGTCTGTATTAAAAGATGGAAGAGATTTGGCCGAAAATAGAGGAACGATATCGTAAAGACTCGTACTTAAGACGTCTAGCAATTTTATATCATATTCGTGAATTGTACGTTAAAGAAGAGGCAGCTTTATTAAAAGACAGTTGTGCATTTAGAGAAGAAGCTTGGTTAAAGGAATTAGCGGATTTGTACATATTGCTGCAAATGCATGCAAAATTCGATCAAAAGTTCGCTGAATTAGTTGAAAAACGTAAAATACGTTTTGTTGAAAAAATATTCAGCTGAAGTAGAACATGAGTAGTCTAAATGAACGATTTCACATTAAATCGATACTGAAAATTTTCTGTATAATATCTGTGTTAATAATAATGGCCACAGGATGTGTACGCGTAATCGAATCAGGTAAAACAGGTATCCGTGTTATACTAGGTAAATACAGTAAGAACGAATTAAACCCAGGTATCCATCCCTGGATACCTATCATCTACGACATAAAAATAGTTGATACACGTGTTCATACTATCAACTATAAAGAAGTACCCGACAATAAAGGTCATGGTGTTATCAATCACAAACCAATTACTGTGTTAGATCAACGTGGTTTGCCCATCCAGGTGGAACTAACTGTTCAATATCGATTAGTACCTGATCATGCATCCGAAATGTTACAAGAATGGGGCGATAATTGGGAAGAGAAGTTAATTAATCCTATTTGTCGTGAAGTTATCAGAGATGTAATCGGTACTTACCCTGCAGAAATAATACCCACTAAAAGACCTGAAATTGCTGCGAGAATTCAAAAAGATATAACCAGGAAAGTACAAGAACAGTCCAAAGGCGCTGTCCAAGTAATTGGTGTACAGTTGAGAAACGTACATTTGCCACCCGAAATTGAAAAGAAAATTAAGGATGTACAGTTAGCTAAACAAGAGGCACAAAGAATGAAATATGTTGAAGAACAAGCTAAAAGACGTCAAGAAGTTAAAAGAATAGAGGCTGAAACTAAGAAAATTCAGAAAGTAATTGCAGCTCAAGCTGAAGCTGAAGCAACTCTGAAAAGAGCAGAAGCGATCGCTGAAGCGAATAGAAAACTGGCACAGACTATTACACCTAACTTGTTAAAGTGGAAAGAGTTAGAAGTACAGAAACAAATCGCAGAAAGTCTTGAGAAGAATCCGAATGTTAAATTGTTCTTAAACACACCTGCTGGAAATTTTTCACATGTGGTTAGATAGTGATAAGTAGTAAATCAGTCAGACGGGCTTTTATGCCCGTCGTTCTGTTTTGGTAAATGGAACTATAGATATTTTCGGTAAACTTTACAAAAGAAGAACTCAAAGTATACTTGATAATCTTTATACTTTGCTGGTAAAGTGGTAGATGGAGATACTCTCGGTATAGATTTGAGATTTAATTGTCGGCTAACTGTACGCACCCGTATGAAAGGTTGTGATACAGGACAATAAACCTATATTAAAATTGAGCACTCTAACAATAGGAGCAATGAGTCAAAAACTTCTAGTCGGTGGATTAAACAACCCGCTGATATCGTTACCATGCATGTATTGTGATAAGTTTCGTATCTTTTCCAAAGCGTTAAAACAGACAGTACAAGAAGAAGACTTTAGTGCAGATTTAGCATTGAACAACATTACAGACTACGAGAATTTTTGGTTCTGTGAAAAGTTATATGAACAGGGTAAAATGTGTATTATTTGTTACTCTGTATTGTGTGACAAAGGTTGTTACAACGAACACGAAAAAGTGCAGCTAACAGAATTAGGCAATACTATCAAAATGAAAGGAAGTTGTGCGTCAACATGATTTACAAAATCACTAAATACGACTTGACACAACCCGATACTCCAGATAGTGTAATCGAGCAATTAAGCCAGGATTTGGAGAAAACATTAGATCGTGCTATATTGTACACCAATGTACCAAGTGTAGTCGAAATAGCGGGGATAAAGGATAGTGGCAATGACTGGATAACAAAATGGAGAGGGAATTTATATCTAAAAGCAAACGGAGTAAAAGGTAAGTTTATAAGTTCTGTTGATGGTGCACTTTTTGAAACAATTTATCAAATACAACTAATAGTACGATATGGTACATCTTTTGACTTAATCAGTAGAAATTATTTACAGATTTTCAACCTTGTAGATCCTCAAGACGTTAAATATGGTGACAATGAAATACTTGTTAACGGTATATTCCACCGTGTGATACTGAGGCCACTACCTGGACATCAACTGACATCTAGTATGTCATTTCAGTTTAGAATTAATACGTCAAATATAACCCTGATTGTTGACCCGAACAAGAAATTTTCGATAACCGTGTAAAAATAAAAAAGGAGGAAAGTGAAAATGGCCAATTTTAATGATCAAATGAATGACAAAATTGCCAATTACATTGTCGACTTAACATTAGCAGAACAAAAAGAAGACGTACAAAAAATTGTAGACAATATTCTAAACGAAGAAAATGCGAGAGAATACCTAACAGAACTACTGTTCAACATTCTTCCTATACACAACAAACCAAAGTTCAACCACAGTAAAGACAACTTCTTCGAAGCATGTGGTGTAGACAAAGATAAGGTAGTAAATCTTGCCAATAATATAGCCGATAAAATTGAGAACGATTGTCAATGGTCTCAAGTAGCTGAGGATATTTATAATTTTCTATATAGACAATCCGGTACATCTACATTAGAAAGAGTAGTTGCTTTGACAATGGTATTGCGTTCACTGTACAAAGATGCTGACGCAATACTAAAAAGTATAGTAGGAACGCTCCAGGAATATAAAAGTACAGATTAATTAGAGAAAAGGGGTCCCTATAGGACCCCTTTTTTGTTTGTCAGGACTGGTCAAACTAACCTTGTATTGTGGCCATCATTCTGTCATAAGGATCATGTATACTGTACCCTTCAATGATAGATTCCGCGTATTTCTTTACCTGGTCATCAATAGAAGCGGTTATTGGCCATCCATCAAAGTGAAAAGTTACAGAATGTGTAACAAGGGCAGTTGTATTTATATCTTCATTACCAGCAGTATCCAAGGGTTCATTTTCAGGGAATACACCGTCGAAATAGAATGCGTCTTCTATTTCTGGTTTGTAATTTGAGTTAGCACCAATTGGTTTTATCAGAGCGACAATACAGGAACCTTTGTATTTTAAGGCTGTTAACTTATCTAAGGGACTGAACCCGCTGTAGGGTTCTAATACACTAGTCCATTTACGAATGATATTATAGATACGAAGATACTCGTATTCACGGAATACTAAAGTGAAAGTACGTGTAATATTCTGGCCAACCACAAAATCAGCAGAAACTCCACCGATACCAGGTACCGTATCCACGTTTAAAGTTCTAGTGGGTGGGGTAAACTGTTCACAAGTACAAGATAACCAAAGTTCGGCATCCTGTTTATCCTTACCAAAAATAGCCTCGGGTAACCGAAAGCAAACGAAGAAGTAACCCGTTACACGAGGGTGACTATCAAAAAGGGAACCACCAGCAAATCTGTTAAAGATACTGGGTTTCGTATATTTAGACTCTTTATTACCGTCTGCTGTGCGGGCAATTACGCCTTGATTTTCAAGTGCTTCAAAAATGCTATTACCATTTAATGCCATTGTAAATCCTCGTCATTTTTATAAATAAGTCTCAAACAAAAAGACGGGGTCAAACGACCCCGTTATAAACTTATGCAACCTGGATATTAACAACAATTCTTTCAATCACACCATAAGGTCTAATTGTAAGTGTGACATAAAGTGTACCAGAATCTTGGTCCGGTACTACGTTTACACTAAAAGACTGTAAAATTGACCATCTTTGATTAGACGGATCATATAAGAACTTATTCATAAACTTGTTAACACGAGCTTGGGCCTCATTTACCCAATAAGGAGTCATCCTTCTGTGCAAAATGCCTTTGAGCAACTTAGGTATCCACTTCTTGATAAAATGTACAAACTTCGCAACATTTTGGTACTTAAGTTTGGAAAGACGTTTCCAAGTGGTATACTGTTGGATAAAGTATTTACCATCAGGTTCAACAATTGTCGGGTTTAACTGTTTCTCAATTAAATCACCAATTTCAGTTAAAGTTGGTCTGTAAGCTAGTTCTATCTTTTCTTCAATTGCGCCTTTTTCGATACCTGCTACAGGCTCACAAAGACCATAAACTTCATCAACATAAAGATGACGCTGTATAGCATGGTAAACAGGAGTTATCCAGATTTCTTTACCTGTGTGTTTATCGAAAATCTTACGATATTGAACATAAAGAGCACCATTGAAACTATTCCAAGGCACATCGTTTAAACGTGCATCAAGATCCTGTTGTGCAGACCAATTAAATCCGGTATCACCAAGAACAAGCATATCTTGACGCATATTTGCTAAAGTAATAGCCGCATTCTGGATGTTTGCGTTGTAACCACCTACGAGGACATAATCGAACTCGTACCAAGGATAAATCGCTTGACGTATTAACTCAACGGACCCGTCTACAGAAATCAGAGTTCCTTCGTACGCTTTAGCAATAAGACCTATAATCTTATCGCTGGCAAGATTGACCATTCCATTAGACAAGTACAAAATACCATTACTACCCTTATTTAATCTAATTTCGTCAGCAACCGGGACATTATTAGTACCTACAGGAGAAGCAGGTGTCATTGAAAGTAACAGCATTAACCTATCTTTTTCGCTCTTAACAAGATTTTCTACCTCTAAAGTACCAGCTTTACAACGGAGGTACTTAGACCTTTCATTGACCACAGTTTCTATATAAAGAGATTTACCAGAAGTTGGATCAACTACTTTAACCTTTTGACCACTATAGTAAACATAAGGTGTTAAAGATACAGTCCACGGACCTTCTAACAGTTTGTGATTACCATCTTCACCAATCCTATAAATATAGAGATCCCAGAAGAGATACTTGTACATCGGCTCACCATTATCATCTGTATAAAGCTTTTCATATTCCACATTACGGACAGCACGTATACGAATATTATTGTACCAATCACCAACACCGACTGCATAAAAGTAGAAATAAACATTGGGCAGTTGCGCATCTAACTCGTCTTCACCGTTGACGAAGTCAACTGAAAGGGTTGTAACCGGTGTAGTTTTAATAGCAGTTCCAGATCCTTCTGTTCCAGTATATTTTTCGTCGAGATAAAGGTAGTAAACTGAACCATCAGTATACTTCTTAACAACTTGTCTTATATAATCAAGTCCATCTGCCTGAGCTGCAATCCAATCGCCTTCAGAAACCTGATCATACTCGGTCTTAGAGGCACAGATGACAACTTTAGGATCCCAATCAGATCCATAGAACTGTGCATTCGAATCCGCAGCATCAACTACATTGGACACAGTAATCGTAGTAGATTCAGACACAACACCAGAATCACCTGTTCCAACAACACCGCAATAATCCCAATCAAGTATTGAAGTAGTGGTACCTTCATATGCGTCTTCGAGAATAAGTTTATACACCTGAGCAGTATCGTCATAATCGAATCCAACAACCCTCACTGCTGCTTCTATACCATCGCCCCAAGAGTTGGATCCTGCTTTAAAGATCCAGAAATAGTTAGAACGGAGCACATTGTTTTTCCTATCTACGAAAACATCAAATTCCGCAGCAGACTTACAAATGACTATTTTACTGCCTTTGGTAAAACGATACCCTTTAGAACGAACACCAGCAGGTGCAGCATCTGCCCATTGACGTATTCTAGTTAAGTACTGTGAATCACTTGTATTACCTGTATAAGTCTTCTCGAGTACAAGTTTGCCAGCAGTAATATCTATATCTACAACACGTACAGCGTATTGTCTTGGGTCTGTGGTAGTTCCATCGTCCCACAGAATAAGATCGCCAATACGAAAATTCTGTATAACAGAAGGATCAGTACAGACAACAGCAGTGTTATTATCAGTGAACTGAAACGTATTATCTGAACCTGCGTCAATTCTCGTGGCAAGTTCTGCAACTTTAACAGAACCAGTCCCGGATGTTCCTTGATAATCTCCGTCTAATACATATCGATCACTCTCTACTTGAACAACTTTCTTAGCATATTTCAAAGAGTCAAAACTTGTAGTACTCCCTTTTACGACAAAAGCATTCTCTAACTCAACAAGAGGTGAAGAAGTAGAAACTATAGAACGATCTTTATCGACTCTAAAAGTGTAGGTGCCACTGAGTGTCTCGTAATTAGTAGATCTAGCAAGTACAACATTTGCTAAAGTAGCAGATTCTGTTTCGGAAAAGCCGTTATCAGGTGTAGGAGCAACACGACATACATATAACTTTTGTGCATAAAGAAGAAACGCATAAGCAAGGTAATGTCCGTAACCAGTCTTGTTAATATCAGGTGGTCCAAATAACTCAACAAATTGATCCCAGGAAGTTACCTCAACAATCCTATTGTGAGGACCACGATCGCTTGTAATAACAACATAACCACTACGACCAGTTTCTAAAGCAGGTTCTAAGTAAGAAACATCTTCAATAAAAACGTAAACACCAGGCACTCTCATGTCAGGCATTATATTAACCCCCTAAAATTTGCAGAAATATCAATCCCAACACGATACAATCGCATAAAGTTTGTTTTAACTAAGTATGTGCCATTCAATGGTCAAAGTACCAGTTGCGACGGGCTTCCACACAGGAGCAAACGTAACATGCGCAAACACTTCTACAGGTGTTACAGTACTACTTGCGGAGTGATAAGCATTATCCTCCCAAGTTCCTAGGATTAACCAGGCCTCGTCAATTTTAGCATAGTCGTCTGTTATATAGGGTTCATTAGGTTCTACCACACACTTTAAAACTACTTCTGTCTTTCTACCAGTTACATTATTAGTAGTAATCAACATGTTATCAGGATTGGTAGTGTCAAATTGCCTAACATATTGAATCCATTTACCAGCTCCTATCACACCGTTAACTGTAACATATTTCGGTTGGATCTCAGAACTATGTAATTGGTATGCACGTGTACTGGTTATCTGAGCAATACTATCTTCAGAAGTAGGTGGATAAATAGTCGGGTCACCTCCGGATATAACGGATCCTTGTTTACCTACCACAAAATGGGAAATAATCGCATCCTTATATTCCAATTTAGGAGGCCCTTGACTATCGGTAAGATAAAAAATACGGGGTAAAACATACTCACGTCCTGTGTAAACAACCATGTTTTTTGATTCTCGTATTAAGACACCATCTAAGAGAACACGTACAAATCCTCTAATTCTGGATACATGGTCTCTACCTATAAAGTCTTTAAAGCCCATTTTACTGTTCACAATACGTTTCATACACTTCCCCCATTATTGTTTTTTGAAGTTAGCTCGACTCTTGCCCAAGATGCCAAACATAGTACTTCGTAAGACTTGTTTACTATATAGTCATTACGACTAGTTAAAAAGTTAACTACTGACACATGACATAAATTAGCCGCAAGTTTGGGTGTACTACTAAACGGTATCTGACTATTAGGAGGTGACGTAATTACGTCTGACGTATTCGCAGAGCTAGTTAACATTAGAAATTCTTTGACATTATGGTTAACACACAATTGCATTTGGTCAATCTGAAAAACAGACGACAAAAATTTAACCACATTATCTGTACCAATCTGACTTACTAAACATAGACTATCAAAAGGATCCTCCAATAGAACACCTGTGAACATACTAGTATCAGTTAACAACATGACGTGGTAAGGCTTCATGTGGTAAAAGAAAGCATACGTAGACATTTTATCAGGCTGTATTGCCTTACCAAAAAGAATGGACGCGAACAAATACTTGTACTTATTGTAAATGGCAGAAGATGGATTTTGTGATGCGAGAAAACATGTGAACAATTGTTCCAATGTATCATCGATACGATCCGGATGATTAACCACAATATCCTTGAGTATCTCTGCAAAACGGTTGTTGTTTGTACTTAACCACACATATATATCGTCACTGTTTACATCAAGTTCCTGTACAGTACCACATAGAGGTGTCAACCATTTGTCTGTAAAGTTGTCCAAAAGCTTTCGTCTTTCCTCAGGATCTGTAGCTAAAGTTAAACCTTTATAATCCGCAACTAAATCTTTAAACTTCTCTTCGGTGTTCCATCCAAGCGCATCGAAAGTACTTATGTTCGCCACATACCCAATACGTGGATCAATATGGTAGGTCAGATTACCACGTTTAGTATTTAAATACCAAACTGCTAAAACTAAGTCTAACAACGTGATGTTAACAGGATCATACCCTTCAAGTGTAAAAAGGAGAACAATATTTCGGAATATTGTATAATACATGACAAAAATCAAATCAGATATTACAGAAATCCGCACATTCTGTGTTACGAAAAGAATAATGTGTGACTGCAGTGGTAAAACTAATTGACCATTATTGTATAGACTGTCTAATACCGTCTTATCGACAAGAAGTTCTGGAACACGTTGATAGACATCATCATAAGATATGACATCGCCATCTCTACTAGGACTTATAGACTCATGCTCATAAATCTTCTTAGCGACAAATACCCAATCGTCTTCCTTCCTTGTAATAAGCAACTCATAAATACCTAAAGGTTCATTGAGATCACGTGCAATACGGTAAAATAAACTAACACTACCTTTAATACGGGCCAAATCTCCGTAACACTTTAGTATAATCGATTTATCGGAATAAGTGAGATTATCAAGAAGATCCTGTGGCAGTCCAGCAGACACTAAAATATGGTCAATAAGAGATTCTGGAACTTCCTTGTTTTCTACCAGTAATTTTAAATCACCAGGCACTTGATTGTAAATCTGATCAATGTACACATCCAGAAGGTATCGAAGAATAATACCATAAAGTTCGTCATCGCGGTAAGGTAAATGGTCGAAAAGATAGCGTTCAAAATAGTCCTGTATTTGATCACGAGTTATTGCCATAGAGGTAACCTCGTAATTGTTCAAATATTGCCAAAAATGACTCCTGTGGTTGTAATCCAGTTAGGTCAATAGTGTTGCCTGACTTATCGATATCATTAGAATAATTGAAAATACCATAAGGACGTGGTAGAGTCGAAAGTAACGGAAAAGAGAATCCTTTGGTGTAGAATTCAAGACAATCATAAATGATACGATTATAGTACTGTGAAGCCGCTACAATCGTTTGTTCGTTATACTGGTCACCATATGTGAAAAAATACAGTTCAAATGTACTGTCAAAATGTGACTCTATTTCAGATGCAATAGACTCCAGGGTTTGCAACAGATTGATGATGTTTTCGTACACATCTAATGTGACATATTGGTTAGCAAAAAAGACATAATGGTTTTGTATGTTTAAATTCTTGATATGTTCATATTGTATATTAGCTGGTTCAACGTCTATCTCATAAATCGTTTTATCTTCAATAGTGTGCGGTGTAACACGCATATTAGTCACACGAACACCAGTACTATTCAAAGGGCTGAAGAAAAAGATTAAGTCGTTTATTTTCGGTTTCAAAGTAGCAATATGAAGAACACCTGTGAAGTAGAGGATAGCACCGTATTGCATTTCTGTTGTAGTCGCGGCAAAAGGAGTTGCGTAAATCAGAGGAGTTAAGTCATAAAGTGTATACTTACAATGAGGTGAGGTCCAGAAAGCAGTACTATCTTCAAATGTAGAGGTAGTTTCTAGAGAGAAGTATCTAACAGGTAAAGATTGTATGCGATAGTTTTTATACTGATCGAGTTGACGTAAGTACTCTTCTAAATAACGATAAGAAAGTTGTGGACTAGAAAGACTTGATAACTGCATTTTCTGTAGTATAGATATTTATGAAAAATCTGAAAGGACCTCCTTCAATCTATAGGTTCCAGAGGTCCTGCGCCAGGACGACCCTGGGCGATCCCTCGTAGTCCCATGGACAATCTGTCCAGAGGGGACTGGAGGCTTGTCAGATTACGGAAGTGTAGTTTTACTATGATGCATATGAACATGATTCAGTTTTACATACAACGACTATACGAGATGAAAAATGTGGAACTTTACTAAACAATAACTAGTTTAAAGGAGGTACGAACTATGCGAACTAGTACTCACTACATCACTACACCAGACAAAAACAGGTTTCTAGGGTTGATAGTGTACGAGAAGGATAATAATACAAGGGTACTTAGAATTGTAGGTTCAGCAGTACTAGAAAATGGTAAATTAATATCCGACTTAAATGACCTACCTGTTAGGACAACTTTGAATAGAGTCAAAAAGATAGCAATGTATGCACCTATCAGGTATGTAGTGGATGAGAAGATCCAAATCTTTCCATTTGACAAAGTAAATGAAGAGGTTGAATTAGAAGGCGAGGATGGCAAATTATTTATAGACTATTGTATCCAGCAGGATATGTCAACAGGTAAATCGGAGATTATTTCTATTCGCGCGTATCAAATGGAAGAAGATGTTAAAACATGGTACTTACTGAATGCTATAGACACAGATATAGTCAGAGATAGATTGAAAGTTTTCGCCGTAGATGTCGAACTAGATATGTTTCCGCCTCTGGTAATCTGTGATCCGGTGGAAAAAGTTCTCTATGTCGAAATTGGTCATAATGGCTATATAGGTAGTTTTCACGGTAGGAAATTAGAAACAATTACTAGAGCATTTGCGGTATGGCCGGAGTTTATGTGCAAGCTGACAGGAACAATTACTAGAGGCTCACACACGCCTGGTGCTCAAGGAGGATTCTATGGAAAACTGTATACGGGATTAGTTAATCATCTAGACGATTGGACACCTGGTCTATATAAGTTATATCGCGTGATGGATGATAGAGTAGAAATTAGTAGAATAGCTGAACGAATAGAGGTTATAGAGGAAGAAGAGTAAGTCATCTAAGAGGGGTCCTACGGGCCCCTTTTTTTGTTTTCTAGGACTGAACATTAGTATACCTTACATTTCAAGCCTAACTTTGCAATATTCATTTTAGCAATTGTTAGTAATTCAGGCTTCAAAACACGTACTTCACGTGGTTGCATATCCATAACACGTATTAAAGCATCTAAGACATCCACTTCATCCAAATACAGATAAGTAAATCCCTGACTATAGATTACGCGCTTATTTGTCAGCATCTGGTCAACACTAAGAGTTATACCTATGAATGCGTCAAGAAAAATTGCAAGTATTGATGTTAGTTCGTATACTAGGGATAAATGAATATCTTCTTCGTCTAAACATAACTTGTTGAATTTATCGTATAACCATATGCGACCAACTTCACTGTGTATTTTTGTCGCGTACTCAGTAATTTCTTTTCCTTTATCAGACAAAACAGTTGCTAACTTTTTCTTGACTTTACTTGCTTTAATAACTAACTCATTAAAAGATTGCTTCAGAAATTCTACACAATTGACACATCGTTCATCTCGTAACGCAAGAAATCGATTCCACGCGGCTATAACCTTAAACCAATTTAGGACAAGGTCTATGCCTATATCTATAAGGTAAAGAGTGCTAGAGTGGAAAAATAAAGTACTGGCATAAACTTGGCGCATAATCTCAGATTTCAAAGAATAAAAATGTGCTAAACTGGAAGATGTAGCAGACGAAAGATGTGCTAAACGTTTAAACTTCCCGTTATCTACTTCAACAGATGGAACTATAACATCTTCATTGAGAAACTCGAAGTATTTTGTTACGTATTCTGATAAGTCAATAGGAAGACAATGTCTTCCACATTCCTTACACAGTTGCATAATTACTTCCCCCGGCAGTTGTCGTTTTCAAAGTCTTTAATCGTTGTATTCTCAACCCTTTGGTCCAAATCGCTTGTCGACTTCTAGAGAGTTAGATGAAGATTATTTTAGAGCGATCCAAAAGTCGTTCTTGAGAACATATTACGAACTTCACGTATATCTTGTTTTATTTCGCGCAAAAGTCCTAAAATCTGTTCATAACGCATCTTATCCAGTTCTGTCGTATTGTTCAACTGCTGCTCTAAATTAGCTATTTTGTTAGTAACGTCATCAAGCTTATCGTTGACACGTATTCGATCATCGTTGTTCTGTTTAACAACTCCACGCAGTGAAATGACAAGTAAAATAAATAAGGCTAACGAAATAGTACCAATAAGAGGATGCTTGTCTAAGAATGATATCAGTAACTGTAATTCTTCCATTTATACAACCTCGTGTGACTAGAAAACCTCACCCTTGTACACAGTTTTAATAGTAGCTCTAAATCTACCTCTATCGTCGTAACGTATAATAGCAAACCCTTGAGTCCAATTGTTTAATAACGCGTACTCAAAACTAGTAGCCAAATGGCCAACAGCTCCACCCCAGTATAGTTCACCGTCTATACGTTTAAACACCTTTTCTTGATTTCTATGGAAGTGTCCTACAATGAAATGGTCGTGTACATACTTCCAGATAACGTTTGTTATATGCTCTGGCTGATAACTGCCAACACGTTCGTGACCATGTAAATGCCATAGTTTACCAATACGAAAAGGTTCTGTATAGACGGTTATGTTTAGTTCTTTAACATTTAACCTAACTTCTAGGAGATCCTGAACTAAATCGTAGATTTCTTGAGCGTTATCAGCTATATAACGTGTTAAACGTTGTTCATGGTTGCCATAAAGATAGAAAATTCTAGCATCTGGATATTTATTGCGCAAGAAATTGAGAAAGTTGCGCGCTTCATCTATCTCTTGACGAACGGATTTGCGAGTAGGGTCTTTCGAAAAACGTGAAATTTTATAAAAATCAATTAAATCACCAAGTATTGTTATAATAGTAGGCGTAATATGTTCAGTATCAAGATAATCAAAAACAGTATTAACAGCAAGTTGATCGTGATAAGGTATATGAAGGTCAGCAAGGACTAACTCTATATCTTTTTGTTCTGAAACAATCTGAGATTTTAAGGTGAAAACATGCTGATTGCGAATAGCAAAAAGAAGTCCACGTGCAAGTGATTCACTAATTCCGAGCACATCTGCCAACTTTCTTCTGCCAATAGGCTTACCAGTCGTTTTTAAATGCTTCTCGTATATAAGACAGGCATTGTGCCAGAGTGATGGTGTAATCAAAGACGACAACTGTAAGACCTCGGATATGATTAAAAGTGTTAAGCAGACGACAAAGTGATCTTTTTCCAAAATAGATTCATTTAGCCTACATCAGTCAAATAATTTTACTCAAAAGAAACTACAGTAACTTACCAAACTTCCACCAAGAGGGTGGATTGGGATAAGGTGGATGTTCTGCTTTAAGTAAACTCGTTTCATATTAGAAACCTCTTACTAACTCTGTTTAGGAGTGTAATTGGCAATTTCTTGCCTTATCTGTTCAAGCTCCTCTGTAGTTGTAGCTGATTGTATTCTTCTCTCTAAATCGTCATTCCACTGCCTTATAGCGTCTCTCTGCTGAAGTTGAGAGTTGTAATAAGATATGAGTTCTTCATATTTAGAGGTATCCCCTTTGATTTGAGCTTCCTGAATCTTTGTGATTATGTAGTCGGTTTTGGACAATAAGCTTGCTACCTTTGCTTTTCTCTCATTATGAACTATTGTTCTCAACTCATCTAAAGAAGGTGGAGATGGAGTATACTCAACAACTTCTTTCTTTTCAAAGTCCCATCTTCTTCTACCTTGATTGTTTATGAACTCAAGCCACTGTTCATCTGATATAGGAATTGCTTCTTTAGGAATGTTGTCTCCGTGGATGTCTGGAGAGTAAAATGCTTTAGGAAAACCTTTCTCGTCAAAAATTGCATATTTCATGGTTGTCCTCCTTTAGTAACCTATTGCTACCCACCACAAACGACCCTTTCCGTTCGGAGGGGTATTTCCAGCTACGTCCCATACCTTTACACCGACCCCAGATGTTGAAAAGTTGCTTAATGTTCCATCTAAATTTTGTCTTACCGCAACCCCGAAATGAAATGCTCCATTGTTCTCGTCTGTTCCTGGTGAAATCGCACAAGCAAACGAAAGTAAAACTGTTGGAAATGAAATCGGAAATATTATATCAAATTTTTCACCATGAACGAACGGACTACTTTTTTCATAAACTCCCCACTGTATAATCAACCCATTCGGAAACTTTATATACCCAGACGATGACAACAACTGAGCTACATCTCCTTGATGCCAAACTTTATGATCCAAAAACTTTAAGCTTCCATTATCACTATATAGTATATTAGTTGAATATCTTGCACAATAAATGCGAAACTCGCCCCCACGGGTACTGCTGTACTCCACACGTTTACTCGTATCCTTATCAGGATACAAAGCAAGCCCAACACTGTCGAATGAATTATTGGAATCAGACGTCCCCGAAATCACTAATGGATAGAAGTTATTGTCAACCTGAATGGTACTTGGTACATCTGTCCTTACGAACTTGTTTGGAGACAACCCTCTCAACAAATCAGCATCCAATCCACTCCCTTCACCATCAACCGTCTTCAACGCTTCTAACAGTCCCTTAGCAGTTCTGTAGCTCATACTCTACTCACCTCCTTTAAATAATCCACCAATTAGATCCGTCACAAATCAACGTATAAGAGTCATTTTGATTTTCAATTTGAACAAACTCCTGACCATCAATCAATCCACTCTCAGATTGAACTCTAACATAATTCACTGTATCATCAACCTTCTTAATAACTACAATCCTATCTTTAGCGTTCTTTAGTGTTATAGTAACATTGTTTGCGGAAGCATCTATCGGATAGAACTTGTTTCCTGTTTCTAACTCGGTGAAGTCGGAAGTCACAGTAGATTGAACTTGAATTTCGTTTTGTAGGATTTGCTGTTGTAAGTATGCTATAGATGGTGTAGCTATATCAGCTTTAGTAGGTTGTTTTTGTAGTTTGTGAGTGGATAATTTACGTATAATGGGCATGATTTAAGCCTCCGTGTTTAAAGTTAGAGTTCGGCGTCAGCTACAACTTTAAATGGATTAGTAGTGTACTGACTCCCACCACCTCCAACCAAATCAAAAGCACTAGCATCTCCAACATTAAGAACGACATAGGTTCGCGAAGATACAATAGAAATACTCCCTGGTATTTGCCAACTACCAGCTCTGAATATCAAAACATTTTCATACTTTATTGTAGGAGTAACTCTTTTCACAACTTTAAATGGTAAATAAACTTTTTCATTGTACTTATCGCAATCATCACTGTAACTTCCTTCCAAAACTTCATAATACCTCATACATCTCATAAGTTGAATCTCATAAGGAACATACTCAAACTCTGTTGCTCTATCGCCCTCTTCCAACTGAACCCTTCTTATCCTAAACCAATCACCTTTCTGCCACTGATTTGTTCCTGTTAAGAAGTGGTAGTCTACACCGGTATGCAAACCTTCACTTGGTGCTTCATAGTTTTTATCGTTAGAGCCGATTATAAGTTCAAATCCTACATTCTCGTCATTTTCAAATCTCTTAGGGAATTCAGACAAGTCAAAAGTGAACTCAAATCTTTGAAACTCTCCATCTCCATTATAGGTAAACTTTTTGATATAACTGTCAGTAACTCCACGAGTACAGTTTCTAAACGATAAAGAGTAATCTCCATTCTTATTTGATGCAAACTCAAACGAAAGTGTCACCTTCTTTCCTTGAATAGCTAAGTCGTATAAGTGTTGACCTTCAAAGCGATAAACAAATGAATGAATATGGCGATTGGAATTTGAAGTATCTTCGTCTTCAATCTTGTAGTAAAGAAAGTAAGTAGGAGACTCTTTGTAGTGATTGGATTCGGTGTAGAGAATCTTGATTTCGTCGTCTGTTAATGCACGGTTGAAGATGCGGACTTGGTCGATGAAGCCCTTAAAATAACTAGCACTTTCTACATGAGAACCGTCATAGTTATACATAACCCCCATATACCATTGAGCTACATCAGCTAAGGTATTACTATTGATGTCTCTCTCATACAGCTTATTTCCGTCCAAATATAGGGTAGCAAGAGATGGTTGTAACTTCAGTATAACATTGTGCCATACTCCATCAGATACAAGGGTACGGGAATAATAGTAGTCTTCAACACCTAAGCCTAAGAAAGTGCCTATATAACCATCTTTTATTTCAATCCCAAAGTCATTGCTAGCGTCGCCTGCGGTTGCGAAACCTATTAGAGTTGGGTTATTCCAATATGTTGATCCATGAGCTGTTTGAGTCGTTTTAAACCATAAACTTATTGAAGCGGGTAAACTCGTTAGAGGAGACGGTATTGCCATATAACTACTCCCATCAAACTTCGCACATTGACCAAACTTACCTATATCATACTGTTCATTTCCGCTCCAAGTTCCGTTGTAGTTTCCTGACAAATCATTAGCATTCCCGTCAAAAGTATATGTTGCAATGCAAGAACCATCACCGAAAATATCCAAAGTATTAACCAAACTGCCTTCATCTAGAGCATAAACCTTATCTCTCCGTAAACCCACCGTATATCCCTCTACATTAGAAAATACTCTATCTATTGTATACCTAGCCTCATTCTCTAACCTAAAACTCTCACCCCTTTGAGCTACAGAGAAGTCTCCATTGATTATTCTATTTTTGAATTGACCGACTTCCTTTATAAATCTTGCATCTAACTTATTCATCTCCACCCTCCCACTTTATCCTACAAACAGAGTCAAAATCTGTAGCTGCATCCACTTGCTTCTCCAAATCCCACTTCTTCTGGAAAAGTTGAGCATGATAGGCAATCAACTCAGTAATCAAGGTTTTAAGCTGGTCAACTGTGATTGTGTGGTATTCGTTATTGTAATCTCGAATAGTAATTTTCTCTTGCTTCGTAGCTTCAGCAAGTTCTAACGCTCCTTTAAAGTTAAGCAAGTCCTCTTTCTTACAATCCACTTTTATGCCAAGTGTGGGAGAGGTGTAGCCTTGATTGAAAGCTTGGAGAAAGGCAGATTTGATTTCAAACTTCTTTAGTCGTTTTACTTCCTCTAAGGTGTAAGATGGGTCAGGTTCGTTACCGTGTTTCAACCACTCTTGATACTCCTGATAGTGACGGTTTGCTAGGTCAAGAGGGATGAACATATTAGTCTCGTTGTCTTTGATTCCTATAATGTTAGGTTCGTATCTCGTAGTTCCATCTTCAAGTTTGATTTCTTTGATTCCGTCGGCTACGAGTTTGTATTTAGCCATCGCTTGTAACCTCCTTTGTTTGGTTTAGAGTTCGGCGTCAAAAATTATATATCCGTCTTGTGCAACCTCTCTACAAAATCCAAACAAAGTAGCAAAATTTGTCCTGGTAGACGTAGTTGTAGCGTGGAATTGAAACCTATATGAGTATGTCGATGATACACCAACAAGGGAGTCTATATATACAGGTCCTCCACTATACTCTACTACAAGTCTATTTAAATCAGGACCATAAGACATAGAAGGCGGAACCCTCTTAGGCACTTTGAAGAAATAAGTAACCCAGCCACAATCGCCAGAATACCACTTTCCGTTCCCTATCGGAGTATCACTCCCTTCATCTCTTAGCACCTCGCAATACCTCATACACCTCATAAGTTGAATTTCATATGGAACATACTCAAACTCAGTCGCAACTTCACCTTCTTCTAGCTGCAACTGAGCTATCTCTATGTAATTACCAGCTTGAGCTGCCCAGTTGGTATAATCTGAAACACAGTAAGGGTCTATACCACTAGAATTCTTTCCCACCCACTGATTTTCCTGTCCCGGGTCGCACCTATTACTATCACCAATAAGTCCGATGTTCAGAACAAATCCGCGGTTATTATCGTTTCGTGGAGGTTGAAGCCAGTTGTGATCCAACGGTATAGTAACTGTAACCCTCTGTACTTCATCATTTCCGTTGCTAACAAAACTAGTCACATAATTTTCATATTTTGACTCGTCAGGTATACTAGTTTGATTGTGTAAACTTATGGATATTTTACCTGTTACATTAGACCTCCATAAAAACGATATTGTTACACTTCCCTTTTTTATAGCAATATCGTATAAATGAGAGCCTTCGAAATGGTAGGTAAACGGATCCCAACATCGAGTATTAGAACCATCCCAAGATAAGTTTTCTGGTGGTGTATCTACTACAACTTTATACGAAGGCAACCCATTTAGACTTCCTCTGGATACGGTAAATTTACCACCAGCCCTTACATTAGATGCCCAAATTCTATCCGCACTTTTATATCCTTGATCTATAGTTAACGCATCGGCGTCACTACTATAACTAGCACTAGTTCCTCTCTGCCATATCGCAAAGTCTCCGTTAATTATCCTGTTCTTAAACAACTTGTTATATTGTGTATCGTTTAGAAACGCATATCTAGTTCCCATACTATAACTCCTCCACTACGAGGTTTCTATTTTCTACATACAGCTTAACCAACGCTCCGTCAGCTTGGTCTCTCAAAACGAGGTAATCTGCAACATTGTCAGTCCAGTGAGGGACTAAAGAGTTCAGTTTGCTTTGATTCTCCACACTTGTGTCTACATAACCATACTTCTGTATAAAGACTAAAGTATCACCTGCAGCTAAATCAATATTCAGCTTTATAGTTCTACTATCAACTTCCTCGAAATCAACTCCATTCACCAACCTAACTCTGTTCAAGTAAACTTCCAACGACTTACCATCAGGAGTATAGACCATATTATTAGGAAGTGTAATAGTAATCGGAGCAGTCTGGTCAGAGGTAACATTCATAATTTCAAATGCTTGGACATCAGTAACATAGGAATAACCTGTTTCTTTATAAAGAACACCAAAATTATAAACTTTACCAGACCCATTCCAAACTATTTTGATATCCAAACTTGTAAATCCGTTTTCAACTAAAATAATCTTATCCAAATCACCAGATGTCCAAGTATTGCCTCCGTCAATAGAGTACTCTAAACTAGGCGCAACCGCATCGTCTGCTTCCACATGAACTAGAAATTTGTAGTATGTTTCGGATCCAGAAACAACCGTCGCAGTGAAATAGGCTCCTGTATCGCCCTGTAAACACGTACCTCGCTGATCATGAGTTAACCCATTAAGCGTTAGGTCATCTATATCATCCAATATATTATAGTAACAATATTCAAAGCTACTATTGTCTAATAGTATCATATATAGTGTATCTTCAAAACCACCTTCAGCAGCAACTTTACCTGCAGTCCATTTATCACCATCCCACACCAATCCATAACCTATAGTAGGATTCATATTATCATCTACATCACCCAAATCTTTAATAGATGATCCGTCTTTACTTATGTCAGTCCAAACATGACTATGCGCTATGATACTAGCAGGTTTTACACGTACCTGTAGTTGTTCACCGTTAATAGTTATAGAAGTTGTTTCAGTTAAAACAAGAGCACCATTTGAATCACGTGATATTTTCAACGCATAGAGTATTGATTTGTCAAGTTCAGGTATATACAGATCGAAATCAGATTTCGCGACACCATCCTCGTCTACGTAAACAATGGCGATCTTAAACGGATTTGGAGAAAGATCTCCAGAATACTTAAACCTGGTAAAAATACAAAGATAACCAGAAGTATAACCTGTTAAGTCAACGTCAAACTCAAATGGTTGAGTCAACTCCAAAAGCGTGATATCTTGAATACATTTACCAGGTGATAAAGTGAAATGTACAGTATCGCCAGAAATAGTGTATGTGACATCTAAACCATAGATAATGACGTTATCCTGACCAAGAGTTAAAGCTTTTAACAGATTATTTGTATAACGGGAAATAAAGATTTTGGAGTCGGCTGTGCCATACTGGAAAATCTGCTGCCCGTAAGGAGATAAATATTGTTGTTGAAAAGGTGGTGTCAATGCCATACATGTCCTCCTGCAATCGATTTGCTATTTTCCGAAGCACTTTAGTGAAATAAAACTAGAAGTCGCTTAGAATTAATCCGATACAAAACTTCTAAAACGACGGTTTTATAGAAAAACTTAAATCAAGGTACTTAATCCACCTGCTAAAGCACCAATTGCAAACTGCTTTAAAGCGTGTCTACGTTCCTTCGGTGACTTAACAAAAGCCGACTTCTTCTTACCAACTGTAGTAGCTGCTAAACTTGATCCACCCCAAATAGCTGCTTGTTTAGCTGCTTTTCGTACCAATTCGTCGTCAAAATCGATTTCGGTTAACACTAGTTTATAAGCTTGTAACATTAGAAGAACTCACTGTTAATGTTTACAAAAATGTCTAAAGTCCCTGGGTTACTCAAATCGGAACCTATATAATCTATATGAAAACGAAAAATATCAGCTGGACGTGGAAATGGTACCGGTAAAACAAACTTATCAAAAGACCCATCAAACTCAGGCTGCCAAGGTGTGTAATCATCTAGGAGAAGCAAATAGTACTTATTGGAGTTGTCAAAATGATCACGCACATAGAAAGAGAAGCGTATTTTATCCTCGGTACCACGTTGGTAATCAACATAGAGATAAATACCGTTGCACATACGCACATCTACATCATAAGTTGTTTCATCGATTTTGGTTGCCTTGTTTGGTCTCCAGGTGCGAACTGTAATTGGCATTAGATACGTGAAGAGGGTATAGAACGCAGATGTGTCCTAGGTGGATGGGTTTGATCACAACGTGTAAACGGAAGCGGACGAAGTTCTACAGAAGGTTGTCCACCTCCTTCACACGGACCAAAGACAATCTCGAACTCCCAAGCTTTCGTAGAAGAAGCATTATCCTGATCCCAAACGGTTAACACTATTTTATACTGACCTTCATACTGAAACTGATATTCGTAAACAGGATTAGAAGAACGGTCCTGTTGATCAATAAGTTCATAATGATCGCCTATCCAACGATATAACTCCCATTTGTACTCAAGAAGATTATCGTCACCATCTATATCGTAGGAATAATGGTCGCTGGATAAATTACGTGCATCAAACTTATACCGTGGACAACAATAACCAGACTCTTCTACATCAAAGTCTGCCACAGGTGGTACATTAGACATGTGAATTGTTTTTACTTTATCAACAACTTGTGTTTGCCACCCATCATTATAGTAAACGATTTGTCGTACATTGACATCATGTTTTTCAGTGAAATTGTACCAAAATTCGTCCGTTTTGGACAAATTTGTCTTATCTGGTATATGATCGTTGTCAGTATCTAGTTCATCGACAGTACCATCGTCATAGATATCAAAATTAACATACTCTACTTTACCATAAGCGGAATCTTCGTCGCGACTGTCATCAATTTGTTGAGCAAAGTGAACATAATCAGTAACAGTCGGTTCTTCTGGATCCCAGACGAAATCAATGACAGGAGGATCATAAGGAGTAGGATGAACCGTTATCTGTACAGTCTTCTGGTAGATGTTGCCCCATCCATCATCGAAATAAATAACAGCACGCACAATACGATCACCAGGACTGTGATAAACATGATAAATTACGTCATCAGGTGATTTATTTGTATGAGTAACACTTACATCATTACCATCTAAGTCATAGTCTTCTATATACCAATCAACGTACTGTATAGCTGGACATTTGTCAGTGTAGGATAAATGGTAGGCTACTTTTTCTTGACCATAAATTGTACAAGACATAGTTTAATGATTATAGTTATCAACGTTACATTCATACCAAATAGAAGCAGAAATTTCACAAGGTCGTGCCTCATAAGTCTTCGTTTTACTCGTAAAAGCTTGGTCTATCCACCCATCATCATAACGTACTGTCAAAGTAACCTGTTTATTCGGGTTACAACTAGTTGCGCCATTATCTGCTGAAAAAGGTTTGCGTGACGGATATTGCCACGTGTAGAACTGATGTTCATCTGGTGGACGATCATTACGCTCTTCTACTGCTTTGTCATCTGAAATACCAGATGGATCTACGAATTTCCAATTCACATCCAATTGTCGGTTATAAGGATCAGAAGTTGTGTTTATGAACTCTATTTCTCGTTGACCGACCCAGTAGTGACAATCACAGTCTTCGTCATAATCAGGTAAAGGATTTTCTGTAAAATCAGCCTGTAGAACATACTTATCAGTTGTTAAAGTCTTAGTAATATCTACGTATCTCTCCGCAAAACCATCATCATAATAGTAGCGCATTGTAACATTATGAGAACCGTAACTCTGGAAATAATGTGTTGGAGTGAAATCTCTAGATTTGTGAATGAAGGAAGTAGAGTTGTCTGGCGTAGAATTACCATAATCCGGATTATCTGGATTGTAGAGGTCATAATAATCAGAAATTTGCCAATCTAAATAACGACATCTGTTGTTAGGGTCAGAAGTATTGTCGTGGAAGGTCACCAAAGTATCACGACTAATAGGATGTTCTGGTGTCCAATAGAAATCAGGTGTTGGTGCAGGATAGGTCTGAGGATGGACTGTTTTGGTGATTTCTCTACGTTCCCTCTGCCATCCATTATCAAAGTAAATAACAAGAGTAATATCGTGGTCATCTGGTGATTGAAAGTGATGACAAATTTGCGTGTCAGGTGGAACACCTAGAAGTTCTTCTGAATTATCCGTTTTCTGACCAGGATTAGGGTTATCTAAATTATCGACACTGTAATAGTCTTCAATATGCCAATCTATAAAATACTGGAGGTTATCAGGATCATGAGTTGTATTAGTAAAACAAACTTTCTCTTCACGTCCTAGCGGATTCCAATTAGTGGCAGTAAAATCAGGATCTAATTCGTATTTACATTTGTTGACCGTTTTAGTTATGCTCTTTGTTACGTACTGCCAACCGTCCCAATATGTAATAGTAAGCGTAACATCAGTAGGATCTGGTGTATGGTATTTGATAGTCGGATATTGTGTGTCTTCTATGTGATAAGTGTTATCTACTTGTTGTGTGTTGTCAGGTGAACCTTCTCCAAACTTAGATGTCTCATCTTGTGAAAATGTGTAAAAATCAGGTAAAGAAGAAGGTGGCCAATAGTCCACTATAACCCAATCATATCGACTAATTTTATCCGTATCACCATAAGTACTATCAGGGTTAAAAGTAACATCTTGTGCACGGTTAATAGGACAATCGGGTGTCCAGGTGAAATCGGGAACTATGTTGAAAGGATAGATTTGTAAAGTTTTCTCGACCTCTTTGGTATGATCATACCACCCATCGTTCCAATAACAGAGCAATTTAACCGTTTTAGTTCCAGGTGACTGGAAAGCATGTTGTGGTTGATACGTATGATCGACGTTATCGTAAATTTTAGTGTTGTCGGTACCGTCTAAAAGAGTATCCTCTATAGTCCATTTGTATGTATAGACGTCTGTGGAACGGTCGTAAGGATCTGAAGTATCATTGATAAAAGTTATCAATTCCTGCCCTTTTAACCGAGGCCCTTCCCAATCATTAGTATAAGTAGGTGTCCAGTGGAAATCAACATCAGGTTCTGGATAGGTTTGAATAACTATTTGTTTCGTGACGGAAGTTTCCTGCCACTCTATACCATCAAACCACTTACATGTGAGCGTTATATTTTTAGTTCCAGGTGTTGCAAAAACATGTTGAGGTTGAAATGACCACTTGACATCTTCGTAAGTCTGTGTGTTATCGGATCCATCTTTGTTGGTATCTTCTATAGTCCAGGTGTATGTATATTCGGTTCGACTACGGTTATCTAGGTCAGTGGTATCATTGATAAAAGTAACGGTAATAGGACCAACAACGGGATCTGGTGTCCAGTGAAAATCGACATTTGGTGGATTATAGCGGACGTTAACTTCTTTACAAATAACTTGTTCTGTATTCCATTTCTGTTTAATGTAGATACAAATAGTCTTCTTACCACCTTCAGTATAAACGTGAGACGCTGAAGTAGAATTTGTTCCATCAATAACAGTAGCAGGAATAGTATCTTGTGTTCCGTCACCCCAGTCGTAAACTGTTTCTAAAAGGACGTGACCAGGAAAGATCTCTACAAGATCGTACGTGTACTTCTGAGAAAGATCAGGGGTAGAAACGCAAGGATTTGATACCCAAGAATAATCAGGATAAGACGTTTCAGAAGCAGTATAGGTATGTTTCGTCAATAATTCATCAGGAGGCAAACTATAGGAGTCAACAATAGGTTTACGTTTTGGTAAAAGAGTTACGTCGATACGATAAACATCAACACCTTTCTGTATTAAATGTGTTACAAAACAACAATGAGTAAACGTTAATGATGTTCTATCTTCATCACTAGGATCATCTTCGTTATAAACGTACGCTATATAGATTTTATCAATACCAGGTTTAAAAACTCCATCTACACCAAGAAACTGGGTATCGTTAAGGTTAAAGCTATAGTAACCATGGGTATCTATCTGATATGGCTCATCGGCCCATTTAGAAGGACTAGAGTTAGAATCTACCTGTTTAAAATAGGGGTAAACTTTACCATGTTTTACCGGATTACAGTCAGGTCCATAAACGTATCCATATACACAATATCCCATAGAAAAAGCCTAACGGTACGTAATAATAATACCGACACTATCACCAATTGTTTCTATACCCTGAAGTATTCTCATTTGTATACCACGGATATACTGTTTGCCCAATTCGTCCTCAACAATCAAAGCAAAGTTGTTATAATTGTCTTCCGGTGTCACGGATGGTATGTAGGAGAGAAACATTCCTCGTTCTTCATCAAAACACTGCATATACTTTATATAGTTACGTATCCAGTTTGGGTCAGAGGGATCATTCCAAACAAGATTGTATCTGTAGCATACTGCCTTGGCTAGGTCAGAAGCCCGCGCTAGACGTGTTTTCGTTGGATCTTGAACCCATTGACCAGTTGCCATATCAAAGTACGAATATTTATTACCCTGAAAACCAAAAGTAGCATAACCAACGTCAAAGAAGTTCTCGTCAGCAAGCAAAACCCCGCCTCCGCCTCCGCCTTGCCCTGTATCTCCACACGTGTAGGGTAATTTCAGTGTAATAAGGCCTACGTTTTCTATGTCATAAAATGATAAGTCTTGTGAAGCGGGTGAGACGTAGTAGAACCCGTGTCCTATCTCTACAAATTGGCCTTGGTCTAACTGTGTTCCATCTGTAACTGAAATCTGTCTGTAGTTAATTGTCTGTCCTTCTTGTCCTAAATACCCTATAACCAGCGGAGGCGGGTTTCCCACTCGTAAAATTTCACACGCGTCACCCCAAAGCAAAAAGAGAAAATAGTCAGAATTCTCTGTATTAACTTTAATGCGGTAGTATTCTCCTATTGTTTCTACTGCTGGGAACTCGAGTTCTTGTATTCCGTCTACCAGGTCAAACTTGAAAAGTCTTCTAGGTTCCTCGTTCTTATCGTTGATAACGTAGAAAGATGCTAGTTTAGGTACAAAATTAGTATGTCTCATATTTTAAAGGGCCACTACCGCGTAAGTTATATTTAATAAATTTTAAGCAATAACTTTCATTACTCTGGTTGCACCGAGAGAGTTAAGTCCTTCGTCAAGTCTCTGGTAAATATCGTCGTCATCATGTTCAACAACTTCTACTTTCACTGTTGCATGGCCCATATCGGGATGATGAAAGTTCACAAAATAATCGCCAAGATCGTCAATCTGAATGGGATACCTATAGATACCAGTATTACCAACTGTGTCAAGTTCAGTATTAGCGGAGAGATTTGCCTTTACACCACCTTTTACATACACTTTGTCTTTCGCTTGTGAAACGTCAGTTACATAGTAAATAATGTTATTCGTAGGATCCTTAATTCTATCGCCAGGCACTACAGTACAACTTGAAGGATCCACTGTGAAGTAAGCATCACCCTCAAGTGCATCATTTGTTAAAGTGCAAGAATGTCCGGGATTAGTCCACATGATTTCTTCAAAAGTCGGGCTAGGATATTTGTTTTCATACTGAGAACCAGTATCAGCGGCTACGATCTCTGCAGAAAAACTATCAGCATCATCGAAAACGTCGAACTCAGTATCTACAGCGATCCAAGATGGTTGTCCCTTCTTAATCTTTACAGCCATATACCCTCCTATTGACTTGTTACGCGGTAGTGGCCCACTTGTTCAAGTTTACTTAAGTGTAAACCCTCTTTAATAGCTCGGAAGCAAACTTATTTCTGTTCGTCGCTATACCAAGTTATTGTCTTTACTTCATCAACATCTTGTGCTTGATCGACACGTGCTTGTAAGTCCCATTTCTTCTTAAAACAGTTAAGAATATGTTCTCCCAGTTCCAAAACCATTTTTTCAAACTCGGAGACAGAAACTGTGTGAACTTGATTATAGTAATCCCTTATTACCACCTCTTCTAAATTCTTCACCTTAGCGTAATCTAAACTCGCTCTAAAGTTGTGTAAGTCTTCCAGTTTGCTATCAAGAGTTATCCCTGAAGACGTAGTAAAGCCTCTTGACAAAGTGTCAAGAAATGCTTGTTTAATTTCCTCTTTCTTTTTCTTCTTCCACAATTCAAGTTCTTTCTCCACATCCACCTCAATTTGTTGAGTATCTGGGTTGTATTTGTAAAAACCGAAGTCAGACTTAGGTGGGTTATCGACTTTAACATATGTAACATCGTAAAATTTTTGAGACAAGAAATAATCCTCTTTCTCTTTTGGAATATTGACGGGTCTGACATTGTTGTATCTATCAATTCTAAAAATGGCCATTGTCTTTTCTCCTTTACTACGTAGTCGTTATAGAATAGGTAAGGTCTTGTTTAGCATATTTCCTAACTCTAATCCAATGAAAGTTCCATATTGTAACACCCCAAGCAGGTCTCCAAGCACCAATAATTAGCCTCTTCCAAGCTTGATTCTTAAATGTAGAATCCTCCCTGGTATGATCTACCTCTAGACTGTTATCGGTTGTGGGTTTAAAATGGTATAGAACACTACCGTCATAAGCACCAGCAATATGATAAGACACGCCAGTTTGAGGCCCATAAAAACCAGAATATTGACCGTTGTCTGTGTTTGCATAATTTGAATTGACTATAGTTCTCATAAAATGAGCATCTCCACTATAACCCCACCATCCCCAATCATATCCATTTTTCAAGATATCATCTGTATTCCCTGAACTACCCAAAGTCTCCTCTGTAGATAAACCAAATAAAACACATTCTCCTGTTGACTTTGCACTAACTATAGCTTCAATAATTACACTATTGGGTAAAGATAAAACTGGAGACTGGTAAAAAGCAATACCTGTAAGTTGCATCTTGCCATCTTGCAATGATCCGCTTCCGTAAATTACGCTAAATTTAGTACTACCGTTAAAATCATCGTAGAAATCAAAAATATCGTCACCGGAAACAGCTGTTTCAACACTACTCGGCATTATGCGTAAAACTACATCGCCACCAGCAGATATCGAGGGTATTTTAATCCATACCAAAGTAGTATCCCATTCTGTTTTGGTGTCAGTGACTTCACCATCCGACTTTTCGTAGGCAAAAGGTATAATAGTGTTATCTCCAGTTACAATCTTAAAATAAGGCCAAGAATCAATAGTAGACTTAATACCACTTAAATCAATTTTCATTTGGAAATCTGATAAATTACAAGAATTTGGATTGTATATTTGCAACTTAATCTTGGTAGATAACTCATCATACAGCTGTGCTACTTCAGAGGCTGATAATTGTTTTGAAAATACTCTAATATGGTCTATACGTATATTTGAACAAGGAAAATCTCCACCAGTAGGATTACCAGAACCAAACAGCAAATAATCACGTGGTTCACTATTAGCAGAACTTCCAATATTAGACGTTCCAGCAAAACTACCATTAAGATACACATCAACCGCATCGCTTCCATTCCAAACTAAACAGATATGGTGCCAAGCATTAGCTGTTAGTCCGATATCAATAGATTGACCAGGACAAATACCAGTCCTACCGCAAGAAACTTTCAAATCTTGGTGAACTAAAAAGTTCCAATGTCCGTTAGGACCAGACATAACTACACAATAACTCGCGGGGATGTTATTATCAATGTAAATCCAAAAAGACGCACTTTTACAGTTAACAGGCCCCGTTATCTTAACCGTTTGGTTACCAGTAAACTTAACCGCTTTATTCTTTTTACCATCGACAAAACTGGGGTTATTATATATAGAAACACTATGTCCTTCCAAATCGTCAAAACTTCCATCCAATGGCATAAATACTTCTTCACTACCGTCTTTGAAGAAATCAACTGCATAAGGACCAACAACTGTCCCCAATTGACCAATCCACTTGTTCATATTATAACTATTGTCTACACAAACGAAGATCTCACCGGTAGTGGTATTGACCCAAGAAGCACCTACACTATCCGGATTAACGTCAACTGAAGGATTAGAAGGATACGAATAATCGAAACCACCCCCACCACCAGTAGTTATAGCAGTAAACTCAAGTCCGGTACCCTCAGCATTAACTCTTACAAATCTACCTGCTTGTCCCTTGTAGGAAGAAGGTGTATCAGCTAGATCTAAGAATGTACAGGATTTCTTTACTTTGAGTTTGTGTGTGTCAACATCTACTGTAATAGTTTCGTCATCAACTTTATCAGAAAGATAACCAGCAGTAGGATCAGACGTGTCAGCCTTTACCTTCTCATCCGAACCTTCACAAGAAACAGGCTCACCATCAACTAAAAGTTCACCACTCTCGTCAATAGTAAGAATATGATTATTTATTTCAAGTCCAGTTACTGGTAACTCGTTTGCCATCAATTTACCCCTACGCTATTATCTTAATTCTTTTACCTGTAGACGTTATAAGACTTGTTTGTTCCTCCTCTTCTGTCATAAGTTCATTAATATTTGCTTCTACACTCATTAGTCGCAATCGTATCTCCTTTAGTAATCCACAAACATCACAATCAAAAACGGGACTCTTTTTTCGTAGATATAAATTCCCATCTATAACTGCCAAAACATATTCCTCTCCAGTAGCTGTATCTATAAGTGGAGGATTATTCTCCGGTTCTGTGTCCTCTTCTATTAGAATTAAATTGCCATCTAATACAGTTAAACGCCACAAAACATCTAAAACGTCATCGGCGATTATATAATCGAAATCCCAAGTATCATCAACCCATTCTAAAATTCCATTAGTTACTTGAAGTGCCATAGCTAATATCCAAGTATTTTCTTTTCTATTCGCGCAAGTTTTATATTGTTATTCCTCAAGAAATCAAGGTAGGGCACAACCTCTATAGTAGCGAACATTGGACGTATCTTATTGTTCTGCTCCACAACTTTCAAGAGAACTTTTCCCACAAAATCAAAAGAATGTTTGAGAACGTAAGTGTAATCATCTAATTTAACGAAGGATTTATCTAGTTTGGTGAAACCACTGTCACCCACTCTACGATAATAAGCCTCAAACTCATAATCCCCAGGTGTATTAACAATAACTACTATCTCGTTCTCTCTACCTCTTTCCCAAATAGCCATTGTTGTGACCTTACTACACTATAAGTCTACCAGATAATGTTGCGCCTCCACCACTACCAAGATTATTTAGAACTTCATCAAGCTTATTATTTACAATAGAATCGTGTGTAGCAATTTGGTCTGAAATAGTACGTAAGTCCTTGTCCACTACGTACACCTTAGTGCTCTCATTTAACAGTCCAATAGACGGATTGTTCACAATTAGTATGTACTGTCCTACTGAGTTAAGGGTAAGCTTTCTTTCGTAGATACCAGTATTACCCACTTGTACTACAGAAGATCCAGAACTATAATCTGTTTTGAGAGGACGTCTAAATATAAGTTTGTTATTTACTGTATCGACTCCCGCTACATACTTTATTTCACTGTTAGCAATCTTGACTCTCATACCAACGGTAAAAGCTGAAGCATCACTAACAACTATTTCAGTACTTCCAGCGGAAGCATTACTTGCTAAGGTCGTAGACACAGGCGAACTTATCGCTTCAATAACTTCGGTGAAATCTCCCTCAACTGGTGTAGCTTCAGTAGCGTCCTTTTCCTTAATCAAGAGTTGAAAACCAGAAGCCCCATAAATATCATAGGGTGATAAATCTATTGCGAGTAGTTGTTCTTCTCCTACCATCCAAGTCTGTGCCATAGATTCCCCCTAGACAATAAATCTAGCCGTTATCCTCTCCTCAGTTGTATTTTCTTGAGGCTGTGGCATCGTCTTTTCTGTAGCTTTCCGGTGTTGCTTCAGTTCACTATATATGTCTTCTAATAACTTGCATACATCACAGTTAAAGATCTGATTACCTGTTTCACCACTAAACTGTTGCATATATGTCTCTGGATCACTTACTTCCAGTGTATCTACTGTAACAGTCAAACTAGTTTCATCGCTCAAAGGCACAAATAGGTAATCTGTTTGCTCGTTAACACTTAACATATCTGTATCATCTAGGTGAAATACGTCACACGGGTATAAAATAAATAATCTCGTACTGTTCTGCTGATGAGATATGGATAATAGCTGAGTACAACACATGGAATCTCTACTAACAATAGGTTGAGTTGACTTGTTCGATAGTTTAGCTACAAAAAGACCAGCTACATTAGAATACACATCTGACAGCCCTCGAACCAAAAGCTGATTATGAACATCAGGTTTAGTGAAACCAGAAATCAGATTAACAGTAGTACATGTCTTGACACTAGTGTGATGCCAACTACAACTAACAGCATTGTCAACTTTTAAAACAGCATCATCGGATACAAAGAACGTTGTTCGCTTTCCAACATCGACTTCTAAGTAATCCTCATCATATACCCTATTTCCTATAAACATCCTATACCCTTACTCCCTTGACATAAATCATACCAGGACCAAGAACTTTAACATCTACCAAAACATCGTTATTCGTAGAGGTAGTTACAGTTTGCACTAACGTATCTCCATCCTTAGTTGGAAAGACAGCATTACCACTTTCAATAGTAAGCTTAACATCCACTGCAACTCTATTGTTAAACAAATCGTAAGCAGAAACAGCAACTTGTGTAGTAATAGGTTCACCTTGCCATGTAACCTCTTTTTCCACAAAACGTACGTCTATTCTATCTACATCAAATAATGGAGTAAAGTAAACATCTCTATTCGCATCAGCAAACCACAAACGACCCAAAGAATCTTGTCCGACTGCAAGACAAGACATACTAAACGTTTTCACCAAATCAAATGTATTATCTGTAGAATTAAACTTGCGCATTTCAACTTTTGAATCGTAGATGACCAAAATTAGGTCACCTGTATCATTCAGCTTCAAATAACCACGAGCACGATCGGGTAATTGAGTTCTGTTAAGTAAAACTATAGAATCGTCACTACGTGAAAAAACATAAATAGCAAAAACATTGAGGTTATTTTTACTCGTCTGTGTGGATTCAAAAGTGCCAAGTGCCAATTTATCACCAGGAAGGATCCAAGGGAATAAATTGCTTTGTGCATCACGATAATTAAAATGTGTCATAGTGTGTCCGTTTAAGTCAGTAGCGATCTGCGTAACAGTACAAGAAGCTCCATCATCAATATCCACTTTGTAGAAATTAAATCTATCTGTTGCAGGATAGGGTATATAGAAAGTTTTGACACCGTTATTGACAACTGGATTGGAAGCTATAGTATTGCATTTATAAGCCGCTGTTTTGTCCGAAATAACAGTGTGTGTATTCGTGCTAACATCAAATTTAACAATCAGTACCCGATTTGTGCGATAATGATTGGAAATGTAGAAGAAAATTGTGTTGCCAACTAACGTAAGAAAACCACCAGTTGACCAATCACAACACTGAGCATCTAAAATTTTCCCTAAGTTAGAATTGAGTTTACCGGCATAGTAAAATCTCGCCCTATAACTATTTTCAGCACAATATACTATTTGGTTACTTTGAGGAATATAATATACGGGAATCCATCTTGTATTTGAATCGCCGCCACCGTAACAACCAACAAGTCTGCCTTCTCCATCAGATGAGTACTTCCTAACAATGTCCCTACAAGGATAAGCAATAACGTGGCCATCATCTAGTTTTATGTACATGGGAGACTTATCGTGTTCTGGCATGTATCTATGAGAAAGATAATCAACGTAATAGTTTTTATACTTCATCCATAATTTATGAAGAACAAGCATTGGTGTTTCGGGTAGAAAGGGTAATAAGGCTGAACGAAATTTTGGGGCAAACGTAAACTTATCGTGACCGGCACCGTAGAAATACATCATATCTTCAGTTTCTATTACAGCGGGACATCCACCACCTCCACATTTGTATCTATTTTCGAGAAATATCTCCATAGGATCCTCCTATACCGGAACTTATCCTTCTTTTCTGTATGAATACTGAAGACCCTTCTAGTACAAACAATCAGAGCTTTAAGACTAGGAGTTACTATTCTAAGGTTATGTCCGTGTGCTTACGTCCTTAGACCACTTTGGGAACAAATGATAGAAGAGGAAATAGGTGTTCCTAAGGATTAGAAAACTATTGTATGTTTTGGTGCATAAAATCTTGTATATCATGATAAAACTGTTTCATAGTAGTCAAATACTTGTTTAAAGCATCAAAATCGGCAGTGCCTTCAAGGGACCAACATAATTCATCATAAGCACACAAAACGGCTATTTGGAGTGCACGTAGTATCCAATACTTGATGTTATTGTTTGGGGCTTCATATTTAGAGAAAACGGTGTTATAATAATCTTCTAGAGTAGTTTTACCTGCTATCACATTACTAACTATCTTCCTGAGACTGTCAACGGTCAAATTATTCGTCCTATATACCAACTGCGTCTCTATATATAAAGCTTCTTTAGGCAAATCAGTAGGATCCTCATCTAACTCATTGTAAACATCTTCCAATTTACTTCCAATTATATCTCCTGTTATTATATTGTCATCACTAAACCCCATCAGAGGTTGCAGATTGTCCCTGAAATAGTCAACAGCTTCCTGTTCAGATTGCCAAGGTTGACCTGTAGTAGGATTCGTCGGTAAAAGTAGAAGTGTGTTACCATTTTCATCTGTAACAATTAGTTCCTTCTCTTCTGTGAAAACTATATTATGAGTCATGTTTACCCCCACGTAACCAATTTATAAAACGTCTCCATATAGATGGTCTCGTTACATGTTCTGTTATAACATTAAGTTGTTCTTGCAATTTGGATAGTGTCTGACCAAACTCATTAGCCTGTTCAGGCAAATGAGACAATTGTTCAGCCATATGTAGCTGTCTATTCTGGAGTTCAGTCATCTGCTCGTTACGGTATTCGATATATCTTTCTAAACATTCTAAACGACTATTAAATTCCCGCTTTAACTCATTCTGCTGTTCACAAAGTCTTGTTAACATTTTGCTTATTTGGTCCAATTGTTCCGTAACGTCAATTTGTGTTAGACTATCCGACAAATCATCCAATTGACTTTCAAAAACAGCTTGTGTCGCATTTATCTCATCTACTTGGTTTAGTATGATATCAACAACTTGACTAATCTCAGAAAAGTTATTCTGTAAAGACTGGATGTTGTTATTGATAGTCTCAATTTGTTGTGAGAGGATGTTCAAACTGTCCTGTATGGGTGTAAGGTCAAGTGACACATGAGCAGGGATCTTCTTTATCGTACTAGAAAGTGTTGTCAGACGACCATCCAATTGACGTTTTAAATCATCAATTGAGGATAGAATAGGTTGAATTTCTGGTATCTGATTTAGTTCTTTCCTTAGGTTCTTTATGGTTTGATTATAAGCATCCTTCAAATCATGTATTGACTGTGTGATAGAACTTTTGATCTCATTTAGACAACTGACTAACTGTTCTATCTGTTTCTTGTATTCGTCCTCTAATGTGCTATGAACAGACTTTAAGTCGACAACTGATTGTTCTATTGTGGACTTAAGGGTATTTTCTGTAGTCGTCAATTTGTCTAATAAAGTATCAATAGTGGTGGTCATCTGAACTATATTAGAATTAACAGATTCAATCTGGGTAGAGAAAGAAGTCTTGTTATTCTCAATTCTCTCTACCAAATTAGATTCGACAGCTTTGAGGTGTTGATACAAATTAGCTAAACTGTCACCTACACGTGAAACATTAGAACTGATCGTATTAACAACTTCGCCTGTAGACTGAAATTCTTCCAAAGTAGTCTGAACATCGTTAATAGCATCTTCCAGCTTAACTAACTTATCCCGTAAATAGTGGACAACAATGTCTTCGACAACACTAGCAACTTTATCAGTAAATTGAGTAACTTCTGTTTTTACGCTATCAATTTGCTTCTTAAGACTGGTCAATTGACAACTAGTTGTGTTGTCGTATTTTGACAATTTAGAGCACAACTTATCCAGCTTATCAGTTAACGAGGAAAACTGTGTATGCAGTATATCTTGTAAATCCTGAAGTTCTTTCTGAACAGATGTAGAAATCTGTGTTACACTACTTAGAATACCGTCGAATTCTTGTTTCTGTACAAGTGTACCTAATTGTTTTTGTATGTGGTTCAGTCTATCTATTAGGCTAACAACATTCGTCTGTATATTCTTAAGTGTACCTAGAACTTCAAGAACACTGCTAATCTGAACACCTAAATTACTGATATCTTGACCAATACTCTCAACGTCTCTTTTGACATCTATATTGACGAATCGGTTACCCAATTCGTCTAATTTGTCTTTAATACTTTGTAAACACTTCCGTATATCGCTTAATTGAACATTTGGTGTAGACTGTCGTGTCCACTCTACTTGAAAGTCAAAATCCTGTGTTTGCATATTAGCTGCGCACCATACTACCCGCTTTAGTTACTACATCTACTACACGTCTAATCCAACCTTTTAGGAACTTCTTCATACCTCTATTATACGCTAAGGCTATATAGTACTTGGCACGATGTTGCGCATAAAAAGAAAGCACCTCACAAGCATTACAGTCAAATATAGCTGACAGCGTTTTTGGACCTATTACACCGTCTACTTTGATAAGTTTACCACAATCTCTAACAGCCCTTTGGAGGAAGGCGGATGCCCTTCGTATACCTATATTGACACAACTATCAAAATGAAAGATATCAATACCAGAAGGAAGCTTGTCACATTTAGCTTTCAACCAATAGTCTTTGTAGTAAATCTCTTTGGCTTGGTCTATAGTCAAATTCTTAATATCGAGATTAGGGTAAGCACGTGCACATATACCCCATTTAGTGGCTCCACCGGGATCATCTGGGTCGTTTACATATCCGCCTTCCCATCTTACGATTGATACTTCAAATGCGTAGTCAAAATTGCTATTCATGAGCCTTGTCTCCTAGAACGTATAACCCAATTTCTTAGCTTTGCTTAACACATCATTCAAATAGACTTCAAACTCCTTACCTTGACAATAGATGTTAGACGTTTCAACAGCACTAGCACGTTCTATTGCTTGTTTCATAGCAGTTTTTAGATCATCCGCTGCACTAATTCCAACTGCTACTACATAGTCTCCTGGAACAAACCAAATATCGTCATCCCGTTTGATAACACGACGATAAGCTATCCATTCTGTATCATCGCGGTTGTAATGTATAACACGCCAAGTATTTGGGTCATCTGTATAAACACCTATTTGAACACTATACTTACCAAGTGGTTCAGGTGTAATATCCGAACCCTTTGCAACACCTATCATGAATTCAGTGTAATTCTTGATAACTTTAGGATATGCGTAACTGCAGATATAACTAAATCTGGGAGTAATATCGGTGACATATATTGTTTTACCATCGTAAAATCCCTCTAAACAGAACATACCTACATAACCATTTTTCGCTAACCACGGTTCTAGTCTCTTCAACACATCGTACCAAATACTATCCTGTAACTTAACAAACTTAGTCGTATTACCACACCCTTGGTATTCTATCGTTTCTGCTACAATTGGTATGAACTGTCGTCCATTAAACCATGCATCAACACCTATTTCGACACCTTTTAACTCGTTTTCTACCACAAATGTAACATTATCACCTAATATCTTAAAGGCACCACGAGAAAGAATGGCCTCCGCTTCAGCAGGGTCATCAGTACCAAAAGTTTCAACTGTACCACGGTACCTATTTATCTTCACAAACACCTTCCCTCTAGCATTCCTGACAGCTTCAACAACTTGTTTAACACCTCTCACCACTTTACCAGGAGGAACATCTATGCCAAGCTGTTGCAAAACCTTTCTAACATAAACTCTATCTAACTCTAACCTCTCAGACTTGCCATCTGCACCTATGACGTAATATCCCTCTTTTCTAAGCCAACTAGCCAAATGACCAAACCCGGAATCCGTGAAAACTATGATATTAGCGCCTTTTTCAAGACCTTCACCCCAGTCCCAAATCTTCCTTACGTCTGAAAATCCGTAACCACAAATTTCATCCTGCATTTTGGGATAGGGCTGTCCGTGAACAACTGCGTAGTATGTAGTATAACCGTCTTGACCAAAACGTCTAGCATGTTCAAGTCCCAAATTAGTATCAACCACAAGGATAATGTCTTCGTTCTTACTTGATTGCTCTGTAATTCCGGAGATTAGAAACTTATAGAGTTTAAGCATAGAACATAATCCAGCTTAATTTTACTTTTATCCGAAATACACTACTTATTCTTCTTCCTCTCTCCAAGCTTTAAGCCAAGGCGTTTAGCAATTGTACTCCCCAAGTATGCTGACCCAGCAGTTAAAGCTCCACCAGCTAATCCACCAGTCAGTCCGCCAAGCATTTCCTCAACGTCACCGCCGTGAGCCATTGCTGTACCGGCTGCTATACCATGTGCAGCACCTAGACCTATTGCTCCTCCAACATGACCTAAACGCGCTTCATCTGCTTTCTTTAAATACTTCTGCCTCTCTTTTTGACTTTTTGCCTCGCCTGCTTTCTTTGCATAATATCCAGTCGCCCAAGGACCAAAAAGGAGTCCCATTACTTTCTCTTTCGTTCCCTCTTGTAATACTTTACTCTCTACCAAAATAATACGTCTTACCTGATACATATTGTCCCTCCGTTACATCCTACTGGTCATAGGACGTTTAATCAAGATCACTCTACAAAACCCTGCATCACTAGGTTTAATTATCAAACGTTCAATAGCTTGTGGATTACGCAACGTTATCACATCGCCTGGTGATAATGGTAAACCTGGTGTATTGTCTTCGGAGTTAAAAAAGACTTCTATATCAACAGAAACGTCTGATATACGAATAACGTGTGTAGAAAATGGGTCGGGTATTTCTATTGTTTTAGTATCACCTGCACCTGCAAAGGACAAATCATAAACGCTATCAACTGGGTTATAATAAGGCTCATCAGAAACACGTGTTAATCCTTTTATATTATCAAGTAGATAGACAGTTTCAATGGTTTCACCAGGTTTCAAAGCACGGTCATAAAGACCAAGCGATACATGTAGGATATCATCAGTATCATTTCTGTAAGTCGGCACAATTCACTCCGAACTACTTTGAAACGCGCAAACTCTTCTCACGTTCTTTATTAAACATTTCACGTAGTTTATTCTCAGTCCTTACAAACTCATCTATCAAATCAAAGGCAAAGTGAACAGGCATGTTCATCAAATCGGAAAACGTAACTTTCCCATCAAATAAATACAAACTAGAAACAATCAAACGTAAATATTCCTTATAGGCCCTCTCTCGATTATCACTGAACGAGGCGCAGAAAAAACAACGTCATTATAGATGGTACTTCAGTCTTAAACTGTTTACCACATTTAGAACACGTTTGAACAACATAAAACTTTGGGGTGTATTCCGCAAATACTTTATTGTACTCGTCAAGGATTTTGTCCTTGACGTCGGCGTCTATATGAGTATTGAGGAGTATTTGAATTTCTTGTAAATTGTCAACGGACGCAATAAACTCACCGTTCTCCTTCAATGACAACTCTTTCAGACACATAAGCAAGAATTCATATTCAGTCATAGAAATGCCTAGGTTTTCGAGATACCGAGCCGCACGTTCCTCTGGAATCATATCTAAGACGCGTATGATACGACGCATAGATGGAAGTTGTATACCTGCTACTAACGTCAAATTAGATGTCAAAGGTATTTCTACACGGTGAACAAATTCGGTAAACGGGACCTCTCTATCCCACGCCTTAAAACTATCCTCATGAAGTAATTCATCTGGGTCGACATCTCTTGTCATAATGTTATCACAATGTTCACAAACAAGATTGAAATCGCGGAACTTACGATAAGTCGCTTTATAAAGTCCCCAAGTGAGTACCTCAGTATCAAAAGATGTAATACTGCTCACGAAATCGTTGAAATTTTGGTATGGAGGGTCAAAAACTGAACGTTCAAAAATGATTGCTAAGAGTGCTTTGAATTGTTCTTGAAGACGTGTTAAACGTGTACGAAGATTAACATCATCAAGAACTGTCATTGGTGATATCGTAACACGCTGTTTAGCTATCGGTAAGTATACTTCTACTTTACGTGTAGAAAGTGCTTCAGAAAGTTTAGTAGTAAATGTCTGAAGTGACATAAGTCGCAAACCTCCTTTTCAAAATTTAAGCCTAAAAACGTACCCGACCAGGCAGTCACGAAGACCACCTAGTCGGGTACTAAAACTAGATTAGATTAAACCGTCATAGTTCTGGAGGACCACATATCCACAAGCATCAGGCCTGGGCATTTCCACAGCAGTCCTGGATCTTACAAATGTACGACGAACACTGTCAGTGGTTTCCTCAATGATGTAAAGCGGTTTATAAATTACGTGAAGTAATGCAGTTCTGCTCATCTGACCTACAGGTGCTTTATAGACCACATAAATCTTGTTATCAGGACATGCAGCAGAAGCAAGTATAGTAAACTTCTTAAACTCTTGACCCTTACCAAGAGAACCCATAGCACCCTGATTATCATTTAACATGGTGTAGAATTCCTGAAGTGACTCAAGAAGAGGAGCAGTATTCTGAGATGCAAGGATGTACTGCGGCATAGCATTGTATTTGCTTCTCACCTGTCTAGCTGCAGAAAGAACCTTAGGAACAATAGCAAACATAAGATCTCTTACGGAAGCAGGTGCATATCCACCAGACTTGAAGAGGTCATAATCAAGTGTCACAGAAGCTGCCATGTCACCTTCATTGCCCTGAAGGAGAGAAACCACTTCGTAATCAATGTTGAGAAGTATCTGTGCCTTCACGGCTTGAGAAATATTCCTAATAGCATCTACATTGTAGATATCTCTGAAGTTCTGAACATCTTCTTCGGTAAGATCAATCTCAAAGTCGTTATTGATATCTACATCTATATCCCATGCTTCATTAATCATTTTGACAATTACACGACCATTGTCAGTTTTGATAGGATTAAATCTTACTTCACAGACAAGATAATCTACATTATAGGTGTGTCCACTGGTTCCATTGATAAAATCAGCAGTAAACTGTACAATACCTCTATTATAATCTACAGTTCCAGAGAGGAATATGTTAACTTCGTTACCTGCACTATCAGTAAAGCTAGTCTCGATTCTAAAAGCACCTCTAATATCAGGACGTACAAAAATACCAGAGATGTCAATGGTGTGGTCAGAAGAACCGTCGTTATCAATAACTCTAATGCCCTTAAAGATTATAAATCTCCTGTTCACTTTGTAGGCACCAGAGTTAATACCAGCCTTTACAAAAAGATCATTCTGTGCACCAGGTACAAGCTGCAAAGAAACAGCAGGTGCAGCAATTAACTGTGTAGCAGTAGGTATAATCACTTCAGAACTTGACCCGTCATATCCCTTTATAATGGCTTTATACCTAATCCTAGGTACGGTGATTTTACCAGAATTTACGGTATGAACAGTACAGACTTTAGAAACTATAGGTTCTGCAAATATGTCGGCAAGAATAGGGAAGTAGTTTACAGCATAAGCAATAGCAGAGCCATCAGCCGCAACGTTTGCTTCCTCTAAAAGACATTCTCTCTGTCTCTGGCAAACAAGAGCAACGGCAGTCTTGGTCTCAGGATCAAGACTCTCGGTAAGCTGATCCACATAAGCGCGGAAATTATGCTCATTAGTAAGAAGAGAAAGAGTAGCTTTTACAGGAGACTCCTTGAACTCAGAATAGTGTTCTTTAAGATAGTTCTCGTGAGCTTCGAAAATGAGATCACCTGTGTTTATCATATCTACACCCTCCTATTGATTGTTGTAGTTTTCTGATCAAATTAAGTGTCAAAAGCAAACGTTCATTCGTTCTCGTTTACAATATCTTCAATCCAGGAACTACTATCCTTAGTATTTCCTCCAATATTTCCTCTTTAAACACTTGAAAACACTTATTCTCAGTACAAATCGTTATTTTCTCATCATCTAACACTGCTTCATAATCTTCAGTTATCAACCGTGTATTGCCGTCATCGTCTATAAGATGAATTGCTTCCTCTGTAGTGACCTCCAATACTTTCGCCTTAGAATGTGACGGATTAATCACCACATCATAGGTTACAGGAACAAAGGGAGGCACTACTTTTAAATAACCTTCAGGTGTGGGCTGTAACCCTCCTATTGCTCTCAACGAGTGACCAATATCAACTCTATCGATCATTATTGCCTTATATAAGTCCGGTCCTTTGGAAAAGGTAAGTGTTTCTGCTTCCCCAAGTATCAGATTACCATCACGCCAAATCTTAGTATACAAATTACAAGCAGACTTCAACTCATAACGAAGCATCCTGCGCTTTACAGATTGCATAGTTTTAGGATCAGAAGATTCGGGAACAAAAGGGTGGTCAAATTCACCTATCAACCCACGTGATTCAGCCATAGGAGCTAACTTTTGAACAATCTGATCACCTATACTGTCATCGTAAAATCTGGCATTATTATTCTTCTCGTTTAACGTCTGAAGAATTGTTCTGTATTTTATCTTGGGGAAAGAAAGAGACGTATTCTCCTCCAAAATCGTAACTGGCGATACGTGTGCGGATTCAACAAATACATAGAGAGGTTTCATTGTTTTTGCTCAGTTTGTAACTTGGCAACTAGATTCTGTAACAACTGTCCAACAACATCGTAAAAATCCTTACCCTGGAACAACGTATGCAACTTGATAAACATCTCTAGCATATCTGTGTTATCGTCTTCAACACCACTACCCTTTAGCTGGTACAAAATGTCAATTAATTTGTTCAAAACGAAAAATCTGTTAAGTGTATCAAGAGGAGTTTCCTGTGGCGCAGTTTGTTGCCCTTCACCAGGTAAACTCTGTTCAAAAATGACGAGCATGTTATCAATATCGTAATCAAAGTAATCAACCGACATTTATACCCCCGATGTAGAACTTAAAAAGTTTAATATCCAGCTCCTCCAGTACTACCAGTACCAGTTATATCGGTTTCAACTTGTGCCTTCATAGCATTCTTCTCAAACTCATCCCAATCAACATAAGGCATGTATGTACGCATAAGATACATAGGATCAACAGATACACCAAGTCCACGAAACATCTGAACAAGGTTGCTAAGAGATCCCATCGTCTGTTCAAGAAACTGCAGCATTAAAACAACTGGTGGTATTAATCGTATCTCTATTAACTCGTCCAATCGTTGTGCTACTTCATCATCAGGCATGATGTATCTTGCAATTGTAGACACTAAATCCGTCAAGTAGTCGTTCACATGTTCCTGATAGTCAGAAATAGTGTTGGCGAATGTAACATTAGCATGTACCAACTGTTCACGCAGTTCTACAACATCTACAAACCCAAGAAAAGGAGCTGGTACACCGGACGCTGCTATTAATTCACGTCGTAATTCCTCTAGATCAGCCGTTTTTATATTAGGGTCGCCCATAGATTGAATTTCGACATCTATAAAACGCTGACCACCTTTACTCATCAAAATCATGTCTTTAAACTCAGTTAGAATACGTGGTAACGACTTCAATGTAGCTATCTCATCTATAGTTAATTTGTTACGGGTCTCACGAACAACCTGTTGAACAATGTTCATGTGCTGTAGTTTAGCACCTACTTCGACAATCCACTTACGTATAACAGCAGCTCTTGATGTCTTAATGACTAAATTGGCCAATAAAGTGAGAATGTACATACGACCAGGCAATACCATAGGATCCAAAACAGATGCGCCAAAAGGCCAAAAATCATCCGAAACTAAACGACCCCACACCATGCGTTTAACCGGTATAAACCGGATTTTCCCTTGGGAAAGGCGCTGATGTGATTGTAGGTCAAAATACATATTCTTGATAAAATCGGCAACTTGTACGGAAAACTCCCGCTGCAATATATCATCTAGAGATGTAACAGAAAAATCATACTTCTGCGCAAGTGTGTTTAACAACCTTTGGGACAACCGCTTGGCAAGGTCTTCAAACGTATCCCTTACAATGCCTTTATCAACACTAACCCCGGCTAGATTTAACAAAGTGGAAGCCATCCTTTGACCAACAGTACGAGACACCGACATAGACATAGGCATAACTTCTATGTAACCATAGACACTACCATACTTAGATACCAAAGGAACAACACGTTCAGGTGGTATAGAGCGTAAAACCACATGGTGTTTAGAAGTTTCCTTTTGTTGAACTTCCTCTTCTTCAACAATGGTGAACAGTGTACGTAGTAACTCAGACTCAGCCTGTTGTCTAGAATGCTTGGACAAATTGGCCAACTGAGTTACTTCGGCTTCCGTCAAAACAACAGAATGATCAGACTTCATCTTCAACTTGTAAACTGGAACAATCTCGGTAAAACAATCACCACGTTTCAAGAGAGTAGGCAAATCACGATTACGTAAACGGCGAAATATACGATAACTCTCTATGATATTGCGCGCTATTGTTTCAGCGCGTCCTAAAACTTCCTTCTTCTCATCCTTGGCAAGTGGTGAAGTACGTATAATATAACGTGCACCAGTAATAGGATCACGTAATAACATCTGAGATCTGTAAACACGGAGAACTCGTTTACACAAAGGAACAAGAGAATACACATGGTCATACATTCTGTAACGATCTAAACGAGATTGTTCGACCTGAAGACCAGAGAAGAGGTCCTGAATTAACTGCTCAAACTTATCTGTAGAACCAGAGGACAACCAGTTTAGCAACTCAGAAAAAGCCTCTTGTTCCTCCTTGGAGAACTGAACATCGAGTTCCCTTTTGGACAATCCACGTAGATACGTTGTTATACTGTCTGTTAACTTTAGGATGTCGTCTTTAGTCATAAGCAGCCATATTGAAACTTATTTTGTGTGAGAGTTCGCTATCACAATAACTCAGTAGGGTTGTACTCGTTAAGCGTTTTAACCGTTTCGTGGTAAAAATAGTGAAATATAGATGTGGTCAAATGGTACTTGCCATAAATACTTAATAGATACAACCGTAGTGGCAGATAGAGAGAATTGTAGAACTCAGAAGTACACCCTGTTAACGTCTTGTAAATGTCATCACGAAGCTTCTGTGTGGTACGCTTACCACGCAACTCGACAATCTTCAGAATACGTGGTCTAACAGTAATATCGTAGTACTCAGCTAGAATACGTTGATAAATTTGATGTACCCTTGAGTACCAAACATAGTGGGCAGTAATAAGTATCAACCATAGTAATATTACGACAAAAACATAAAGCATTAGACGTCAGAGTCCTCTACGGATTCAACGTCATCCTCAAGTTCAGCCTCAAGTTCATCGAGGAGCTGATCAATAGCCTCCTCAGGAACATCTGCAAGATCAGACGCTTCAGCAGATTCAACTAAGGCCTCAAGATACTTATCGAGTCCACCCTGTTCCTGTATAGATTCAGAAATAGCAGAGGCAGCTTCTACACCACGATAAAATCCACGAATACCGTCTTCTACAGCGGACTCGAAAATAGAATCAACAAGCTGTTCAACAAAATTCTTTTCACTCATACTGAAACCTCCTTTGTGTGTTTATTAGTTTGATAATAGTGTTCAGAAACGTTCAAATTGGTAACCGATACCTGGTCATTAGACCGTTGGTACATCTGACCAATAATAGTTAAACTTGACGAAATAAAGTGATAATAAAAGACTATGTACATGTATCAACGTAGAGTCTCTGTATTTAGATGATTAAGGATGTATCATGAGTAACAAGCAGATTCTCAGTAAGTGGATTAGAAGCTTCCTGAAGTATTGTCGTGTCCAAATCCTTGGTACGACGTAAATCAACAGTTAGTTCTGTCAAATCGTTGTAAAAACGAAGATTCTCTTGATTGAAAAGTAAGTAGGAAGATATATTACGGGGAGCATCTTTTGCTTTGGTAATAGCTATTTCTACGGGTATAATCGTACCGTGTAAATCTTGTACATCTGGAAGAGGATTGGTCTGGTCCTTATAAACATGTTCTAGAACACGTGGGTCTGTGAGTGGGAGCTGTTCGTTTTGACGAATCATATAGACATAATCAGAATAACGTATTTTCTTATAGGAATCGCCGACAATACGATTAGAAAGAACAATGTTAGGGTCTTCTGCCAAACGTTGGTTCTGAGTAGCGGTTATAATAGGTACACCATTTTGTGCTGCAATTGCACGTAGTTCCTGAACCACGTAACCCTGTAAATTGTACTCTTTATCTTGTTGTTGATGCTTAGATGGAAGAATTAGGTCTAAATAGTCTAAGAAAACAGCAACTGGTGTAAAACCCTGGGCACGAAGGAACTCTATAAAACGACGAATATCGTTAGTAGTCAGTGAATATTCGTCTGAATGTTTGAGTACAATACGAGGTATATATGCTGGGTCGTGATTTCCGATGATGTATGTGTAAAGTGTATTCGATAAAATTGACTTAGCAGTATCAGGATTGATAGCACGCTGATGGATTAAATGTGCAAGTTGTTGGTAGAAATGACGGACTGATTTGGAACGTATATTTCCAAAAATAGAAATAAGACGACGAATAAGTCGGTAAATAGAATCTTCGAGAGTTATCCAAACAAACACGTGTTTAGAAGTATAATTGTTATTGGTGATCATTTGACGCATCATGTTTAACATAAAGAGAGACTTACCGTGGTTCGAAGCACCAGCAATGATGTGAAGAGTAGACGCTTCAATACCACCTGTAGTGTTGTCGAGAAAAGTAATGCCAGATTTGTAAAAACCAAAGTGTTGCGATAAATATTTGAGAAGTTGTGATGCAGTTTCTTCTAGTTCTTCTTGGTTAGGACCAATAATCAGATAATCGGAAAGTTTGTCTAAATCAAGAGATTGTGTTGTAGATAATTCGTTGTAGATGTCAACGATGGTTTCACGGAAGTCTCGTAAAACACGAATAGCAGAAGTCGGTGTTAAGTTTTCTGCCTTGGAAAGAATATCTTGATAACGTTTCAAAGCAGTGTAATAGTGTTTTATATTGGTTAGACAATCAAATGCGAAGTTAAATTTATCAACTAATTCACGTGTATCTTTTGATTTGACTGGTATTACGTACCGATAAATGTTGTGTAATTTTGCTATTTCAATTTTAGATGTCTGTGGTTTGTACCAATTGTCTAAAAGTAGTTCAATGGCTTCTAGTTCTTGTTGACGAATACGTGGTAGTGGTAATTGTTTTAGCTGATTAATGTACTCTTTGAGATTCTCTTTTAACCCTGGAACACTGCGTAACGTAAGTTCGATTATAACGCCAAGTATCTCGTCTGTAACAAATGACTGTATTAAAAGTCGCGACAAGCCCATAGTTGGATTTATCTATTGTTCGTCTGAACTGTAAAAGTAGATGCAGCATCAATGAAAATCTGACGATGAAGACAAGCCTTAAGTAGATAATTCACAAGAGAATTAACAATATGAAGAGCAGATGGCGAATAGAAAAGACGAATAATAGTGCTTCGAACAGCAGACTCATTTAGTTCGGAAAAAGAATAAGAACGAATACAAGATGTAACAGAAGATATGACAGGTTCAAAATCTGGTACGTAAGATGCGATAAGTAGTGGTAAAAGGTATCGTTTTACAGCAAGATAAGTAGAAATCTCTAGGATTTGCTGTGGTGGTACTTGTAACGAATGAGCTACAAGTACAGAAGAAACATTGTCAGTAATAGTAGGTAATTTAGTGGAGATAACCATTGTTAAATAATTGTTAAGAGCTTCGGTACAAATAGACGTAATGTGTTCATATGGCGACGATGCAAGATAACCATACTTGATCAATTGTATAAAATATTGTGTGTATTTCGGTATTTCTTCTATATTTGAAACATCAATGTCTGGGGCGGGTAATTCCAGATTGTTCACCGCTTCCAAAAGTAGATTAATAAAAAAAGCAGGATCTTTTGTATAAACACTGGTCGCTTGTACTACATCGTACACTAAAGGAAAACACGAATCGCGTAGGTTATTAAACGCAGATAACTCAATATCAAAAGGAGGTAACGGTTGATTCAGCAAAACTTCCTTAACGGCAAGTTTTGGACAAAGATTTAATAAGGTACGTTTTACATAAGGTTGATAATCTACTGAATATTCAAGTAATGGTGTAAAACAGGAAGATAAATCTGAAATTATAGCTTCGTACTTTTGAGAACTGATATCAGGTACAGCAAGATTGTCTTCATCATAATGCCAATAATAAACACAATAAGGTGTAATACAACTGAAAAAGTATTTGGCAATTTCCAACCCGTTGAACAAGGAAGATACACGTGTTGAAAGATCAGTCTTCGAAAATAAAGTACCAATATTAGATGTGAAAACACTACTAATACGACCTTGTATACGACAGGCAGAAAGAGATATAAAAATTAGAAGCGCGGTTAAAATACAGCTTTGGTCTATGTTAGACGGACCGAGTGACAAATACGTCGGTAGAAGAGTTAAATCAAGAAGTGAAATAGATAATCGTGATAAAGTGTTACAAGATGCTAAAATTAAAGTGAAGGGTATATAAGACCGTTCATCTATATGACGTATTGTCACCAACGTGTTCAAACTGTTAGATAAAAGTGTCAACTGCTGATATCCCAAATCAGAAAGATTAACCGTTAAATTGCGTATAAAAGATGGATCAAAAGTAGTAGAATCTAACGATGTGAAAAACCGGGGTTCCGCCAAGATATTTGCTTTAATACTGGTAATGTGCGTTAGTTTATCCGAAAGGACATATAAACACTTTTGAGCAAGTTTAAATTGTGTCTCTAAATCATACGATTTCACTAAATTAGAAAAATAACTGTCAACACCATACATTATGCAAGACCTGTGAATGTATCGTTGCGGTTAGATTGTCTAGTTGGTTGAGCGCTTGCTACTTGAGGTGTAGGTCGACGCTGTGGTTCAGCTAAAGGTGTAGAACGACGACCAGTAGGTGCGATTCGTCTTACACCACCGACAATAGAAGACGGAGCTGGACGAAAAGAATCAATAACAGCAGACACAGTTGGCATTAAAACGTTAAATTGCTCATCATATTTGTCCAAAAGTTCCAACTCTGTATCTTCTATATTAGCATAGTCATATGTACTTGTGTGTGAAGATGGCTTGACAACAGCAAATCCTGGCATTAATGGACGTATTGTAATGTTCAGGTAAACAGAAAGAGGTTGTTTGTAGAAATTGAAAACAGTATCTTGACCACCACGATTAATAGAAATAGATTCTATACAACCAAGACGAATGTCTGTAATACCATAAGCACGAACACGCACCGGAATTACTTCACCATAAGTAACACCAGACGTGGTACTAGGACTACCGAGTAAAAGTAAATAGAGGAGAGGTTTAACTACAAACTCTTTAATTGCTTTAGGACATCCATAAGGAGAAACTAAACGAACAGTTAAATTAAAAGTGGACGAATAATCAGAATCCATCCATATACGAGGAAATGAAATACGGTATCCCTTGCCTAACCACTCAATCAAGGTACTTGCAATTGACTTTAATTGGTTACGCGTCTGATCGCTAAGAATAAGACTACCGAGTTTATCAATTACATTGCTAACAACATCTTCAGCCATTGCTTGAGCTTTATTTTCATAAACAGGACTACCGGAACGTAAAGTACGCATACCCGAAAGTACGGCTTGAATAGCACGTGTATTTGCTGCCATTGAATTCAACATACTGGCAATCTTATTTTCTTGCCAACTAATTGTTATATTTTCATTGGCAGTCATTTCGTCAGTAACGAAAAGGCGAACACCTAAAACAGGATCAAGCCCATAAATAGAACAACGATCTTGATACTCCTTTGACGCGTCTTTGTAATCCAGAGTGTATTTGATAGGAAATGTTTCACCTGTATTATCGTAACTTACCTTATAGTAAACAGGAATAAGGTCAACAACATGCATTCTGGCACGGAAAATAGTGTTAATGATGCCAGTTGTATCTACAGAAGTAGGTAGTTTAATAGGACGACCAATTTCTACAAAAGAAGTCGAACTTGCTGGTGTTTGATGTGATTGTGGTTGTGTTGAAGATCGCATTGTTTGTGGTAAAGGCATAGTCTAAGAAACAATATATGTCAAACTGCGTTGTACAAAGAGATTAGGATAAGTCTCAAGAAGTTCTCGGTCAAATTCGCTTAATTGTTCTTGTTCTGGTGCAATAGAGCTTGTGAGCGTGTTAGCTGTTGGTGGTAAAGGTGGTAAGATTTGTTCATTACGACGAACATCTTGTTCAAAACGACGATGTACAACACGTTCAACACGTGTAGCAGTAGTATCTAGTTCAACAGGTCTACGAACTGTTACTCTATATTCTTGTACAGGTACATCTGGCAACACTTTTTCCCAATTATGGACACGATCATAACGCTTACGAAGACGTATTGCAGCTTGAATAACACCAAAAGGAACACCTCTTAGACCACCGTATTGTTCATAGGCTGATTGAAGAATCTTTTGTGCCTCTTTAGACTTAGTGAGATAGATTTTTAAAACATCTTCGGGAATACCATAACGTTCTGCAATAGGAGATGCATGACGTAAGGCAATTGCAAGTATGTTCTCTGCACGCTGTTGTTCTCTGTGATGTGCAATTACACGTGCGTGCCATGCGTCAAGTGGTTCTTCAGGTTTACGTTTAAATACGCTGTTGTCTATGCTATGATAAGCTTGTTCTGCGCGTGTTAGCCACCCATGTAAGTACTTTTTGGCACCGCGACGTACTTTAGCAATATACTCATAACGAGAAACACGGAGGTTGTGCAGATGCGTTAGAAATTTGCCCTCAAGACCACGTTCACGTACTACTTGAAGACCTTCTTTTATATTCTCCTTTTTGACACCTAAAACGCCTAACGCTTTAGCAACTAAACGTTTAGCAGTAGGTATACCCATATTGACAGCGGTGTCAAAGATATAAAGTCTGATACGAGAATTCGGTACTTTATCTAAGGATAGAGGCTTCCAAAACTTTTCATAGTAAAAACGTGGAACTAAAGAAGCGGCAGTTTTGAAATCATGTTTGTCAACAAACCGCCACCCTTCCCAATCAGGGTAACTACGACGTGAAATTCCCATAAAAGTCATACCACCTGGATCATCAGAATCTGCAGATAGAAGTCCCTCTTTACTTATGACAAAAGAAAACGCTTTAGCAAAATCGGAACCATAATTGGACGCATTGTTCTGAGCAACTTCAACAATACCACTGACATCCTGACGTTTCAAATCGTGTGCAATAAGTGCTGCGTCTAAACCAATAGACGCAACAGTACCATAACCGGGAACTGTAGAAGCTAATCCAGAACCAAACTCCAATGCAGCACCCGAAAAATCACCGCTCAATAGCCGTTTTGCCGCAAAAATAGTGCCTGCTATGGCACTTAAAATAGGTATTTTCTTAGCTAAAGACTTTAATCCTACTTTCGGTAAGTATTTGGCACCTTTCTCTAAAAGTTCGTCCAGACCAATTTTTGATAGAAGTTTGCGTCCTTTCTGTAACGCAGACTTAGCAAAATCGATAACACCACTGGGTTTGACAGATACTTTCGGTTTCTTTAAGAAATCTGGGACTTTAAATATTTTACCAATAAATCCACCTAACTTACTAAAAACTTTGCCCAAAAGACCAGCAATCTGACTTGCAACTGCACCAGCAAAGAAAGAAAAAGCACCTTTAAACATGCCACCAAACTTGTCAGCTATAGAGGTAATTAAGTTTTTAACTTCTTTAGGTTTCTGACGTGCTTGTCTTTTCACTAAGGAGTTAAGTTTATCGAGTTCATCAACAACACGTTCTAAAAGAGATAACTGTCTTTCACGATATTCTTCTGTCTTCTTTTCACGCTCCTCTTTTCGTTCTTCCTCAAGACGTGATAATAACGCTTGTTTGGCGCGACTAGTAACACGCTGTACAGTTAAAAGTGGTGCACGAGTATGTTGGAAAAGAGATAACGGGATTTCTTGTTGATGTGAAAGAGTGGAGTAAGCGAGTTGACTGATAAAAGTTTCGTTTATTTTAGGCCGACCACTAAAGAAACTGGTTAATTGACCTAACGGAGATGACCGAAATGCTTTCTGAAGTATGTTGTATAAACGTTCTTTCCTTTGCTGATAAACTTGTTGTACTTCTTTTTGTGTCAAGTAACGACCTGTCAGAGGATCCCAAACTAAGGATTTCTTCTCAACGACACGTTCGTATCTTTCGCGTATACGTTCTCTTCTTTCGCGTAATCCTCTGTTTTTTAGCAAAAAATCAGCGACTTCTCCTGTTGACTCCGCTATCTCCTCAAGAAGTCCTACTTTACGATACTCTAACTGAACGATTTCCTGCATTATTTGAGGATAATACTTACCAAGAAAAGTAAACGCAGATTCGCGTACTTTTTCTTGTGTTAGCGCTAACCCTGCTTTCTCAAGAAGTAACTTCCGATCCTTAACAAGTACGGAAAACTCACCAAAAAGTTTATCGCGTAACTTGACCAGTCCCTCTCTAAGTATGTCACCTGTTCTGGGAATAGCTTGGATAGCTCTATGGATAGTTCTGACACCTTTTACCGCAACAGTAGCAACGTTAACTAAGGCAGACAAACCAGGAATACTATCTATGATACTCTGAATACCACTTAACAGTCTGCCTAAAATAGATTTGCGTTCTTCAGGCTGATAAGCAATAGTGGAACGAAGACCAAACCCATAACGGCGTATAGATGTTAATTCTGCTAAAATAAAGCGCTGTAAATCGTAAGAAGCTGTGAGTAAAGTCAGCTGTTTTGCTGCATCAGGTACAGATGCAACCAACTGAGGTCCAGACGTAGACATTAATCTAAATTGACTATAGGAAACACCTAGAGCAAGACGACGTTTTTCAAGTTCTTTCCTATCTTCACCACGTATCTGACGGAGAATTTCTAAAGTTCTACGAGGTGTTCTACCAGTGAGAAGAAACGTCATTAATTGAGAAAAAGGATCAAATTTATTGATTAGTTCAGATAACTTAAACTGAATATTGTCAAAAACATCGTGTATCTTCTCATAAGTATCTTCAGATTTGTAGAAACCTTGTTTGTAATCGTAAGTAGTAGCCTTGTATTTGTGATGCCACTCTTGATACCAGGCGGGAATAATACACGTATGACGCTCTATAGCCTTGAGCAATTCTAGTTGTATCTGGTCACCAATAGAAAGTTGACCCTGTGAAGTTGCTTGTTGTATATACGGATCTAATTTGTTAGCTATAGAATAACGTGACACATCTACAGAATCTTGACCACGTAGTTTGGCAATCCTACGTGCTTTCCAGATAGAAAGACCCATCTGCATAGCCATTATAGGTAACATAAAACCTAAGCTACTAGACATAAACGGACCAACATGAGGAATACGTGCAATACCGCCTAAAAGACCCTTCCAGGCGCCACCAAGACCAACCATATTTAGAGCGTTGTTGAACAAAGACATCATAGGATTACCAATCCCAGCCATCCAAATACTGTGAGGACGATGAACACCAAACGTAGTTAAAAGATTGCCAATTGTGTGATGTCCTGTCGCCCTAAGTAAACCACCTAAGACCTGAGCTTGAAAAAACGGTCCGCGCACCAAATAATCAAGTAAACTCACAGTATTCATGTATTTCTCAATAACACCTGGAGCACCCATCTGAGCCAATTCCTGACGCTGATAGATAGGCTTAAAAGTGCGGCGAACATTAGAGAACCCTTTAAGCACAAGATAAGGAGCAACAATAGAAGCGCCTAAAGCAGCCTCTTTGGTAGCATCTTGTGCAGATTTAAGCATCGCCTCACCAAACCCACGCATATAACGAGCACCCATAGTTACCCAAGTGAATCCAGGAATACGGCGAGCAACAGCTGCATAACGACGCATATATGTTTCATAAGCTTGTCTGGCTTCTTGTTGAGCAGCTACTCGTTCACCAGGAGTTAACGATTGTAAATATGTCATATTGCGGAGTTGTTGATATTGCTGAGGAAGCATTGGTTACGTTACAATTATATAGCGCAAGTCTTGTTCATCATCAACATCATAAATAATCTCAGGTAAATCATGTAAATGTTGTTCACCAGTTTTTGGCTTATCTTTTACAACAACAGGTGTTCTAGATAACGTTTCAGCTAACTGGTTGGAAACGGTTACATCTACTACACTTATTAACTTACTATACCACATCTTACGAGCATATGCACAAAAACACGCTGCCATAAACAAGTCGGATTTATATCCTTTTGGTATTTCAATATTGCCCTGATTATTACGACGAGCATTAAGCAACTGATTTTTCAAGTCTTGAGAACGTATAATAGACGGGTTGTCACAAACGTGTTGGTAAAAGAGACTAGTCATAATGCCCTTTGTTTGACCGGTAGTTTGAACTCCATAGATACGTTCACCACGTTTCTCTTCGTAGTAAAGAAGAGGTTCAAATTCGGGGTCATCTTGAAACGACTCTACGACAGCTTGACCTATAGAATTACGCTCTATAGCTATTACAATATTGTCTCCAACTTGACTTCTTAGCCAAGAAACAGCATTCTTAGCAAGTTCTGCAAACTTGTGTAAAGATCCAATACGTCCAAAAGCTTCTGCTACTTGTTTAAATTCACGGAAAGTAAACACTTCTATGGCACAAAGCGCACCGTTGACAGAAGCAGCTGTGTCAATACCGACGATATAATAGTCAGTAGGATCAAAACTATCCTCAAAAACAGCTAAGCGCATACTATAGATATTTGTATCTAAATAACATCCCTGCGGCCCTCAAGACTGGTGGCCCGGCACCGGTCTGACCTGGAAAACCGGGATTCCAGGTCAAGAGGGTTACCCGTTACCACACCAACTATCTAAACACGTAGGGCGGTTGTAAAAATCGTGTGGTAACGGGGGACGCAGGGATCTTTTTGTTTTTATAATCTGATGCTACTATAATTTCTTTTCGAAAAATATCGGTACAGAAATCGACCCAAACTAGTTAACTCTTTTTCGCTACGTTTCAACTTCACTCAAATTCACATAAAACTTCGGACTTTCGGGTTTTATTGCTTTCAAAACATCATCAGGAAATACACACTCAGTAGACGCTCTAAACTCTAAATCTAACTCCTGAGCAATAGCACGCTCGTCCCAGTTTAACTCACGACACTGTTCTAAATACCACTGTTCGTCTTTCTCAGGATCTTCAGACCAATGATATTTAATGCGGATAAAACCATTCTTCAACTCAGAAGAAACAGCCTCCTGATACGCTTGCATGTAGTCAGGGCGTAATAAATCACTATCACCTGCAAATACGTAAGAATCGTCAATTGCATTTTCCCACATCTGATAAAACCACTTACCAGTACCTTCTACACCATTAGGCGTTGAAGACAAGAGAATAAAATAAGGATAGTTGTAATGTTTAGCTTGTTCTCTGGCACGAGAAAGTGCAGGTTGCGCCGCAGTATAAGCTTCATGAATTCCACGAATAAAAGCAGCCTCATCTATATAAAGAACAGTACCAGTTAAACCACGTGCTAATTGTTCAGGCGGTGTATTAGAAGAAGGGTAAAAAATGGAGAGACGTGATCCATGAGCAAAATCAATATAGTGTTTGATGTTAGGGTCGGATTTTAGAGGTATCTTTAACCACGGCGGTAAGTGATTATAGGCAAATTTAACCTTCTCTATGTTGTCGTATGCAGTTGACTTACGGTAATTAATAATAACAGCAAGAGTACCAGGATAGAAAAGACATGCCCATAAGAGTAAACCCGCCGCTATAGTAGATTTGCCCAATTGACGTGAAGCCATTAGAATAACACGGTGAAAAATAAGACATGCTCGTACTGTTCGTCTAAGCTTAGTATGCATTAGAGACAAATCATAACGTCGTGGATGATAAAGTTCACTAAAGTGAAAGTAGTTGTTTATAAAGTAGAAAGGCGATTTGCGACACTTATACCACTCAAGAAGAATTTGCTTTTTGTCCATAAGTCTTAACCGTGTGACTTTTGTTCCACGGATATTTCTTCCTCATACAAGAATAGAAGTAGCAACTAATCGTTAAACTCTTTCTCAAGGTCCTCAAGTTTGCGAATATTTTCAGCATACTTAGTCAATTCATCAGGATTAACGCCTTTTCTTTCCAACTCCTGATGTAGTTTACCAACTTCTTGTCTCAATTTTTCATACTCACGAAACTTCTCTTTCATCTCCGCTTTACCAGCTCTATGACCAAAATAAGATCCGCCTAAGAATCCTGCAACACCGCCTAAAGTCATACCTGTTTTTAATGTAGAACCTTGTGGAGCATAAGTTATTGTTTGACCCGATGTCTGTTCAATAAGTAGCTTATAAACCTGAAACATACAGATATTTCCTTTAAAGGTCCTATGTTTAGAAAAATTGTTCTTATTACACTTATAACGATAACAACTTTTCTATTAGGTGTTGGTACAGGCATTTTATACTACGTACATACATATAAGCCTAAAATTATCAGAACAGTATGTGCGACAAACAAAAAATCCAAAAAGGATGTGGAGGAAAAACTATACAAAACAGCACTAAAATACGCACATATATCAGTCACAGAAGACATGGTTAAACAAATAGTTCACGAATGTTTAAAATACCGAGAAGGTAAACTCTTGCTAGCAATGGCTATTGTGGAAACAAATCTACGACCTTGGATGATTAACGGTGCAAGAAAATACGAAAATCAAGCGTGGGGACTATTACAAATCAAACCGTATTTATGGAAAGACAAATTGATTAAACAAGGGATAATTAGTAAACCAAGAGATTTATTCGACTTCAAAAAGAATATTGCTGCTGCTCATTATATATTAAAAGAAATGTACAATCGTGCTGGTAACTGGTACGACGCATTGTACCTATACTGTGGAAAATCTAGAAAATATGCTAACAAAGTTTTACGTATCTATGGAGAATTAACCATAACACTGGACAATTAGACAGAAGATGCGGGACCAAAACGTCCCGCACTCTTTTTGGCTTATTGTTTACAACATTCCTCAAGTTGTAGTATATAATGTAACAGTTCAGCTGTATCTTCTTTATCCAAACAAATACCGCCCTTATCGTTCTGCCAAGGGTGCAGAATAGGTTTAGCTGGAAGTACCGGTGTTGGTCTCGGTCTTGCGCAACTCACTACCAAAATACTCAGCAAACTCATGAGCAGGATCTTCACGTATCTGCTCATATCGCTCCTCCAACTTGTGTTCCCTGTACCACTGGTACGCCTTCCCGAGAATATCACTTAATCTGATCAAAAGTGTCGCTATAGCAGAGATGTTGCTAAACATCGCCTTACTTCTTAGAAAGGTCAACAACTACTTTATTCTCTATACCAAGTGACTTCACTACTTCTTCGACGATTTCAAGTATTTCCTTAACTGTAATCTTTTTATCCTCCGTTACCATGCCCAACTTAGTAACTACCGCAGTTATAATAGCCATAATTGCAGTGATGTCATACCTCATCGTCTACACCTCCTTTAAACTAGTTGTTCTCGTATTATTACTTACTATTCTTTAAGTAGAGATTGTGGAAGAAAGGTTACGAAAGCGAACCCTAAATATCAAATACGAACTACTTTTAACAGATTACTCACTAAGTACGTCGCCTTCTGGAACTGATTCAGCTACCAAATTTTCAGCATCTTCAGGTACAGGTTCAACAACAGGTTCTACCTGCTCCTCAACATGTTCAGCAGTCAAATCTTCGGCTTTCTCAGGTACTGGTTCTGTCGTCAAATCTACTACTTTTTCTTTACGTTTTTTGTGATGCTTTCTACTATGATGTTTTTTATGATGATGTTTTTTCTTTTTAGATGTTTCAGATAACAACTGTTTCTCAGTAAAATACAGTACTCGATTACATGCTGTACAAATATACCTACCGTCTAACTGCTTTAATGGTCCAAAACAGAAAGGACACTTCATATAACCACTCCTTTAAACTAATTGTTCTTCTTACTTAATTATTTTGTCCGCTTTCAATCTACCATAAATAGCAGTTATGGCACCAACTATAGCCACTACTGCTGACACTATGTTTTGCACATTATTGACTACTACTTGCTGTGTCTCTGTAGAAACAGTATGGCCACTTATAATACTATAAAGAGTCGCAAGAATAGATATGATAGCACCCCAAATCGTCTTACTCTGATACCACTTTTTAGCATCCATATTATCACCTCCTTTTACTACATAATATTCAACTGCAAATTATTAATATCCCAATACAATACAACTGGTATATACCGTAAAACCTTCAGTTTATCTGACGTATTCGACCAAATACAGCGTAAAATGTCATCAACATTGTGAAGTTCAAATCCGTGTTTATATTCAGTACCAGCACTATCAGTAACAGATACACATACATCTTTAATCCATGCGTACTTGTCCTTAAAATAGTGGATAATATGTGAATCGTAATAGGTAACGGAAGTACCGGTATAACGACTAACAAGCAACTTAGACAACTCAATAAGCAATTGTTCCGACATCTGTCTTAAGTCAATACCCTCCTGCACAACACGTTCACGATCAGCAACAATATTAACTGTCATTTTTAACGGCAATACTAGGTCTGTAGTGTATTTTTGAATAAAAATACATGGCACATATTCAGAAGTAACTGAAACACTATTCAAAAATGCAACTTTGACATTATCCGTAATCATTTGATTTACATCAACAGACATTTCAGTTAACTTCAATAACTGTTTACGAATATAATCTTTATTGACCAACCAAACACTTTTTTCTACAAATGGTACATCAACAACGTACGTAACATTATTTTGTGTGTATTTAGGTATAGAAACAAGAGTTGACATATCCAAACATTGTGTAACCGTACTAACAATGCATGATATTTCATGACTCACATGTTGTATATAAGCTGGAGAAGAGGCATTTAAACTACCTGTGTATGCTTCTTGCAAAACTAACGTAACATCATCAATAATAGAATCCACCTTGACACGCTTAGTAATACCATCTACTTCAAGCCAAAACCAATCACCCGGTTGTACTTCACTTGTAAAAGATGTCCCATTGCCTATAACTTTAGTCGGATCCGAAGAATCAATAGTACATGTACCTGACAACTGTTTGTGCGGAGCATGGAATATGTGAAGTGTTACAGGAAAATTTTGGTCAAGAATAAATGACTTGGTATCTGGATTCTCATAAGCCCAAACAAAACGATAATCAGAAATAGGTGACATCTGATAATTATTATTTTGAAAATCTATTGTAAAATCATAATCGAGTAATTCTTCCTGAGACTCAACGTAGAAATAAGATTTATCAGTATACGTCAAAGTCCACTTAATGCTCGGTTGCCTGACAGATTCATCGTAAATTCTAATTGTGTTCAGCGGTATTTCTATGTTGTCAAAAACAAGGTAACCTATGTATCTATCAAATGCTTCATCATATTTGTAGAGAAAAGGACTGACCATTTGGACACCAGAAGAAATAGTTCTTTCAGGCAGATAAATAAGCGTTTCATCATCTGGATTAAAATCTGTTTCAAGATATGTTTCACTTGTCGTACGTACAATCGTCTGATACTTGTCATAAAGTGGTATTAGAAGAGTAATTGTATTATCGAAGACATGAATTTTACGAAAGATTAACTCAAAAGTAGTATAATACTTGGAGAAAACATTTCGGAAATCAGTACGTGAAACGAGATTATTACGTGTTACAATATAGTCTAACACTTGTTTACGTAAATCATCAGGCGAAAACGCAGCTTTGCCACCAATTGCCTCGACATCTAACTTTATAATATCGGTGTAAGTACGTGTTAAAGATGTAGTTTTGGCATTACCAGTATAAATAACCGTTGCAGAAGTATTGTAAGCAACAGTAGTCGGTGAAATACGACCATTTTCACCATGTGTCACTTTGAGACAAATTACAACATCGCGATTTTGCACATGACGACCACGTAAACCAGATCCAAATCGAATACGTACACCATTAGGTATTACGTGAAAGAAAACAACTGGAGCATTCGCATCAGCTGTAAACTCACTAAATAAAACGTCATACTTTACCCAATTACCATCTTCGTTGACAAAAACTAAGATATCATAAATTTGGTCATAAGAAACCGTCGTGATATCATAGTCATAATAAGTGCCATAAGGATATACAGGTATTCTTGTTTTTTCTATGTGAAGGTCATATTGGTAAACACCTTTCAAAGGAATAATCCATTCAGAACCAGAAAGAGGAAGAACAGTAGTTTGACCCTGATTATCAATAATACGACAAAAATTATTGTTATGTGCAAAATTTGCTTCAATGTAGTAATCTGCTTCACTCGTAAACGTAATATCATTAATTTTAATTTGATACGGTGATATGTCTTTATCAACAAGATCTGGAATCAGGCTGTCACGTAGACCACGTATTAAGTAAATCTGTCCCCTCTCAGAATTGTTAGGTATAGGCGTAAAAAGTACATTCGGACATGTAATACGAAGAACACCTGTCAAAGATGACGGTTCTGCAAATGAAATCGGTACTTTATAACGCGACGCATGAAAAAGTAGACTATTTAGATCTAAAGCAGTTTCCGGGAATACCTCCCGAAAAAGCTGATTATAGTAGTTAAAAACGTCGTATTGAGACCAACCTATGAGATTAACAAGAAATCCAAAAAATCCTACTCTACTAACTCGAATACCAATATGTTCTAAATCCTGCTTTAAACGTCGATAAAGATTTTCGATAATTTCAGCTGGAGTTTTACCTTGAAGATTCATAACGCCTTAAGAACCTAGACTTTGCATTAAGTGCAGCACTTCATCTACCACTTGTTTGTGCTCAGGAAAAATAGCAGAAGATTCCGGTGTTGCTTCAGTAAAATCAACAACCGAATAATTCACTGTAACTGTAGTTAACTGCGGCTGAGCTTTTCTACCAATAATATCTGATGACGGACGATTTAACGGGAAAACACCAGCAGCTCGTGCCGCATAAGTTAAATGGCCATTTGGTTGGAACTTAACTATGTAAAAAGCACCCATGTAGTCAATGGCACCGTAGTTATCACTGGAGGGATCTAAATATTCAGACGAAGGTTCAATAGTGCCCATAAGAACTTGATAAATATACTCAGTCCAAATAACGTGAAAATCGTAAATAGCTATATTGTATCCTTCTGTGTATATCACGGATAACTGATTTGAAGTAGTGACTTGAGTTGCAAAAGGGATGGCACCAGAAGTAGTCGCAACCTGGTCAGTATCAATCTGTTTTTCGGGTGGGTTAATCTCAGTAGCTAATAGAGGTACAATGCCCCGTATATTTGTTCGACTTAAAACTTCAGAATACCCGGGTAGACCAGAAAGAGTAGGTGGAACAAAAAGAACTATATAGTATCCAGAAAGATCTAGTTCTATATCATCAAATAAACGACCATAAATTGCTTGCAATGCAACTTTTAGGTTATCGTCAATTACATGCTTATCGATAGTATCCTTAACAAATTCTTTTAACGTGGGCACCATAATTAGTAGCAATAATGTTTTCTGGCATGATACATAATAAAGTAGAAAATGGCTACTCTAACTTGTGACTTTAGGTTAGCCGGCAGGTTAACTATGTCAGTACCGTGAAACAACATATTCATCTTTTCATCAATTAAACGTTGTAAATCGAGAGCGGTTTTAGAACGAGACCTAGTTAATACATACTTACCTTTATCGTATACATCTTTGGTACAAAGATCCAGTTTATCCTCAATTTCCAAAGCACGAAATAGAGCTGCAGTAATTTCTTTCACAATATCGGTATATTGCGGATCATGTAATCTTTCAGCAATTTGTTTCAACACAGACGGTTTAATAAGAGTTTCCTGACTGACAGTATTGTAAAAATGATCAGGATAATTCGGATAGTTGAAAACGAGAACATTAACAACTTCGTCTGCCATGCCACGAACTTTATCAGCAGTAAACGTCTGTTCAACAGTATCACCTGAAACTGCTTTAATAGATTTGCCTTCTTCATGGGCCTTATAATAAAGCGGAGCTAATCCACTTATATAACCCTTAGAACCACTTGACAGAGAAATAGAAGGCCTGCTGTAAAATACCTGACGCAACCTTGCCCAAGATTGGGCGAAAAGCCGTTTCAACCCGTGGTTGACGTCTTTAAGTATGTAAGACTTATACTTCTGGTAAATCGTTGGTACAAAATGATCTAAAAGAAGTGCTAACGGTGACTCATATTTATAAACAAGTGACTGCTTACCTACCATATACTGTACAACATAAGCCATAATATCAGGATTACAATAGCGGATATAGGTGGTTAAACGACCATTCCAAAGTATAGCCAACAATAAGAAAAGACATTTCTGTACAAAACTATCATCATGTTCAAAAACACCATAAGCAATTAAAAGAAGCAATATCTGATAGGGTGGGTATTGGGCCATAACAGTCTCTTTTGGAAACCCCCATGCTCCCTTGAAAAAGCTGTTTACATACTCAAAACGCCAATCTAACATCGTATAAATACTGGATATCCGGTTAGCTGAAACCTTGAAACGTGTACAATAACCATCTGTAGAATGTGAAGCCTGCATTATTGTTTCGTTATAGACGTCATCAATTAAGTTGTAGATATCACGCTTTATAGAAGGATGTTGACGAAGCTTCGATTGCAATTCTTTCAAAAGGTCAGCGATATTTGCCATCTGCAATTATCCTTGACATTACTTGTTAAGTGCGAGCAAAGTATTAGCAATACGTTCCAAAGTTGTATGTATCTTCTCGTAAGCCTCCTGAATTCTCTCTGTATCGAAGATGCTGTTACACACCTCGTCCTCTATGATGTAATCTATAGTGCTTTTAACAAAAGGTGGAAACACTACCTGTTCAAGAACTCTAGTCAATATAATGCCCCTGATAATCTGCTTAGTATCTTCATTAATATTCTTAGAAACTTCTGGAAGCTTTTCTTTGACTTCCTCTTTTAACTCCTGGATACGTTGGTCAACAGTTTTATCGTAATAAAGTGCATCCAAAACGTGTGTCAACCAATCCTTAATTGACTCCTCTTGTTCAAACAACGGTTTAGTCAATAAGTCTTTAGGAACTATAGTTCTAGGTTCAAGATTGACAGACTCATAAAATACACGAATTGTTTTGTAGAGATTATCCCACACTTCCTCAAGTTTGTCCAAAATGTCATCCGTAGGTTTCTCAACGACTTCCTTGACAATCTGCTGAAAAACACGTTTATCAACTATCGCTTTCTTATCGAACTCTTCAGGGTCATAAGTACCACTCATCTCAAGAAGATGCTTAGTCTTATAAATTCTCTCCTGTTCTTCCTGAAGCGTTTTTACATTGTGTTTTCTGGAATCTAAATCAAATTTAGCTTTAGCGATTTCTTCAAGCAACTCAAACCTATCCAACATATACACTACCTCCTTTACTGTGTTGGTTTGTTATTTGTTAAAATCTTTTGGGCAGTGACTGTGTGACGTATTCCCCCTCTAAAAAGGAAAACATTAGTGCATAAATTTATTCCTAAAGAGCAGTTATCAACACGTATGCTGTACAAATGTCATTATTTGACTTTCCTTAGTTCTCAAATGTCTCGTCATAGTTACAAATCTATAGTACCACTGATCACCATCAACAGCTATTAAATTGACGAACGGCGTAGCCGCATGAGTACACATTGTGTTGTAAACGTATGTAAATGCCTTATCTGGACTAAGGTGAACATCTACGTTCTTCAAGTCCTCTTGAAAATTCTTGAATGTAGTTCGTATACCATGTGCCAAAAACATAACACTATTCATAGGAAGACCTAAAGTATAATTTGGGAACGAAAACGCCTGACTTTGCGACAAATCATAATGTTTCTTCACGAAGTTTAAATCAACACAAATAGTTCTTACAAAATTAGCTAAAAAGATAAAACAAAGTATCTGATATAAAACATCAGTTACACCGTGAAGAAACTTATCAGGCCTTACAACTACACCTTGATAATTAACAGGTTGGTTCGGTAAACTTAACCGCCTAATAGTTGCTAAAACTGACTTAATAATGGGTATAAAAACGTCTATATAAACTACTTTCTCAAAATCTGGATACAAACTACTAATAATTCTAACAATACCTGAATTTGTACTGCCCAAATCACCTGTCATTTTATTTAACGCACTCAAAGTATCCGTAATTTGACTACCCATAGGAACATCAACAATTTCGTTTATCGTATCCCAAATACCATGTATACGTGAACACAGATTTTCACGTTTTTGCAATGCATTAGGTGTATTAAGAGTAAATGGTGCAAATAAGAAATCCTCAAGTGATGTCAAAACATTTTCACTAAATCCATTTTGACACTCATCAACAGCATCTTGTAATATCCGGTCTATTGGTATATGACCGACATAAGGAGCAAAAATATTGTAGATAAAAGATAAGTAATTGGAAACGACAGTACGTACAGCAGTAGTTACACGGTCAACAAATCTTGCTACTACATCATCGAGATTACCCTGAAATCGCATAATCGTAAAATTAGTATCAACAGGATTAAAACCAACATGTTTAGCATATTCTTCTGGAGAAAGAAAAACACGTAATGTCAAATAAGCTTGCTTTAGTTCATTGTCAACGACATCTACAACTTCTTTCACAGGTAATTCTTTACCACGTTCTAAACGTTGAATTAGCTTACTACCTCCAGGTAAATTAGATAACCAACGACGTATCCACGTTGGATTACTTTGGGTACCTAAATATCGTTCAATCTTACCCTGTCTCCTCACTTCATTCACAGTATGAGCAATAACACGTTCTAAACGGTGTTGAACAGCCACACGATATACATAATCAAGATTTTCGACATTATAAAGAGGACGACTTGTTAAAATAGATACTAATAAGAGATGAGTAAGTCCAGTAGGTGGAAGTTCCCGGTAAAAAGTACCAACTACAACAGGTACATTAACAAGTGTCTCCGGAACCGTTATTACAGAAATCTTAGGTTGAAACTTGCGCAACACAGGATCGTTCTCAAGTATTTGACGAAGACGTTCAGCCTTCTCTTGTATTCTTTCCTGTACGTGATAATGTTCGAAGAATTTAGGCGTCTCTCCCAAACCAAGCCGTATTGTCCTTATAATATCCGAGGCTAAAATCTCCTTAAGAAAATAAGCGGAGACGAAATCACGTATTATAGGTTTACCAATAGTTGATAAAACAGGGTAAATCAGAATTAACTGTGTAGTATCAGTACGATGACTTATCCGAGTGTGACTTGTTAACTTTCCGTAAACCAAACTTGATAATCGCATTGTTAACTCGCAACGGTCAAACTTATTTCTTCACCTTGAACCATAAGGGTGATAGTAATGTACAATTCACTACCAATACTACTAGCTCGCAAGTCCTTTATAGTGACTTGTGTACCCAATTGTCTAGAAACATAATTTACTGCGTCATGTACCTCTTTAGATATTAATTCACGCTTATGCACTTCGTCTTTTATTTGTAAATATTTTCGCAAATCTGACCCAAAGGTTACGTCACCAGGATAACTACCTTTCGGTGTTAGAAGGTATGTTTTAACGTAATACGCAGCAAGCTCTTTTAGACTGCGTATCTGATACACAGAAACACCAGAAACTTTAGGCATGACATCATAAAATGTAGGAGTTAATTCACTAGAACTAACTTGTTCCAACCAAGCTTTGATTAAAGTTTGCACTTCTAAAGGCAACTCACTTAACTCGTATGTGTCTTTCTGAATACGGATTGAAAGCGGTATCTTTTTTTGGATATCGTATGGTAACGTAGAAATTTTAACTTGCATTTTTACAATACTTCTCGTATAATGTCTTTAATTCACCTTTTAACTGCTCTGGATACTCATCTATAACAGTTTTAAGAACGTGACAAATACGTTCTGTATTATTAGGGTGTGTATCAAATATTTGTTTAATCTTGTCCCAAACTTTACTGAAAAATCCTGTCTTTTTACCCTCTTGAAATTTAGCATAAACGGATAACTTCTGTAACGCAGTTGCTAATTCAGGTCCATATCCAAGTTCTACTACAAACTTATCCGCGTCCTTCTCAGATAAACGTGACAAAAGTCCAACACCTACTTCTAATTGCAGTGAAAGAGTTAATGTAGACAATAGAAGTGCAAAAATAGGTAAATGTGTTACAACTACTGTAATCATTGTACCTAAATAAAGTAACCGTCGTATTGTACTTAACAACTGCTGAAACAAAGGTTTGCCTGAATAGAAAGTATGACCAACTTCATGTAACAAAACGGCAACTACCTCACGCGTCGTCAACAAATCTAACAAACCTTTTGTAACATAAAATTGCACCGACATAGCAATATGTGGTCTCTTATCCTCTATCTTAGACCGAAAGGGGTTCGGTACATATAGTACAAAAGCATTGGGCGTGTGTTCATTATATAAAACACGAAATTTAACATCTAAATAACCAAACATAAGCTTAAGCGTCTTAGCTATCTCACGGCAAACTTGTGTATCATGTGGGTTATCCTTAAGTTTACGTATTAGTCGCTCAAGACGGTTCAACTGATCAATACGATATTTAGCCTCGTCCAATACAGAGATCACGATAGGGACAAAATCCACATTGTTTGCGATCCACGAATTCATCTGACAGATCTGGTAAAACTCGTTTCCTGTGGTATTCGTTGATACGTGATAGTTTCTTAACGACATAGTTCATTTCTTCCTGAACATTATTTCCATCCACCGTAACAACAAAAATAAAATCAAGACCTTTAGATCGTAGAAATCTACGAACACGTTTGGTTTCTTGTAATGCTTCACTAAGAGTAAGATCGGAAGCGACAATATCGTGTGCAACGTAAATGAATTGTATATATTCTATACAATAACGAGATTGTTTCGGTATGCGACGATCAGTTGCTTTCTTAATTTCATCTAAATGGCTTTCTAATAAGTGCTTATAGAGAACAGTTTGTAGGAGATCGTGTTTTCTCGGCGTGTTACTGCGAACTATAGTCTCTAAATCTTTAAACGGTAAACTTTTAATCTCAACCAATACATTACTACCAATTAAAGCATCAAGTCTTACAGACACGTTTAAAGAAGGAACGAAAAGTTCTACTTCAGTCTCAGTAAACGAATAGTGGCTCTGAATGAACTCGTGTATTGCGGAACCAATAGTACCACGTAATTGAAGACCTGGCCATAGATATCGAAAATCCGGCAAAGGATAACCTAATAAACGGTAAAGTGTTTTACGAATACAATCATGTGAAATGTCGTACGCAGAAATATAACTACTATAACCAAAACGGACTAACTCACATTCATTAATACGTTTAACACACTCTTCCAGAAAACTTTCTATTGAAAATAGATGAGGTCGGTCGGTAACTTGTTCATGTGTACTTTGTATACTAAACTGATTATCTGACTCACTGTCTTTACCAGGTATCTTGAGATCGAAGAAATCCATGTTATCAAAACCACTGGATAATTATTAGTGAAAACGGCGCGGAACTAACAATATTACAAAACTTATATAGCCCGCGCCGACAAAAAACTATAACAATTAATTACTTTTTCCTACCAGACATAAGTGCTTCTCTGGCCATTTTAGTGGCTTTTGCCCTGTACTTCTTAATTATCTGTTCCTGAAGCCTCTTCCAAAGACTCCTCGCTCTAACAAACCTAGCATAGAGGGGATCATTGGCCTCTTTAGCCAGTTTGATGGCCATAGTACCAATAAGAGCGTTGAGTTTAGCCTGTTTAGTACGTCTTACCACAGAAGTTGTTGCAGGCATGTTTACACCTCCTTTTATGATTTTTGAGATCTCCTGGTCTTGGAGCGTACGAAGTTGGTCCACATATGACTGTACTTGCAGCATACTGACATCTCAAGATATACACTAAGATTGAACACTATGTACGTTCTTTAGCCTCATCTCGGCTTCTTGCTTACTTCTGGGAGGATTCACGCGAGACAATGCATCGTACAATTCTTTATGCCATTTGGCTTGCTCATCTACCTTCTTCAAACACGCTGAAACAACTTGTTCATACGTATCTATTAAATCGTTTAACATTGTCATATAAGGACGACACATCTGACCTAACTCAGACTCAGGTATCTTGAAATCAGAAGATCTACGTATTCTCTCAATCAAATCTATCTTATCTGTTACAGTCAGACAATCGTATAAAGCACGTAATGTCTCAACTGCCAAATCTTTGTGGTAATTAAGATAACAATATGTCAAACACTTTTCCTGCTCTGGTGTTATGCCAGAAAAATCAGTACAAGTAGGATCAATACCACATTGCTGATAACATTTAGTTACATTATGCTTAATGACCTCGTAGCGATATGCATAATAAGCATGTTTACGTAATGTTCTACTTACCTTGTTGAAAACTTTGGCAATACCTACTACCAAACGATGAGCCGCTGTTCTTAACAAATGGTGCAACGTATAACGTAGTGAGACAGCACCTGTTATCATTAGTAATAAAACAGGCAAAGACAATTCAACTTCTTGGAGCATCAACTCATTCTGGTCATCTGGTTCCAATTCAAATCGATAACATACAATGTCACCTTGGTCATTCATTTTACAAACATCTAAATAACCAGAAAGTACTTGATATTTAACTGTAGTAGGAAGTTGGTCAAATTGGTCATAATCACCTGTGGTACGGAGGATAAACAACAAATCATTTAAACGTGACATAAGGTCTGCAACAATACGTTGATAATCTAATTCATTGTCGATATAATAGCGAGTATTGATGTAACCATCAACTAGATTCCTCAGATCCATTAGTGTCCTCAGTTTTATTGGTGTCGTTCAAACTATCAGCAATAGCAAACAGCGCATTACGTATGCGCATTTCTATAGAAGCCTGAAGTGCAATATCAAACGCTTCTTTAAACTTGGAGTCAGTCTGGTAAAGATTGTATGCGTCGGCTTCACGAAAAGTAATTTCATCAAGAACTGTTCCGTCCTTATCCAAAGCAACTAACTTTTTGTAGGCTCCGGCCTTGCGAATACAAAGGTCAAAATGCGGATTAGAATCGCCGTAGTATTTCTTCTCAGTAGTCGTCCATTCTTTTAGGAAGTGGTACTCAGACCAAAACGGATGTATGCCATAGCGCTTATCAAATATGTACTCCAAAGTTACACCAGAAGGAGCATGCTTATTCTTTTCGGTTCTGATATGAAGTACCCACCCGTCAACCCCAGGGTATTTTATTTTCGAAGCAGGATTAATCTCTACTCCTTTACTGAAATGCAACCAATGGGAAACAGCATGTTCTAAATAGGCGACTTTGGTGGCTGCACGAAACCCCTTGAATTCACCCACTGATTTTTCTGGTGTTGCTTGAAAACGTGACTGCATTTGTATTTGTTGACGTACTTGGTCAATAGTGAACAGAACTAACTGTTCCATCTTGATGGTGCAAGAGTACTGACGAAAGAAATGAGTAATTTCACGTGCACGACGTCCTATAACTTGATCAGGAGATTCGGCGTCCTGATCTTGAAGACCCGGTACAGAAGCAATAGAATCAATACAAACCGCAACACGTATATCCTTTTCCTCCCCGGATTCTTGTGCCCTCTCCTGTACAGTACGTTTAATCTGACAAACCGTATTTATCATCGAAAAGAGTTCACGAATATTAGCAGCAACAGATTTGTGAATAAAACGATTAGGATCTAGGACGAAAGAACGCCAACGTCCAGTCTGTTCATCATAACCACCAACAGTCTCGACATCTAAATAGAGAAAGATAGAATCCGGAAAAAGACTGAGAAATCGTTGCGCCATCTGCATTACAAAGGTAGACTTACCTGTCTCAGGAGTGGCAGTTATGTGTGTCAAATGAGAGGAGTAAATACCACCCCCAAGTTGAGCATCTAGGGTACGAATACCAGTACTAAAATAATAAGCCGGCGGTGCTATAATGTTACCATACTGTGTGTCTAGAATTTCTTTAACTGCTGCTGCAAACTGTTGTCCAAATTCACTCATAAGTACTAACCCCCTAAACCGGGTAACACATATTCGTAACCAAGTTTATGCCCTTTCTTTGCGAGTTGATAAGCACGTCTTAAAGGATCAGCTATGATGGTTCCGGTTGAAAGTGTAGTGTACTTTCTGTTCTTAAAATTACGTGTAGTGTAAATGTGTTTACGAATACGTTTCACCTGTTTACCACGCATATTACGCTTCCCTTGTTGCTGCTTCAGATACTAAGTCGTTTATTACCTCTCTCCACTTTGGTACAAACTCTGTGTCATGTACAACAAGTAATCTTGTTCGTGACTTAGAATTTACATACTGTAAACATTTGGCAAAAATAGAGTAACTGTAAAGGATGACCTTTTTACAAGCACCCTTGAAAGTAGAATACCCTTTCTTTTCAACTAACGCAAATACCTGTTTCGGTTCTTTCACCTTGAAACAATCAGGTATTTGGGAAATGTTAGTAACCTTAGACATCTTATCTAAATCAATTACTTTGGAAATATAAGTGACATCCTTAGCGGCTAAAATATGACCACGATAACCACGTGATACTTTGTGGCCACCAAAACAGAAAGAAGGACGGCCTTTACGTATTTTCTGGAAAATCATACCTGATTCACGTGTTATCGGAACCATATCATAAGCATGGAAAATAGCAGTTTCAAGTACAATTGCAGAATAGAAATCATAGTACCCTACTGGATCGCCTCCAGTATTATCAACTAACACATATACTCCAACAAGATAATCTGAACATTGTCTGTAAACATTGAATGCCTGTTTCCTAAGTTTTAACAACTCTTGCTCGATTCTACTTGTAGAAGCGGCTTCCTCAAATATCTGCTTAAGATTCATTTGCTACTGCCTCTGGGTTTAAACTACTATCGTCAAATTTTACATCTTCCAAAGCGAAATCTGCTTGTTGTAGGAGATTAGTAATAATCGGTTCATCTGTACCTTTTTCTAGTCTTCTGTACTGGATAATGTAATGGTGTTTATCCGTAATCAAATTAGTAATCATCTTCTCGTACTCAACACGTGTAGCTTCAATCTCATTATATAAACGAAGCAATGATGCATAAGAACGTGCTAACCCATTTAATCTGTCAATTAGTTTACTTCTCTGTTCCTTGTCCTTGGTCACTTGAAGTTGAGCTCTTATGTCCGCCATGTGAGCGTCTATCTCTGCGAGAGACCTGTCTAGCTCTGCCTGTTTGGCGGATAGGCGATCTACATTGTGTTGAATGTCTTGTATTCTTTCTTGTATGTCCTGTTCCAAGGTTGAGTACTGCATCGTCAAGAAAGTGTAAGAGTTGGTTTGTGAAAAGTGGGTTGGTGATGTAGACTGTATCAAGTGTTACTAAATCAATATATTCACCAGTACAAAATTGTTCGGCAAAACGATGTGAAAGTTTAGACGCTAAGTCATTTAAATTAACGGGATTAACATAGTGAAGGAAACGTGTTTTAATCCAACGTTCAACTGCTTTTTGTATCTCTACTTCACTAATCTGAATTGATTTGACTTTACTGTATACTTGTACAGCACGAAGAATGCGGTAAATATCTGGGTATTTACGTTTCAAAGTGACAATAGTGTCTTTGTTGATAAAAACAGCCCAAAGAAACGTTAAAA